GTTTGGTGGTACATATTGTTTCACAGTTCTTGCCATGGTGTAAATATAATTAAAGTATTTTAAAAAGCCAAACTTTATTATAAATATTTAAGATTGTTTTTTGGGTTATGTTGAATTGGTTTTCCCCACTTATACATAGCCCACATATGTGCTTCTTGTTCTGCTTGTTGCCTTTTTTCTCCATTAACTGATATTGAAGCAAAATGGTAAAAATGTGTATTATATGTTCTTACCATTTGAAATCCTGCTTTATTACATTTTAAGAAAAAGTCCCAATCTGCTACCATTCCTTGACTGTAGTTTTCATCCCAACCATTAACAATTAAATAATCATCTTTAGACATGAATATTGGGAGTGTTGAACCATTAAATTCTGTTTTATCAACAGATAATGTTTGTTCATATTCTTGAAATGTTTTTAAATCAAACTCCTCAACTGTACGTCCCAAGTTTTTAATATTAAATTGAGGAAACATACTTGGGTTTGGTTCAATTTGATTTGGAGCAAATACCCAACCTTTTTGAAACTTACTTAATAACTTTGTATCCCAACCAAGTGGGAATACATTGTCATCATTAACAATGAGAATCGGGTCATACTTGGCGTTATACACACCAAAATTTGTTCCTCGACATAGTCCTACATTCTCCTCTAAATTAAGTATATCAATTGATTTTGAATGCTTCTCCAACACCTCTTTATTAATATCATAATAACCATCAACTACAACAATTATTTGATTTTTCTTTTCTTGTCCTTCAATTGCTGACTGAAGACATAAGTCTAATACTTCAGGACTTTTATATGTTGGTATTATTACACTAATCATATTTTACTCCAATCTACACAAGGTGATAAATATTCTACTTCACAATGTGTTGAATAACCTGGGATACATGATACTAAATGAGATCCTTCATTCCATAATCTAAGAAACTTATCATGATCTCGAGTATATCCTTTTTCTAAATCACAATATTCTCTATGAATACTATAGTGTTTTTTAAAGGTTTTGGCTAACATAGCATATGTGTTAGTAGTAGATGGAACTGTCCTCCAATGAATTGAAGGTGTTGCTATAATTTTACTTTGAAGATCATCATACATAGGTAAAAAATATTTATCTTTATGATCATAAAGTGTAATATAATCTACTCCAATATATTCAAATCCTTCTCTTAAAATATTTGTCCACCCTGATCTGTGGATATAATCATCTTCTAAAAAATATAGAATTGTATCATCATCTATATCTTGCTCATAAACATACTCTAATAGATTCAAAAATGACTTACCATCATTTCCTCCATATTTACAAATTAAGTTATATCCTTCTGATGGGTCATATAAGAAATGTTCTTTATTAGGTTCACCATCAAACATAACATTTATTTCTGTATTTTCATCTGAAGTTGACTTTAGACTATCCCAGCATTTTTCTCTTGAAAACCAATCTGGTTTATTTTTTCCTACTGAGTTAGAGGAAAAATTACAGTGTCGTACAAATACTTTTATTTTCATTAGATACGTTTTAAAATAGTTAATCCGTTATTATTAGTATAACGCTTATGTAATTGCCATTCATTATTTACTTCTAAAAATTCAGTAATTGCTGGCCATAAACCTTTACCTGATGATTTTTCTCCTTCAAATGTATTTTCTGAAGTTAATGGTTCATCTCTTTGTTCATAAGAAGTAGTATCATGCATTATAATATATTTTTTAGCTTTAGAAGAATGTCGTTCTAATTCAGCTTTTAATTGATCATAAGCGTGCCATGTATCTAAAAACAATAAATCTGTTTCTTCAATATCTATTTTAAGTACATCTGCTTTAGTGAATGAAAAGTTTAAACCATATTGTTTAGCAACATCATATACTGTTTGAATATTTGAACCATAATGAGATGGATCTTCCATATCATAACTAATTAATCTTTTAGGAGCAGCTCCTAAGAATGCCCATGTTGAGGTAATTCCTCTAACTCCCATTTCAGTTATTGTATCACATTCAGAAGCATATTCAATTAATGTAGGAATATGTTCATTAATATCTGATGGAGTTTGATAAATTTGATTTACTATTTTTTCTAAATCGTACATATTATTTGTTTATTTCTTGTTTTGCTTTAATTAAGTCTGAGATGTATTCTTTAAAATTAGAATTGCAAAGGTATGGAGACATTTCATTAATATAAGAATCATCTAATTCCCACCATTTTAATTCTAATAATTGAGCTATTGTTTCTTCATCAAATCGTTTTTTAATTACTTTAGATGGATTACCTCCAATAATAGTATATGGTTCAACATCTTTAGTTATAACAGAATTATTAGCTAATACAGCTCCATCTCCAATTGTAACACCACTCATAATCACTACACTTGTTCCTACCCAAACATCATTTCCTATTTTAACATCACCTTTAGTTTGAGGATGTCCTTCTCCACTAAAATTATTAAATACATTTTGATGGATATGACCAAATGGAAATGTAGTAGCCCAATCTGTTCTGTGATTACCTCCTAAATATACATTAATGTGACCTGATATAGAACAAAAACTACCTATATCAAGCCAAGTACCTTCACCCCAATAATATATTTCAATATTATGATGTCCGTAAGTATGTTTACCTACACTTCTGATTCTATTTTGATTTTGTGATGCCATTATTGTTAGCGTATTCTACCCACTGATGTAAATAAGAATTTAAATTTGTATCAATATATGATCTTTGTTCTTGTCTTCCAAGTTTTAGTTTTAGAAAATCTTTATAAACTAATCTTAATTTACCATCACCACCATACTCATTTTCATTTTTCCAGCATCCTGTATCTTGAAACCATATAACTTGATTTTCTAAAACATATTGTTTAACATCCACATTTAAAGATTTGGCTATATCACATACATTCATAGCATATAGATCCCAAGGTCCATATCCTTTCCATTCATCTAATACTGGAACTAATTTTTCATAAAAATTTTTACTCCATAAGTCAAACCAACCAGCAAATTTAAAATGACTAATTGATTTTAAAGTAGGTTCACCTAAATCTGAACAGGCATGTCTTATTTCATGTATGTCAGTATCTATACATTTTTCATAAGGTACATGTTGAAATTTCTGATTTACTAATGTATCCCAACTTGAGTCCCAACTTTTAAATATTTGTGGAGTCAACACAAAATATTCACTTTTTATTTGTTTAGCTGATTCAATTAAATAGTATAATAAATGTTCTTGAAAATTCACATCAGGGCATAGTCCAATATAATAGTCAATATGAGATTCAATAATTTCTTTTTGAGAATCTAAATGACCATAAATACCTTCTTTATCATATATAAAAGATTTATGAGTAAAAACATCTTTTATTAAGTCATCAAGTACTTGATATTTTTTAATAAAATATTCTTTAGGAAAAGAAGAATTATTCCAATCAATAATACTATGAGATAAATTTAAAAAAGAATCAATATAAATTTTATCATCACTATTTATGAAATAAGAAGATTGTTTTAACTTGTCAAAAGCAAGTAACGCGTAATCTATATCCCATGGCATTATATGAACTAATATTTTAATATTCATTTTTTATTTTATTATATGTTTCTACAATTCCTTGTTTTAATCCAATATATTTTAATCCATATGGAGCATTATAGTTTGATTCATAATCCTCACTTATTTGTGTATCTACATAAATTCGAACTTTATAATTATCTAATTCATTTATAAAATTAGCTATATCTAATAATGAAGTTGAATTAACATAGGCACAACTACTTTCTTTTATTAAAGAATATGGATATGTTAGAATATGATGATCTACTAGTGTAATTAAATCTTTCATATAAAAGAAAGACATTTTTTTATTTTGTAATAACATTGGTTCTTTATTAATGTATTTTTTAATACATGTTTTAATAAATCTAGTTTCCCACTCATTTTCATCAAATATAGCAAATATTCTTATATTATAAAATTTATTCTTCTCTAATATAGATTGCCGTATAACATGTTTACTTAAACCATATGGAGTATCTTTTTGTGATAATTCAGCACCTGATCCAAAATGAATAAATTTATCATAATGGAGTTGACATTGTAGTAAGTTATAATACATACATAAATTTCCATCCATGTCCTTAAAAGTATCAGCTTTTAATCTACTACCTCCTGTAACAGCACAATGAATGACTACATCATAAAACTTATTTTTAAACCACTGAGTGGTAGCTTCTCCGTCTGTTAAATCAAGATCCTTTCTTGTAATTAAAGTTATATCATATTTATCCTTTAATCCATTATAAAGACCTTTAGCTATATAACCATTTCCACCTGTGATTAAAATTTTTAAATCCATTGTATATTACTTAATTTTCCAGGTATAAAATTTCTATTTTCATCTAAAACAGGTATTACTCTAGGTTCATGAGATTCATTTTCATCTGTAAAAACTTCTAATATAGATGGTTTATCATTTTTAAGAAATTTTTCTAATACTAAATCTATATCATCATGATTTTTAATACTAAAATAAGGTAAATCATATGCTTTAGATATTTTTTTAAAATCTGGGAATGTTACTCCACTACTTTCTTCAGAAGCTACATATTTACCTTTAAATAAAAACTTTTGAGTTAATTTAATAGATAAATAACCATTATTATTTAAAATAATTAATTTAATAGGTAAATTATTATGCTTCATAGTTTGAAGCTCATGAATATTTAAATGTAAACTACCATCACCTTCTAAACAAATTACTCTAGTATTATTACTACTCGCTCCAATAGCTGCTGGGAGTCCATATCCCATAGGTGCGCATCCAGTATTTGTAATTAGTCTTTGGTTTCCTTTTAATTTTAAGACTTGCATAGTAACTACATTAGCTGATCCATCACTAGTGATAACATGATCTTTTTCTGTTAAGTGATTATTTAATTTTTCAATAAAATGATAATTACTAACAGTATTAATTTTATCTCTATGTTTATCTAATACAGTAATATTATTTTTAAATTTATCTTGAACATGGTTTTGCCAACTTTGAGATACTTGATTTATAGATTGTTTATTTAACTCACTCAATAAAATTTTAGCATCTGTATTTACTTTATAATCAGGAAATAATGATGGTTTATTTAATTCATTTAAATCTATATCTGTATATATTCTATAAGCATTTTGAGCAAAAGATTTAAAATTATAACCTGTTTGTCTAACATATAATCTTGAACCTATAGTCAAAAGAAAATCACATTCATCTAATAAATTATTAGCACATATCTGAGCATGAGTTCCAAATCTTCCAGCGTAATTTATATAATTTTCATTTACTATATCATTTCCATTTACCGCAGTGATAACAGGAATATTAGTTTTATTTAAAAATTCTTTTAATTCATTTATTCCATTACTTAATCTAACTCCATTTCCAACAATAAGTAGTGGTTTTTTTGAATTGTTAAGTTTATCTATTATATGATTAATTTCTTCATTAGTTGGTTTAGGTAAGTTATCTTCAGGAGTAAATGACTCTAATTCTTCAGGATTAATATCAAAAGACTGAACATTTAAAGGTAAATCTAACCATACAGGACCTGGTCTTCCATTTGTAGCTTCAAAACATGCTTTTTCTAAATGGTATCTAATAGTTTTAGGATCATTTACTTGAACAGCATATTTAGTCATATTTTTCACTGAGTCTATTATGTTGAATTCTTGATCTCCTAATTGTCTTAATGGAAGATTTGTATAATTAGTAGTCATTTCTTTATTTACTTGACCACTAATAACAATCATAGGAATAGAATCTAACCAACTACATAATACTCCTGTTAAGGTATTAGTTCCTCCAGGTCCACTAGTTACAATACAGCAACCTATTTTACCATGCATTCTAGCATAACCTTCAGCTGCTATAGCTGAAGCCTGTTCATGGTGGTTAGCCACATATTTTATATTTTCAGTGTTTCCTAATGTATCCATTAAAAAAATACAACCTCCACCTGATAAAGTGAAGAAAGTATCTACTTTATATGAATCTCTTAAAAACTGTATTACATAATCTGATAGTCTCATTTTCTTCTAAAGTTATTATTTTAAATATAAAATTTTTATCTGGATAGACCAAATTTATTTTACCTGTATTTTTCTTATCTAATTTAATTGTTTTTATGATGTCTTTGATATTAAACCATTCTTTATCTAAATCAATATGTTTAATTAAGGATAAACCTATTTTATTAATAACATTATAATCTAAATTTGTTTCTACATTTAATTCTTTAAGTATATCATTTACAATTAAAATACCTAATATTACAGCTGATCCATGAGGAAGTTTATAGTTAGATGTAATTTCTAAAGCATGACCAAATGTATGTCCATAATTTAATAATTTTCTTAAACCTTGATCAAACTCATCAATTTCAATTATTGATATTTTATATTCTAAACATTCTCTAATTAATTGATTTAAGTTGTCTTTAGAAAAAATATCCTCATTTAATTTATTTTGCAATATCTTAAATTTAAATACTTCTCCTAAACCACTTTTAAAATCTTTTTCACTTAGAGTTTGTAAAAATTTATCACAGATTAAAATTTCTGTTGGAGGATAAAATGTACCTAAAATATTTTTTATAGAATTAAAATTTATAGATGTTTTTCCTCCAACACAACTATCACACTGAGATAACAGTGTAGTAGGTATAAATTTATATTTAATACCTCTACTATATATACTACAACAAAAACCAGCTACATCTTGTAAAGTACCTCCTCCAATAATAATAACTTCTGTGTTAGATTTAAATTGATTTTGAGTAAAAGTTTTTAATAGTATTTCAATATGATCAAAAGATTTTGTATTTTCATTACATTCATAAAATATCTTATTAGGTAAAAAATCAAAATCATAATATTGTTTTAGATTTTTATCTATAATAAACCAACTTTGTTTATCTAAAATATTTAATAATCCTTCTACAGTATCATGAAAAGTTATTTTATAATCATTTAAATTAGATTTAACTTTTAGAGGTGCAAGAGTATCCTCCATCAATGATAATATTTTGTCCATTTATATAAGTGTTTTCAATTGTTAAAAAATAAACTAATTTCGCTATTTCATTAACGTCACCTAGTCTTTTTAATGGGATTTGATTTTTTATAATTTCTAAATCTTCTTTAGTATTATTTTGAAGAGTTAAGTCTGTTAAAATATAACCTGGAGATATAGTATTACATAATATATTATGTTCTGAGTATTCACTTACTATAGTTTTAGTTAAACTATGGAGAGCATTTTTACTAGCACTATATCCTCCTCTAAGAGGTTTAGCGTAATCAATCCATATGCTTCCTATATTAATAATTCGTCCGTATTTTTTGTTTTTTAGTAAAGGTAAAAAATGTTGACAAATTATAAAAGGAGATAAATAATTAATATTTAAAGTCTTATTTAAACTTTCAGTGGTTTCATCCTTTATATTATTTAAATAATTTACTCCAGCGTTGTTTATAATGATGTCTACATTTTTTATTGTTGTTAAATAAGACTTAACATGTTCTAAATTTGATAAGTCCATTTCTTTTTTTGAAGGTGAAAGTACAGTGTGACTTTGTTTTTCAAAAAATTCTTTTATACCTTTACCAATCCCTCTTGAACCCCCAGTTAATAATATAATCATTATATATCTGTAGGTTGATTGATTCTATCTTGAATCATCTGAATACGTTTATTTTCTTTATCTGCTTGGTGTTGATATGTTTCTTTTTTATTAATTAACCATTCATATTCAAACATTTGTCCTTTTGCTAAAGCTTTATTTAGATTTTTTAATGCTTTAGAAGGATCATAAATAGCATATCGTGTTTCAAATTTATCTAAAAGACCATCTTTATAAAGTTCTGTTAAAAATTCATAAGAATCAGTAGTAATAGCTCCTCCTAAATTAACAGTTAATCCTTTATGTTTTGCTTTTGTAAAAATATCTTTTGTTATTTTTAACATTTCAGGAGAGTTAACATATTTTCGATCTTTACCCATTGAAGAAACAAAATCAACTCTTCCCACAGTAACAGCGTATAAATCTTTACTTTCTTTTACATTCAATATTTCATCAATATTTTTATAAGATTGAATAGTTTCAATATTAATAATTAATTCTAATGATTTAATTATATCTAAGGATAAATTAGTATGGGCACAATTAATAAATTTAGTTAAGCCAAATCCTGATTCAACCATAGGCGCTACTAAACCTTTAACTCCTATAATTGATGAGTCTTGAATATCTCTAGATGCTTCTGGGCCTCCAATTTTTAGAGTTAATTTAGTTTTTGCTTGATTACAAATTTCTTTTAATCTAAGAACTTCATTAAAAGTAGCTCCTTCATCTTCAAAACTAGTTTTTATTCCTATTAATCCATGATTTTCAACTAAATCATTAAGGATGGAAACACATTTAAATTCTCTTGTATTCATATTTTATTTATTAAAAAATTCTTTAATTTTATCACACACATAATCTACATCTTCAATTGTCATTCCATGATGAGCACCTAATAAAAATCCATTTTTCATAATTGTATCTGAATTTTTAAATTCTTGTAAATATTCTCTATAAATAGGATGACGTGTCACATTACCTGCAAAAGTTACTCTGGTTTGGATATTATTATCTTCTAAGAAATTTAATAATTCTAAACGTTTTTCTGTTTGAAGAGGAATTGCTAACCAATTTGGTTTAATACTATCATCAGGTATTATAATATCTTCTATTTCTTTAAGATTATCAATATATCTTTCAATATTAGCCCTTCTTATACCTTCAAATATCTTAAAACGTTCTAATTGAACTAATCCAAACGCAGCATTCATTTCAGATGATTTAAAATTATAACCTAAAACACCATATAAAAATTTATAATCATAAGGAATACCATCTACTTTATAATTAAAACGATCTTCCATAGCCTCAGAATCACCACCAATTCTTCCCCAATCTCTAAACTGTAATGTTTTATCTAGTAAAGATTTATCATTAAACATTATCATACCACCAGTACCACCAGCAGTAATAACATGACTAGCATAAAAACTAGTTGTAGCAATATCTGTTTCTGAAGTATATGTTACTGTATCTGCTGAATCTTCAATTAATATAATATCTTCTCTACCTATAGCTGCTAAACCATCTTTAATTGCTTTCCAATCTGGTTTATTTCCTATTAAATTAGGAATCATAAGAACCTTCACATCATCTGTAATAGCCGCTAATACTTCTTTTACATTAACAACATAAGTATTTAAATCAACATCTACAAATACTGGAGTCAATCCTAGTTGAATAATAGGAGCTAGAGTTGTTGAAAATGTACATGCTGGAGTAAGAATTTTAGTTCCTTTTGGTAGTTGTAGACATGCTAGTGCTAATAGACAGGCTGAAGAACCTGAATTTACAAATACTCCATATTTTTTTCCAAAATGTTTTGCTATTTTCTCTTCAAATTCTGTAGTGCGAGGACCATTTCCTCCTAACCATCCTTGTCTTAAACAATTTTCCACCGCTTTAATTTCTTCTTCTCCATAGGATTCAAATTTGTACGGTGCATACCATATTTTTTTCATATTATGTTATTTAATTTAAATATTTCTGTTATTTTATTTACTATATTTTGTTCATAATTGACATATTGAAGTGCTTTTTGATAATTTTCTTCAATTATATCTTTTCTAGAATGATAATAACTTTCATTTAAGTTGTTATTAATATAAATAAATTCATCTGGGTCTCCAAATTTTATTATACCTTCCTCATTAAAAAAATCACCTATATTAGAGCATCCCCAATATATAGGAATAGTTTTAAGTAAAAAACAATCAATTATTTTTTCTGTAAAAAATCCTCTATGTGAAAAGTTTTCTATAGCTACTCCAAACATTGAATCTCCAAAAACTTCTTCTTTATCTATTCTAGCTTTTTCAATATTATGTCTATCACCATAGGTATCAAAAAACTTAGTTGGTATTTTAATTTCATCTTTTCTATCTAAAATTTCCCAACGAATTTGATGCCCATATGATTTAAGTAAATTTCCTCTTAAATGAGCTACCTTAAATTCTTTCTTATGATTTTTTTCATATTGATCAGGTTTAAACCAAGTATGACCAAATGGTAAATAAATAGCATTTTCACATGTATTTAATATCTTATCATTCCAAGTTAATATAATATTAAATAAATGTTTATTTTTAATAATCCAATCATGTTTACCAAAATATTCATTTGGTTCATGAATAGAAATTATATTAATAGAAGATAATTCGTCTTGAGTTTCAGGAATAGTTTCTAAGAATAATGAAAAATCAATATCTTTACAAGAATGTAAATATTGTTCTATATCAAAATGAATTGCTTTTACTTTCATTTTATAGCTAAAATATTTAAACTCATTAGTATTCCATTTTCTTTATCCATATGAGGTAAATATGATTTACTAAAATCATCTCCTGGGTAATCTTCTGAGTTCCATTCTGAAATTGAAGTGTATCCTATATGTCTTAGATCATTAGATAAAGTATGATAGTCAAAAGTAACATAATGATAATTCTCATCATAATCTTGACCTCCATAAAGTAACCCCATTAATGAATTTAGATTACCTGTTTTATTATAATATGCACATATAGATGAAAAATTAGGTATAGCTAAACGTAATTTTCCTCCTGGTTTTAAAATCTCAAACCATCTCTTAAGTACTTCTTTATACTCCCATCTTCCAAAATGTTCTAAGACATGACAAGCATAAATTTCATCAACTGAATTTTCTTTATAGTTTCTTAAAAATCGAATATTATTTACTTCATCAACACCAGGAAGATATCTTATATCAATATTAGTATATCCTTCTAAATGTTTTGTTCCGCAACCTAAATGTAACTTAATCATATTGTTTCATAAAAATTATTTTGTTGTTCTTGTTTTGTTATTGATTTGATATGATATAAACAAAAATCCTCTGTATCATAAGGTAATGTTGATATGGTTTTATAACCATCTAATACTTCATGAACTTTATTTTTCCACTTAATATCTTGATTTAATTTAAATAATCTCATCTGAGGATCAGGAAAGTTGATGCGCTCTTGGTCATCAACTCTCCATCCCCATTTTTCTATATGTTGTGGAGTCAAACCATCTACTTTATTAACTCGAGGTATATAGAAGCAATCTATATCTGAGTTAATTTTAAGTATTGGTTTAATGTTTTCAATTAAAAATTCATTTGGTATCTCATCTGCATCAATTTGGAATAAGTAATCGCCTGTAGCAATTGTTGGTAGGTAATTTTTAAATGTAGCAAAATCACCATTCAAATTAGCATCTGCAGACTTAAGATGATATTTAAACTTTTCATGAAAGTGAACTATAGTTTTAGTCACATCATGATTAGTTTTACCCATATCTCTTAATACAATAACTTCATCACCTTCATCTATCTTATCATATAAATAACTTAATAGATTAAATAATTCTTTACTTTCATCACAAACTGTGATACCATAACTTATTTTCATATTAACCCTTTATTACATTCTGAGTAGACTCAGAGATTTGTTTTAGTTTTTCTTTAATGGTTTCTGTTTTAGCTGTTGAACCAGCTGCTGCATCAATACCATCTAAATAACCTTGTAACCATTTTAAAAACTCATTTGTTGTCATATTGTTAATATAATATTCTTATAATAATAAGCCAAGGTACTCTAAACCATCCATATAATCTTTCTCATCAAAATGAGTTATGGTAGTCATATCCATTTTAAATTCAGCATGTTTACCATTTTTAAGTTTATACTTTTCTTTTTCAGTTTCAAGTACTGGTGTAGCTTTTACAGCTGACCATTTCCAATCAAGAGTACTTGTACCATTAGCAAATACCATTCCTACACTAGGTACATTTATACTTGATGGAATCCAGATTTTTCCTGTTTCATCCTCAACCATTAATGCCTTATATAGTTCAGGTAGTATTTCTAATTGTTCTTTTAAATACTCACTTTCAGCTTTCATTGCTGTGTTAGATGTGAAACCACATCCATAACAATGATATATTTTTACTTCAGGAGATATTTCTTGCATGTAGCAAGCATCTCCTTCACAACGTGTACATTCTACTAAAGCGTCCATTTAGTTATATTTTTTTAAGTTTAGGTAATTCTAATTTTTTTAATTGTGGAAGTTTTAGTTCAACTGATTTTGGAAACTCAGGAATGTATTTAGTTAAAATTGAATCTACTGATTCTTTCATTTTATCATAACTAAATTCATTTTTACTTCTAAATGCTTGACGTTTTGCTCCTTCTAAATAGTTTTTATAATTTTCAAATACATCTTTTAAATTATGACCTATTTCTCCTGAGTTTGGTTCAAACCATTGTGACTCAGCTAATAAAAATTGATTAGCAGCACTTGGATGAACATTTTTAAGATTACCATTAACACTAGCTACAAATTCAGGATTTAAGAAATCCATATGTCCACTCCAATTAGTTACTATAATTGGTTTTTTAATTAAACTAAATTCAAGTAATGGACGACCAAAACCTTCACCTTTAGTTAAACTAACCATTGCTTTTACTTTTGGATGGTTATAAATTTCATTTATTTCAACATCACTAAATTCACCATGTAATAAATAAATATTTGGTAAGTTTTTAGAATCTACTGTTTCTTTAATTTGTTGAATTTTATTTAATATTAATTCTCTATCAGTATATGATGAAACAGCACTTGATGTTTTTAAAATTAACGCTGGTTTTTTAGCTTTATTTTTAAATGTTTCATAAAATGCTTTAACTAATAGTCCAACATTTTTTCTATCTTCACCCAAATCACCTTGCATCCAATGTCCTAAAAACAGATATGCAAAATCTTCTTTAATATCTGTTATAGTATCACTTAACACACTAGCTCCTTTAATAGCTGGTTCTTGAGGTAAGTATGTTTCTAAATTAGCTCCTTCAAATAATACTTCAATTGGTTTGTTTAACTCAACAGTACCTTCAATTGCATTGGTTTGCTTATTTTGTTTTTGAAATTTACTGTTTTCAAATACTTGTTTAGAGTGATTTGATGATACTAGAGTTAAATTCATTCTATTTACACCTTCTATCCACTCTGGGGAACATATAGTTGTTTCTATTCCAGCTGTTATACCAATATTATACTTACCTATAGTTTGGAATTCATTTGGTACAGTAATTTGAGCCCAAATTTCAGGTTGTCTAGGTAGTTGAGGAGTATTTAATACATAATTGTATAGAAAACTCCACTCTTGATTATCACTACAAAACTTCCAGGCACAATCACCCCAACGTTGAGATAATAATTTAACATCATATTTATCAGTCTCAATAATAGCTTTTATTAAATCACGACTGCGTGCTCCATACCCTGAGTAGGTATCAAAAGGCGAACTTATTACAAATAACGGTTTACTCATTTTAGTAAATTAATTTATGGTTTAAAACTCTTTTTTTAACTTCATTGGTATTGATAAACTCAAATGTTTCTCTTGGCTTCCAAGTAGCAAATAATTCATCCATTGCTTCAATAGCTCTATTAGCCATTTTTTCACTTGTTAAGCCTGCTTCATCACTAATAGCCCATTCTCTACCTGCTAATCCTCTTTCTGTTCTTTCACTAATAGACATATCATATATTTCTTTTATACATTCAGTAGCATCTTCTGGTCTGCATCTATCATCAAAAATATATGGTGTTGGAGGTGAACCCATTATTGAAATATTACTTGGAAATACTGGGAATGCCCATTTACCATGCTTTTTATATGTACCTCTATGATTTGAAGGAACATTTGCATCAAAGTCAACCCATTCACCTTTATTATTTTCAAAACGCATTTGATCTTGCATACCACCTGTTACATTAGCTATAATTGGTCTACCTGCTAATAATGCTTCAGTTAATGCTAATCCCCATCCTTCATTTGAAGTTAGTAAAATTTGAGCATCTGCCAAATTATATAAAAAATTCATATGTTTAGGATCTTTCTTATCAGTTGAGAAAATAATATTATCTTCAAATCCATCAAAAAGTAATTCTTTAACTGCTAACAAATCAGTTCCATGTTCACTAATAGTTTCTGTATGCAATACTAAAGCACATTTTTTAGCTTGTTCTGGTGTTAAACCATCTAAAAATAGTTTAAATGCCATCATAGTATCAGGAATTTGTTTACGTCTAATGTTTCTAGAATTAAAGAATACAACAAAATTAAATTCTTTACCTTTAAAGAAATTTTTTCTAAATGTTGTAAATTCTTTCCAATCTATATCTCCTTCAGTTAATGGTTTAAATATATTTTCATTCAAACCATGAGGTACATATTTAATAATCTTATTTTTAGCTTTATCACCTAAAACTAATTTATTGATATTAACTGTTTGTTTTGAAATACCTAATAAAGCATCACATGCTTCATAATATGGTTTATTATAATGTGGAGCAGGTAAATCATCCCAAATGTTTAAATAAGCAATTGGAGTGTGTTTTCTTATTTCATTTTCAATATTAAATAACCAAGCAAAATATCTTGGATCTGTAATTAAGAAAATAGCATCTGGTTTTTCTAAATCTAATAACTGGCGAATAAATGTTGTATCACCATATCCATTTGTTGGATATATTGTTATTGATGAATCATCTATACCAGCATGTATATTGGTATCTTGAGATAAATCTAATCGTTTACCTGCTTCTGGATGTTGGATTGCTCCACCAACATTAACCCAATTAAAATGATGTGCGGTGTGTACAACTAATTCTCTTGCTACTGTTGCAACTCCAGAATGGACTCTAATATCATCACATATTAAGAGTATTTTTTTTCTGTCTTTTTGAGGAATGTAACCTAATTTTTCTTTCATAAAACTTATTTTTTTTCTTCTATTTGATGGTTATGAATCATTTTCCTAAATGTTTCATCATGTAAATATAAATCGATGGCTCGATCTGTTAATTTTTGAAGTGAGAATTTTCGCTTAACACATTCCAATTTGAACTCTTCAAATAGTTCAGTTTGTACTTTTACTGATGTTAGTATTTGTTCTTTTGATTTCATATATAACTTATTATCGTATATACATATATATAAGAATGCCTAAGATATACCTTTATCACAAAGATCTTTTTTATTTTTAAAAGGACAATATGAACAATTCCATTTTGAAGGATTAGTAACATATTCTCTTTCTTTAATGGTACCATCATTTTCAAACACTGACTCAACAAATGATGTTAAATTAGTTATTGCTCGTTTTGTTTTTATTTTTCCTGATGGAGGTGAAAATAACTGTACTCGTTTTTGGGGAAAATCTGAGTTTTCATATATCTTACGTTTTACAATAAAAAATTCAACTTCAACATCATCTGGATCAAGATTAAACTTTCTACTTAATAGTTCCTTATATAATATAAGTTGATATTGTTTTTGTTCATCTTTTTTCTCCTTATCACTCCAACCACGAGTTGATGTTTTAATGTCGATTATTTTAACAGTATTAGTTGGTTCGTGATATAATACGAGATCCAAGTAGCCCTTGTATATAACGTTTTTATAACGTTGATCTGGTGTTATTATAAGTGGGATCTCACATCCTATTAAATGCCAATCACGTTTACTAAAGTAATCTGATTTATATTTTTTAAACCAGTTAAGAATGTTTAATCCATCATCATGGAACTCTCTTAATTCCTCAGATGTTGAAAAGTGAGTTTTATTATTTTTCTTATAGGCTTCTTGGTACTGTTCAATAAATTTTTCTTTAAAATATTCTTCAATATCAAATCTATCAGCTTCAGCTCCACTTGTGTTATACATTATTGTTAAATAATGCTGCATTGCTTCATGTACAGCTGTTCCAAAACAAGTATGAATGCTAAAAGATGAAACATCATGTCCATCTTTATATTGTAACTTCCATCGGTGTGGGCATGTCTCATATATTGAGAATTGACTATAAGATATACTTTTTTGATATCTATAGTCAACTTCTAATATAGGATGCTGTTGAATGGTTTTTACAATTTGAGGTATTTTTGTCAAAATATTATTTACTAAAAATTTCTCTAACTACAGCTCCTAACTCTTGATCATTTGGAAATCTAGCTATTAAATCTTGTAATGAAGGAATAATAGACATTTCTTTTTTAGTATATTGAGCTGCATCAAGTAATTCCTCATATAAGTGATTCATAAAATCATCTTTATTGTTCTCTGATAATGTAGTATTATATTTTTTAATACCACGTTCACTTCTTGATTTTAAGTCTTCAATAACTGCTTCTGTAATTTTATCTTTCATTTTAGTAGTTTTTTAATTTCTTTATCTTCAATACCTAAGCCAGATAAAATCTCTTTTAAATTATCTTTACTAAGTAACTCAATATATTCAATAGCGTCTTTACTTGAGCATTCAAAATAAAAAGTTATATGCTTTACTAAATCATCATTTATATTTGATTTTTCTGCTTTAATATACTTAGACCAGAATTGTTTTTTAGGTAAAAAATTACAATATATTTTATAATATTTTTCTTTTTCATTATATGGAGTAATTTGTATATAATTAATCAATTCAATGTATTCTTTATTCATACTTAGAAATCGATTAATCATATACGGTTCAAATGATTTTTTCTGTTCATTTGAAAAACTATCCCATGGAGATTTATTATAACTAACCTCCTTTAACCAATCAAATATTGTAAAACTATTCGCTGGCTTTTTGGTATTCTTCATACTCTTCTCTTAATTCTTTAGGTAATGTTTCAATCAGTATTTCACCTGTCTTAACATCATAAAAACAAGGTATTGGAATCATTCCATCTTCATTTGTACCTGTTAAAAACTTAGATATTCTTCTTAGTACAAAACCTTCAGTAAATACATGGTTACCTGCTGCTGATGGAGCAGGACGAGTTGAATTTAAATCAACATTTAATCTTGGTTGTTCGTTGTTATTCATTATTTTATAATTTGTAAGATTTTACTTATTAAACTCATTATATTGATCTCTTGATCCATACGGAAATTAGAATGATATTGATATTCACTTATAGCCATTATTATTTCACCCTCATTTCCTTTAGAATATACTTCTATATTATCAAATAAAAATCTAAATAAATCAGTAAATTCATCTACTTCACTATTAGCTATAATCTGTCTAATAGTATTTAGTTCTGGTTTTTTAGATTTTAGTTGTTCTAATACTTTTTCCTTATATTCATTATCAGCTCCAGATAAGTTATCTAATTTAAGAACTCCATTAACAGTATATTTTTGACAACTATTAATTATTTTTCTATAATCAGGATAAAATTTCTTAACTATAGTGACTACATCTTCAACTGTATGTTCTATATTTTCTTGATTTAAGATACTATCAATATGTTTAGCAATTACTTTTTTAGATGGTGGTTGTAAATCAAATTCCTGACATCTACTTCTAAGTGGTTCAATTAATCGCTCTGGATAGTTACCTGTTAGGATAAAACGAGTAGTTAAACTAAACGTTTCCATCATATTAAGTAATATTACTTGTGATGCTTGAAGTATATGAGTTGCCTCATCTAAAATTACTATTTTAAGTGGTTTAAATGAACCTGCAGCAGCAAATGCTCCTACTTTATCTCTCATAATATCTATTGACCTTTCATCAGTAGCATTAATATATAGATAATCACAGTTAATATTTTTAACTAATATTTTAGCTAGTGTAGTTTTACCTGCTCCTGGTTTACCAGCAAACAATAAATGAGGAACATCTTGATTATCAATGAATTCTTGGAATTTAATCCTGTCTTCATCTCTACAAACATAACCCTCTAAAGTATCAGGTCTATATTTTTCATTTAAAATAGTATGTTTTTTACTCATGATCTCCGTATAAATCATATTTTTTAGGTTGTGGAACTTCTTGTATTGCCTCAGTAATAGCATACACTTTACCTACCGCTGGTTCTAACCTATAAGCTTTATATTTACCAACAGCTATTTTGTGGTAAGCATTTAGCATTTCAATTAATGATGGGTACGTAGTACCCATCATTTTCCATTGATCACCAGGTGGAACACGCTCAGCTATTAGAATATTTTTTTCTATATTCTCAGTCATTAAAACATTCCTCCCATATCCATACCTGGTGTTTCTTTTTTCTCACCTGGTTTGTCTACAATAGTACATTCTGTTAATAACATTGTTCCAGCTACTGATGCTGCATTTTGAATCGCATTACGAGTTACTTTAGCTGGATCAATAATACCTTTTTCTTTCATATCTACAAAAGTTTCAGATTTAAGATCATAACCTAACCAGTAATTAATATCTTCTTTAGGTTCAAGTTTATTAATAATAGAATATGATTCACCAGTTTCATAACCCGCATTAGATAATATTTTCATAAATGGTGCAGCACATGCTTGATAAACAATTTGTTTACCAATATGAACATCTGAATCTAATTCCTCTCTTGATTTAGTTATTGCTTCACGAGCATATAATAATGCTGAACCTCCACCTGGTACTATACCTTCTTCAATAGCAGCTTTTGTAGCATTCAAAGCATCATCAACACGATCTTTTTTCTCTTTCATTTCAATTTCACTATTTCCACCTACATGGATGATAGCTACTCCACCAATAAATTTAGATAAACGTTCTTGTAATTTTTCAATATCATATGGAGATAATTTAGGATTTTCAATTTGTAATTTTAATTCCTCAATACGCTCTGATATTTTATCTTCATTACCTTTACCGTCTACAATAGTAGTTGTTTCTTTACCTATTGTTACTACACGTGCTTCACCAAACCAATCCCAACTGAATTTCTCTAGTTTCATTCCTTTATCAGCACTGAAAACTTGACCACCAGTTAGAGCAGCTATATCTTCTAATATTAATTTTCTTCGATCACCAAAGTCAGGTGCTTTAACTGCACAAACTTTTATAATACCTCTAATTCTATTTACAATAAGAGTAGCTAAAGCTTCACCATCAATATCTTCAGCAATAATTAATAAAGATCTGTTTTGTTGAGATACACTATCTAATATAGGTAATAATTCTTTTATATTGTTGAATTTACGATCTGCTATTAGAATTAATGGTTTTTCTAATGTTGCTGTCATATCATTGTTATTAGTAACAAAATATGGAGATTTATAACCTCTATCAAATTGCATACCTTCTACTGTTTCAAGATATGTTTCTCCTGATGTTGATTCTTCAATATGAACTACACCATCACGACCTACTTTCTGCATTGCTGTTGCAATTAACTTACCTACAGATTCATCTCCATTTGCAGATATAGTAGCAATTTGTTCTAATTGTTCTTCAGATGAAATTTCAGTTACAATATCTTTATAAAGACTTGCTACTACTTCTTTAACAGCAGCATCAATACCTCTTTTAATTTCAACTGCGTTTGCTCCATTATCTAATCTAGATAAACCCGCATTAATCATATTCTGAGCTAGTAAAGTAGATGTGGTAGTACCATCACCTGCATTATTAGCAGTTTTAATTGATGCTTGTTTTAACATTTGTGCTCCTAAATCTTCAATTGGATCTTCTAATTGAGTGATCATTTTAGCTACAGTTACACCATCTTTTGTACTACGTACTTCTCCATTTTCAGTATACACTACATTTCGTCCATTAGGACCTAAAGTTGCAGTCACAGCATCAGCTAGACTGTTAATACCTGAAGCTAGTTTTTTTCTAGCCTCAGGTCCATTGTTAATTATTTTGCTCATCTTCTTCTATTATAGTTAATATTTCTTGATCTTTTAAACAGATATATTCTTCATTGTCAATAGTAAATCGAACACCACCAAAAGATGGAAATGCTACTTTATCACCTATTGATACTTGAATTGGTATCAATGTTCCATTCTGAGTGAATGAACCTACTCCTATTGCTTGTACTATACCCATTTTAGGTAGTTCCTTTCCAGCATCTGGGATGATAATGTTCCCATACTGTTGTTCAGTTTCTTCTAACTGTTTGATAATCACATGATTGTGAATTGGTTTTAATCTCATATTTATACTCCTATGTTAATAATTTGGTTTAATTCTCCTTTAACACGATCCCACTCAGTGATATATGCTTTAATACTATCATAGTTAGTAGTATTAACTTTTAATTTAGCAATTTGATGTAAACAATGTTCAAACTTATTAAAGTAACCATGAGATTTAAGATATGTTTTATCTTTGTTTTCTTCAGTAAGAACACGTTTTCTACCTCTTTTAGGTTTATTATCAGTATCATTTTTTGCTTTTGATAACTCATAAACCGTGTAACAATTTGCATCCTTACCTATAAAATAAGGTTCAATAAGTGCGTCTTTAATGATAGTAGACGAAACTAATAATTCATTTTCTTCCATAACTTTAATTTTTATTATGATATAAATATAACATCTTGTTCTGGGGGAGCCAAGCTTGTTAGTTAATCTTCTTGCTTTCTTACCATAAAATATGTAGCAGATAGTTCATCTTTGTATTTAAATTCAATTTTCATCAAACCATCACGACTCAAACTTAATTTACCATTATCTGCGTCTTTATTTGCATTCAATATTTCTTTAAACATATTCGCGTCAAAAGGTAATTTAAATGATGATTCAATTGGGGTTGGAATGTAATATGTAATTTTATTTGAAAAATCACCCTGATCACCTAATATGAATTCTAAAACAGTATCTTCATTAAAGTCTGTACTATTCTTAATTATAATATGAGTTGTATCAGGCAACGCTGATTTGGCTTTAATTAGGGCAGTTATTTGTTCATTGTTTATATTTGTTTCAACAATGTATGATTCTGGCTCTTCAACTTTTGCTACTTTACCAATTAATAATGTGTCAGCTAATGCATATGTTAAATTGTATTGAGAATCCTGGATGTTCAAACGAGTAGCAACATTACCATGTTTATTAATGTCTAATAGTAAAGTACCTGCGGTTATACCAATTAGTTTATTTAGTTGGGACGTATTAAATATTGCCAATTCAATGTTGGTTAAACCAATGGTTTTGTACTCAATCTCACCTAACATATCTTTAGACGGTGACATAAAACGAATATTTAGTATTTCATCTTTAATAGCCCATTTAACCGCTTCAACTGTACCATTTAAGTAATATTTTGAAATAATGCTTTGTAATGTTAATTTATGTATCATATTTAAAATTTAAAAAATTTTGTAACGTTTTCATTTAATGCTGGGAAATCCCATTTTAAATCTTTATATAGTTCCTTAAGTTTATTTAATAGTAATGATTCAAATATCTCCTCTATATTAATAAAATCTCTAACAAATTTCTCTATTACCTCAGGAACCTTAGCATTTGGTAAACCTATTGTTTCCAGTTTAAATCCATTTTGTTTTAAGTTAATAATAAAAATTTTATCACCTTCAATAACAGATTCATATGTTGTATCTAGTTTTTTAAAACGTAATAAATCATTGTAACGAACTGCTGCTTTAGTATTTGAAGGTGCTCCAGTTCTAAATGAACTAAATATTTCTCCTGCTCGTGGTGGTAAATAATATGAATTTATTTGTTTAACACCTGTTGGTTTACCTAATTGTCTTGGATCTGTTGTTTTTAGTTTTTTATAAAAATTAATAATATCTAAATCTAATTCAGCTTTATCTTTACTAAATAATATATCTTTAATAAATTGTTCTCCAAATGATTTAAATAATTTATTCATATTGGATTTCATTAGTTCAAGTCCCTTCATATCTAATTCTTCAACAGCTACACCCTCCTTATTTGTAACATACATTGCATAACGACGTTTACCTGTCACAATAATACTTGTAGCAATTACCTCTTGTTTTAATTGAAAATAATGAATATTTGGATTAATATTAAATATTTCCCTACATATTGAATTCAGGTTATAATTTGCTGCTTCCTGTAATTCAGATGCTATTTCTAAAATATATTGATTTTTATTTTCTAAAGTTAAGTCTTTATATCTATGTTTTAATAAATCACCTAGTACAATATACATGGAATCAGTGTCTGAAATACAAATATGTTGTTTATTTATTTGCAACTCAGTATTTATTCTATCATTTAAATAGTTAATTGATTCTTGAGTTAATCTTTGACCTGTATTTGTAATAGCAGCACTACAAATTAAATGTCCATCTGTATATCTCCATCCTGATTTAGCAAATGTACCATACATAGCATTTTGTAGAATTTTAAAAGCATGTTGAAACAAATCATATGATTTATAATTCACCCAATCCTCTTCTTTACCAGCTGTTTTCTTTAAACCTCTATAATGTTCTCGTTTATCAAACCAACCTTCTAATATTTTAGCTACTATACTTTGTTCATCAGTTCTAAAAATAGCTCCAGATGCTGATATAGTATATTCTTGTTTTTCAACTAAATTAATGAAATCTCCTAATCGTATTTGACCTGATTTTAATCTGTAATTTTTCTTATCTAATTTTTCTATGTTGATTATTTCATCTGGGTCTCGTTCTTTTAGTTTTTCTAAACTATGATTTTGTTCATATGTTGGTTTATAATCTACTTTTATTCTACCAACTAATGTTTCAACACCTAAATTTAATGATTTAATAATTGAAGGATACAGTGATGTAAAATCTAGATCAATAACATCAAAGTATAAACCTGGTATTGGTTCTAATAAATAACCTCCAGCATATGTTTCTCCTTTAACTCCAGAAATTGGTCTTAACTGTTGATTATGTGTTGTTGGTTTATTAGGTGAAACAATACCCTCACGTTTAAGATATTTTAATATAGCACCCTCATTCATAACAGTATTCCAATAAATTGATTCATATGGAATATTACAAATATGAGAAATCATAATTGTTAAATCTATAAACTTTAATTTACCTTCTAATGCTTCAACAATCTCAACATCTCGTAAGTTATAATCAATAAATTTTTCTGGGTCATCTCTAAATAATGTATTTAAATTACCTTCATATTCAATCTTACCTAAATTAACATATTTTAGACCTATGTCACCTAATTTGTATGATGATTCTTCCTTCATAATATACTTTTTATGAAGCAACATATAATCTAAGTGATTAACACCTGCAATTGTAACTTGGTTCTCACCATTAAATTCACGTTCATCAATGATACCCAGTGGAGATAAACGATTAACTTCATTACCTACAATACTATGCATCCTATAATATAAGTATGGTATATCAAAGTATTCTGAGTTCCATCCAACTAATATTGTTGGGTCTAGTTCCTCAAATTTATCTATAAATCGTTTAATTAATTCTCTTTCTGAACTACAAGGTATAATAAGTTTATCTCCTGTATTTATTTCTTTTATTTGATTTGTTTTATCTACTACAAAACATATTTTTTGTTTAGTTGTTATATCAATTAAAGCAATTGAAGTAATAGGCATAGGAGCAGACTTAATATAACTAGGAGTAAGTGCTCCTCCTATTTCAATTTCAATATCTATATAAACTATATTTTGATATGAAGGTACTATATCATCATATTGGTAATATAATTCTCGAAGTACAAGTAATTTTTTATCTAAATCTTTTTCTAATAAATCAGGATCATTTTTATCTAATTTTTTGGTTGGTACAGCCCATCCACCAGTTAATATAGGTTGAGCTCCATCTCTCCATTCAGGTACTCGTTTCCAATAAGTAGGTTGGTATTGAAAATCAATCCAACCTTGTTTATCATCACGAAGATGGTAAGTGTAGTCACGATAATTATAATAAATAGATTGATACATATAAATAAAGATAAGAAAAGCTCCCGAAGGAGCCAATCTTACTTTATTTTTATTTTTAAGCTACTTGAGTAACTGTTGCTATTATTGAAGGAATTGCAGGTATGTTTCCTGAGGATGCAGAATATTGAAATTGAACATTGTTTTGATCAGTTTGGTATACTATTTCAGCATATGAACCTGAGGTGAATGTATCTACAAAGTTCCATGCTGCTACTCCATAATCAGAAGTACCTATATCTATTTGTGTAGCTGAATTCGCTATATTTGTTCCATTCTTTTTAAACCAAATATAAACATTAGTGTTATTAGTAGGAGTATACATTTGAGTTGAGAATTGAATATTGTATGTACCTGTATTAGCAAATGTTATTCTACTACCACTTACAACAGATATACCACTTGATGTTATTTGAGAACTATATATAAATGAACCAGATACATTTTGTGTAGGTAATATACTTGCTGTATGGAAAAGAGATATATAGTTAAATTGTTTTTGACCATTAATAAATAATCCTGTTCCTATACCATTACTAGTTAATCTTAATGAACCTGTTATTGTTTGGCTACCTTTAAAATCAGATGAACCAGTATAAAACTGAGAACCAGTAACAGTAAATATACTATTTCTAAATGTAGTTGATCCACTAATTATAATACTACCACTCATTACTGTATCTCCAATAATAGTATTTGAACCAGATAAAGTATGAGTCCCTACAAAACTTGTTGAACCACTTACATTTAATGAGCCTGTTATTATAGTTGCACCTTTAACATTCATTAATGATGAAGTAAATGATGATGATATAGTAAGTATAGTAGTTATATTATTAGTATATGGATTAGGATCAGATGTTTCAGCAAAACCAGTTGATATTAAATCACTTTCTAATTGAGTATTAGTATTACCTCCATTTATGTTTATAGTTAAACCTGAAGATTTTAAAATACTTATATCATTATCTATTTTTTCAAACCATTTATTTATACTACCTGAAGCATATATCCATATAGTATATTTATTACTTGGTATACTTCCACTTGGAGTTAATGAAATACCAGTACCTGCTCCATCATTAAGAACAATAGTAAATGTACTATATGCAACATTATCTGCTGCTTGACTTGATACTGGACTTAGATTAGTATGACCACTACCTGAATTACCTGAATAATAAATATCTAAATTTGTATCCCAAGTTGTTGTATTAGAACCACCTGGAGTAAAGGCTATAGTACTATCAAAACTAGCAGTTGTTCCTACAACTGATGTGCTAGTAGATGAACTTACAGATGAACTAACAAATAATGCTACATCACCATCTGCTCTTCGCATTGATAAAGATCCACTTAATTCTGTTGGAGCTGAAACCATAAATTTACTACCAGATACTGTTACTAAATTAGTTGTACCAGCTGAGTTTCTTATAAATAAAGCATTTCCATCTATGTAATTAAGACCAACACCACTTAAATCAATATATAAACTACCTGATCTACCAATAGCGGCAAATGTTGTTGTAGTTGCTGTATTTCTTGTTACTAAACTACCTGTATTTACTACACTTTGACTTAATGGTCTTAAAAATGAGGCAGTTGTAGCAAATGATGAACTCACAGCATTTAATATATATGAAGCAGTTGTAGCAAAACTAGCACTTATAGCTTGTGATGTAAGTGATGATGTTGTTGCAAATGATGATGATATAGATGTAGCTGCAAATGAACTTGAAACAGCATTTAAAACATATGATGCTGTAGAAGCAAATGATGAACTTGTAACTGAACCATCATAAAATGAAGCTGTTCTAGCATTACTCGCACTTGTAGATGTTAAAGCAAATGATGATGAGTTAGCATTTGAAGCATATGAAGCTGTAGCTGTTATTCCTCCTGTTACAATTAATGAACCTGTAATAACTGTATTACCTAATATATCTAAAGATCCTGTTAATAATGTACTACCTGATATATCTAATTTAGGACCTGTAGTGGCGGGATTAAATTTACCTATATTTACATTACCTCCAACTGGTTGAAGTGCTATATTATAAGCTAATCCTAAACCATCATTTCTATTAGATTGAATCCATGTAGTTCCTGATGATGAGACACCCATATATAAACCATAAAATCCTGAGTCTCCACCTAAAAAGAAACCACCTGAACCTGTACCTAATGTTGGGGTAGAGTAAGAAGCGAAAGAATATATAAGTGTTGAACCTGTTATAGTATTAAAAGAACCACTAGTGAATATATTAGAATTTACTAATGATTGATCACCATTAGACATAGGGACACGATATTGTGGAATGTTTGCTTCTGTTCCTAAACCTCCTGTACCTTTAGGACCTGTTAAAAATATAGCACTACTAGTAACAGAACCTGTAACTTTTTGATATAACCAGTAACTATTAGTTGAGTCCCAAGCAAATGATGCTGTTGTTTTAGTTGAACCTACATCATAAACATTATATAAACCATAACGTATTGTAGGAGTTGATATAGTAATACCAAATGTTGATGAACTTATTTCATTAGTAGATGATGTTACATATGTAAAAGATGCTGACCCAAATACATTTAGATTACCTACTATGGTTTGATTACCATTAAATGTATTAGAGCCACTTAATCCTGCATATGATTCAGAAAGATATGTTAAATTACCATCTAATTCACCATATGTCAATGGAGCGCCTTTAGTTTGTCTTAATATTAATGCCATTATAATTGATTTATTTTGTCATAAATATTACAATGGAATGAGAAAAGCTTGCCAAACGGCAAGCTTCTAAATATTTAATATATTTAATTATTTATTAAGAAACTGTTTTAAATCAGGTCTAAAGTAATTTATATTTTTCATTACTTTTCTATCATGAGTACGATACACAATCCAGTAGTCACCTACTTTTTCATAATGGCAATCTGTATCTTGTTCTATACTTCTTATTTTTACAGTTTCAATTGCTTCTTCTTCAGTCTTACAAGCTTTAGACATATTTGAGGCTTGTACCTCAGCATATGCAGATTGGAACTGATCTTTTAAACCATGCAGCATAACACCATTACCTGTCGCTACATAAGTAATATCACATAAAGCATCTAATACTTCAACAATATTACCAGTTTCACAAGCATGTTTATATTCTTCAAGTTCTTCTAAAATAAAGTTATATACAAACATCCATTCTTTTTCATCTGGGATGTTAGGTGTATAAGTATTTGGTTTACCCATAGTAGCATTAAATGTTTCTACTTCTGAGATGTACGGTATATATTTATCTGTCATATCTTATTTAAGATTAGTACCATTTTTTTCAATAGCGTGTAAAAATTCCTCACGGATTAAATTATCTTTTTCCATAAATGCACCTGAAAACTTATTAGTAGTCATTACTGAATTATGTTTAATACCTCTATGTGAACAACATGTATGTTTACAAGCTATACTTACTGCTACTGAACTACAATCCATTTTCTCAGCTATATAGTTATGGATTTGTTGTGTTAATGACTCTTGCATTTGCGGTCTACGAGAAAACCATTCTACAATACGATTTAACTTACTTAAACCAACTACTTGTTCACCAGGTAGATATGCTACTGTAGCGTAACCTGTAAATGCTAAATTATGATGAGCACACATTGATGTAACTGGTATTCCACCTTGTACCACTAAGCCATCATAGTTTTCTTCATTAGGAAATGTAGTAATATTTGGTTCATTTGATACTGATCCTATAATCAAATCTTTTAACCATGCTTTTGAAACACGTTTAGGTGTATCTATAGTTTGAGGATCTGCTTTATAATCAAAACCTACTGCTTCTAAGAACTTACCATAATGTACAGTAGCTTCTTTAATCATATTCTCGATTTCTTCTTCCGTACGAGGAACGTTTCCATTTGATTTTGGTAATAACTTCATTTTTATAACTTTATTTATAATATTAATTTAATCAATTTCTGGCTCAAAGCCAAATATAAGATCTCTATTTCTCATTAAACCATTAGGTCCATCTAATCCATAACCACATAACCAGGATTCATTAATTAATTCTATGCCATATAAACAATTATCAAGTTCACTTGACCATTTTTTAAATAACACTACTGGAGTGATTGAAGCAGGAGATATTCTTGGATTTGTAGTATAATGTTTTATAATATGTCTTAAAGTATTACCTGAATCTAAAATATCATCTATTAGATAAACATGTCTGCCTGTTATATCAGTTTCAATGTCTTTAGTTATAACTACTTCAGTTTGAAGTTGATCATCATATGATTTAGCTCTCATAAAATCAATTTCACAATCAATATTTATTGCTTTAACTAAGTCTGTAAAAAACATAAATGCTCCATTTAACACACAGATCATTACTGGTGGGTTTGGATCGTTATAATGCCTTTTATGGATTTCTAAAGCTATTTTATTTACAGCTGTTTGTATTTGTTCTTTATTATATAAGATTTTCATTTATAACCTGTTTTATTTTTTTAGAACCTTCATATTTAACCATACTTTTAGCTTCAGAATCAATAATTGCTAAAGTTGGAGTATACATTATATTTAGTTTATCAGCTAATGTATCTCTCTCATTAATATTAATACGATCTATTTTATTAGTTTCAGATAATTTATCTATAACTGATTTTATCTCATCACATGGTCCACAACCATTTTTGTAAAAATATAATATATGTTTCATGTTAATAAATATTGATAGGTTTTATTATTACTTCTGCTTCTGTTTCTATTACTACTCTTGCTCCACATCCTAATAGAGGTTTTGCATCACATCCATTTCCACCATAAATTATCTTACTTGGACCTAATATTTCAACCTCATTACAATAGGTATTTTTCTTACCTTGTTTAACTGTTATAACAGGAAGATTAGTACCTTTAGTTTTATTAGATCTTATGTGATGTTGGTTGACATGGATACGAGTTTTCATAATTTATACGTTTAATGTTTTATCCCAAGCTGAGATATGTAATCTTGTTAAGCCTCTAAATTTATATTTCTTAGCCATCTCTAATACAAACTGAGTGCGCTCATGAAAATTAGTTTGACTATCTAAACCAGGCATACAAACTACATTTTTAAGTGGTATATTAAATGGTATTACAAAGTCACGGAATACTTCACTAACATCATCTTCATTTGATATAACAAACTTAAATGTATAATTCTTATGTTCCATTATACGTTTGATAGCATCTGGGTTAATACGTTGTTTAGCGTCTAAACCTGAGTTAGATAATTTAGGTGAACAGTTAATTTGATCAAGTAATCTAAATAATGGTCTATCAATTACTATTGTCCCATTAGTTTCTATTTCATCATAAGAGTTAAATCCACCCCAATACTCATGAAAATTAGCAATAGCTTCTTGATGTTGTTTAATTGTAGGCTCCCCACCAGTCCAAATAATATGGATAGTACCATCTAAAATATCTTCATAGATACCTTGTTCTTTCCATTGATCAATTAGATATTGAAAATCTTTATCTTCACCTCTCCATAACCATTGAGATGTTGAGTCACAAGTCCAAGTTGCTTTACCTTCTAATTCTAAATCACCTTTAAATATTTCACCATCTTGTAATGTTTGTTCTTTAGCTAAGTTGTTAGTGAATTTTCTACTCATACCACAAGTTAGATTACAAACACCTAAACGAACGAAGTATGAAGGTACACCAGATGAAATTCCTTCTCCTTGAACTGAATAAAAGTCACTACTAATTAGTAACTTGTCTGTGCTTATTTTACTCATATATAGCTGTATTTTTACTATGTTCCATAAATTCTACTCTTGCTACTTTAACTCTACCATCTGTTTCTTCTTGAACAAATACATTTAATTTTTCATAGATATATTTTGCAAATTGTTCTGCTCCTACTGCTGGTATTATTCTTAACTGTATAAGATCTTCAACATGCATTTTCTTAAATAGTCCAATACAAGGATCATCATCTGCTATAATAACAGTATGGTCAAACATATAGTCCATCCACTGCTTAGGATTCATATCATCAATAGTACCTTTAGCACGCTTCATGCCTCCAAAATCCCATACCCAATTACGTTCATCTAATTCACCTTCAAACCATACTCTAAATGATACTCCATAACCATGTAGAAATCTACAATGAGTACCTTCTGCTTTCCATTGACGGAATACACAACTGTATCCATCAAATACTTTTGTTGATTGAAATTTACTCATATTAATTATTGTAAAAGTCTAATACTTGTTGTAATGATTTAGCACCTGTAAATCGTTTAATTTCAACTCCATTTTGAGCTAATACTACTGTAGGTACACTTGTGACATTTGCTGCTACTGTTCTATCTGTTTCATAATCTATGTTAACTTTTTCTACAGGAATACCTCGTAATGCTACTTGATCCATAATAGGACCTAATGATTGGCATGGTACACACCATGGTGCACTAAAATAAAATAATGTTTTCATATTAATTCCACTTCTCCTCTACTTTAAAATATACAGTTTCATTTGTTTTTTCATCTTTGGTTCCATTAGTAAACCATTTTACACCTTGTTTGTATGCTCTAAGATGTTTTTGTTCTGAACGCATATGTTCTTTACTTTGGAAATTCTTAATATCATTTGATATTATTCCTCCAAAACTTCTTGTTAATTCTAATTGATTTTTCATATTATTTATTATGATTGTTTAAAACTGTTTCTACGTGTGCTTTAGCTACTTCCCAACTTACAGGACCTGATTCGTCTTCATATTGAACTGAATCTGGGCGGCCTAATTTAATAAATGCTTCAATACGTTCTACTGATGATGCTGATTTGTAATCACTGTTTCCACTTGGAAATGGTTTGTAAGATGTATTAGTACGTTTATATACTTCATCAAAATCTAAACATAAGAACTCACAACATTTGGCTCCATCTTCTAATATACCAAATTTATTTGTCTCCATATATGGAGCATAATAATCTACTAAATGTGATTCCCAATTTCCTATTTTGAATGTTTCTAAACATGATTGTCTAAATTGTTCAGTTGTATCAGGATAAACAGCATGGTCACCACTATGTAAACCTAAAGCAATAACACATTCAGTATTATGTTTAGTAGCTATTGATAGTGCTACTGATTGTACTATTGAACTAAATATCATATTCCTATTAGGTACCACAGTTGCCTTCATGTTTTCATTTTCATAATGACCTTCAGGCACTTCATGTCCACCTTCAACTAATGATGAGTTTAGTAATTGACTTAAACCATCTAATTTGATGATTTGATGAGTAATGTTAAATGGATAATCAAATGTTTTACTTTCTTCATCTACAACAAAATATTCATTAATGTACTTCACTAATTCAACTGCTCTTTCTAATTCAACTTTATGTTTTTGACCATAATCAAAACTTAAACAAGTACAATCATAACCTTCATTTAATAAATGTAATAATAAAGTAGAGGAATCCATACCTCCACTTAAACTTATAACCGCATGTTTTTTATTTTGCATATGTAAAAATATTTTTAGCATGAAAAAACTCTGTTAAAAACTCTTTAGTATAAAGCATTACTTTACCTTTATAAGTTTTTGTATTAACCTCCCTTAATTGAACAGGAAATTTTTTTAATTTAGCATAATCTGCTACTTGTTTACCTAATTCAGGTCCAGCTGCTTTACCTAAATAATCGTAAAGTGAAATGTATTGTGTTTGTGTCATAACTTATTTTATTATAATATTAATATAACAAAAAAAGCCTGGTTGGCCAAGCTTTAATTTTTAAAAATATTTGTACTCCGTACGGGAATCGAACCCGTGCCTCTACCGTGAAAGGGTAGCGTGTTAGACCGCTTCACTAACGGAGCATATATTTTAATATATCTATGAAGTATATTCTTTAAACTTATTTATATTAAATGTAATATTTCCTATTTGTTCTTCTAAACTATCTTCAAAGAACTCTTCAATTTTATTTGTTGGCTTAGTTAACAAACCATACTCTTCATAAGGTATATTTAAAGCACCATTTATAATTGGAGATGAAGTATCAACTGAATTAATCCATTCCATACCTTTGTAATAAATAAACTCTTGAGGTAGTGATGCTCCAAGTAAATGAATATAATGATTATCTAAAATATGACCTTGTCTTCTTAATGAATTTATTACCTCAATTCTACCCATCATTTGGTTAACTAACTTATTAGGATGATTAAATATTCGTTGGTATGCTTCTGAAGAATGATTAAATGCAAAGTGTTTAAAACCTAAATCAATACATTTATTATATAAATTAGTTATCTCTTCTATTGTTTTACCTTGTAATACAACCATTAATTTTGTAGTTGATGGTAGTTGTGACTTTAGAGTATTTATCCAGTATTTTGCATTTTTATATGTAGCATGAGAATTATTCCAATCATCAGGTGTTATAAAAATATCAGGTTTAACTAAATGCATTTTCTCAACTAAATCCTCAGCTGTATGAGTTACTCCCTCAAAAAGACCATTATCCATTATTATAAATGAGTTTTCTTGAGCTCTATACCTCAACATAAATAGTTTATACTCATTATATTTGTCTATTAAATGAGGTAATACGTACTGATAATCATTAAACATTAAACTTTTCTCAAGTAATGAGAGTGGTACTTCATGTGATATTTTCATTATTGTAACTTTTTTGATAATTTATAAAATAAAACGCATTCTTCCAAACTGCCTTCAAACTTATCTACAAACTCACTAACATCATCTTGTTTACCTCCATATTGACGTTTTAAGTCAAGTTTAAATGATTGTAAACGTTCAAACTCATCTTTCATAGCATCTTCAGATAGTTTATTTATACGTTTGGCGTATATAGTTCTGACTTCTCTTTCTTTTTCAACACACCATTCCTTTTCTAATTTTGATTTAGATATGGCTTCTGCTAACCAATATTGTTCATATTGAACTTGAGTCCAATAAGGTGAATAACTAAAATCACCATTAGCTAATTTGTCTTCAATTGGTTGGTATTTATGTAATTCTTTATGAATTGGATATCTTCTCCACCAATAAAACTTATTATTACCTCTATGTGGTGGTTTAGCCGGAACATCCACATTTATTTTATAACCTAGATAATCAAGTACTTCTTTTATATCTTTATTCATAATGTAAATATAATGAAGATTTATTGGGAGGCCAAACCTTTAATATTCTTTTACATTATCATCTGGAGGGAGTTGTTCTCTAATACGATTTTTTCTCCATCCTGATATATCTGGGCGGCTAAGTAATTCTTTCATTTGTTGTAATTCAGGAGGTATTTTACTTATTTCTTCTTCACTTAATACTCCATCTTTATTTGTATCATATTTCTCCATTATTTCCTCTTGTGTTTGAGGTATTAATATGGGTTTAGGTTCTATATCAGGTTCAGATTCAGATATTGGATATTCTTTTGGTATTCTATTCTTTTCAAATGAAGCATTTGCTGCTATAACTAATGCTATTGCTAATGGATCAAATACTAAAATAATGATAATCATGAACCAGTTTATTACTTTATCCATTGGTTGTCCTGTTAGACCAGATAAGTATTTTAATGGACCTAACTCATTAGCTAGATCATTTTTTGCTTTTATATTTAATATTTGGGTCTCTAAACTAAATATACTGTCATTAATAACATCAAGTTTAGCTGATAATACTTCTTCTGCTTTAATAGAAGATGTAAGTTGATTTTCAAATACTTTTCTATTACCTTTACTTTCTCGAGTAATAAGATTTCCTTTTTTATCTACAGACTGCAAAACTGTATTTTTAGATAAGGCTGTTCTTAACTCTGATGTTGATTTTGTTAATGACTCTTTATCTGTTAAATAACCTGTTTTTATAAGTTCATAAGATTGTTTTTTACTTTCTAGTGAACTTATTTTTTGATCAATAATACCAGATTTATTTGCTGTTGTTTGATAACCTGAACTTAATAGTCCATAAATACCAGCAGATGTTATTAAAGATAATACTACTACAGCTATTGTAAGGTATGTTTTAAGTAATCCATTTAATGTTTTCCAAGATCTATGTAATAAAGTTGCTATTGAAAGTTTAGATATTTCTAAAAATGAGGCCATTATTGTTACAGGTAAAGCAACACCTGCAAACAACATTGATAAACCTACAATGCTGTAATATGCGGCTGAGACTCCAAGTCCCAGCGCACAAAATAATATTAGATATGGTAAATATTTGTTATTCATAACTTTTATTGTTTAACCTTCACAACTAACACAATCTGATAATCTTTGTAAATTATCTCCTCTTAATACTGATTCTGTTCTTAGATAATAAAGTGTTTTAATTCCTTGTTTCCAAGCTTCTTTATGTACTTGACTAATCCATTTTGGAGAATCATTTGGATCAAATGTTAAATTTAAAGATATTGCTTGATCAACATATTGTTGCCTAATACCATTTTGTTTAACAATTTCTAATTGATTAATTTCTTTAAATGTTAAGAATATTTCTTTTTCTTCATCAGTTAAAATATAATCTGGTAAACCCACTACTGAACCTTGGTCTCTTAAAATTTGATCCCAAACACTATCAATATTATATCCTTTTTGTTCAAGTAATGCTTCAAGTATTTTATTACGTTTAATAAATACTCCTTTTGCTGTTTTTAAATTATAAACATTAGCAGGTATTGGTTCAATTGAAGGTGAAACTCCACCTGATATATGAGCATTTGATACTGTTGGTGCAGGTGCTAAATGATGAGTATGTCTTAAACCTGTTCCTTTACACCATTCTGGTTCACCATATTCAATTGCCTGGTCACGAGATGCTTTTAGTGCTTCTTTTTCAATAAAGTCAAATATCATTCTTGTATAAGCGTTCGCTTGAATACCTACAAATGGTAATCCTTTTGATTGTAAGAATGTATGCCAACCCAAAATACCTAATCCAATTGCTCTTCCTTTTGTTGCTGAGCGAACTGTATTTTCAAAAAACTTAATATTTTTTGCTCTATCAATAAACTCTTGTAATGCTCCTTCTAAAAACCAAGTTGATAACTCAGGTAATGTCATTCCATTTTCAAACTTATAATCTTTCCATTCATCCCAACGAGATAAATTTAATGAAGATAAACAGCATATAAATGAATGTAACTCATCTGTGTATAAAGCAATCTCAGTACAAATGTTTGTCATTGATACTTGAAGATTGTTATTTTTATACGCTTGAGGATTTGCCTTATTAATATTATCTCCAAACATAATATAAGGTTCACCTGTTTCAAGACGTGTTTTTAAAATCTCACCCCATATTTTTAATGATTTAGGATCTTTATTTTCAAGTTTATCCATAAACACATCATCTACAACTACACACTGATGTAAGTTTAGACATTGACGATTAACATCACCTTTTGGTCTACGAATCATTAAAAATTCTTCAATATCTGGATGGTTAATATTTAAATTAACTGAAGCTGCTCCTCTACGAACACTACCTTGGTTTGTAGCTAATATTGTTGAATCATATATTTTAGCCCATGGCACTACACCTTCACTTATACCGTTGTCTTTAATGTTTTTACCACGTCCTCTTATACGAGATAACCCAATACCAACACCTCCACCTTGTGATGATAAACGCATTAATTCTGCGTTTGCTTCAGCAATTCCTTCAATTGAATCACCAACATCAATACCAAAACATGAAATAGGCATTCCACGTTCAGTACCCATATTTGACAATACAGGTGATGCTAAGCATAACCAATTTTTAACTATTGCTTCCATAAAGAATGGTTGTAAATCTTTACGTTTTAATCTACGTGAAGCAGCTTTACTTACTCTTTTATAAGCGTCAAAAACATTTTCATCAGGTAATAAATAACCTTTTGAAATCATGCTGATAGCTATATCATCCATCCACTCTGGGTAATCTTTACCCTTAATCCATTTACTTGTATCTACTTGTATGCTCATATTTTTTTCTATAAATCACTCCAATCACCATTTGACTTAGAATAGTTAGTAACACGACCTGCAAAGAAGTCTTGATGTGTCTTACCACTTGTTAAATGTCCAAACCATTCTATTTGTTTTAATAAGTTAGGATCAATATCATTATATATTGCATTATATCCTAACTCAATTATTTTTTCGTTTGCTCTTGCTTTAATAAAGTTTTTTAACTGGTCTTTAGTTAAACCTTCAACATTTCCCATTTCAAATGCTTTATCAATAAAATCAGATTCTAATTGTACTGATAACTCACATGCTTCAATAATTTTATTTCTTAATTCAGGAGTATCTAGTGTAGGATTTTCTGACAGTAATGTTTTATATAACCAACATCCAGCTTTTGAATGCAATGATTCATCTCTAACACTCCATTCTACAATCTGTCCTGTTCCTTTCATTAAGTTTCTTAATTGGAAACTCATCAATATAGCAAATGAACTAAATAAATTAACTCCTTCAGTAAATGCTGAAAATATAGCTAATGATAATGCTCTTTCTTCTAATGATTCACCTGGTGTTTCTACTAAACGATCTATTTTTGCTTTTGATGCTTCATCTTCTAAAAATGCTTTAAAATCATCTAATCCAAGTTCTTCATTTAGTCGAGCATAAGCCTCAGCATGTATACTTTCAAAATCAGCAAACACACGAGCCATCGCCTGTACTTCTGGTTTTGGGAACCACATTGATACTTTTGTTGACCAATAATCATTAACATGTACTTCTGTTTGTGCGAATGATTTTAAAATATTACCAATCAAATTTTTCTCTGGTTCAGTTAATTTTAATTTCCAGTCATTTAAATCTGATGCTAATGGAACTTCATCTGCTAACCAATGTACGCGATGTTGATCTTTATAGAAATCAAATGCTTGTTGATACTCAAATGGTTTGTACCAAAGTCTTGGTTCTGTTATGTTCATGTTTATTATAAATTAAATTCATAAAACTTTTTAGCTAATGCTTTTTTATCCAATTCTTCATCACTTATTTTATTTGTTGGAGCATCATCATCATATTCTGATTGGATTTCTATATGACCTGTAGATGTATCTACTGAGGCCAAATATGTCATACCATCTGCTCCATATCTATTTTTCATAACATGGAATCTTCCTGTGTTATTTACTTTATCTTCTTTTTTTCTAGATAAAGATAAAGCGAAATCGGTCACCATCATTTTATCATAGCTTCCGGCCGCTTTATCACCTTCAATAACATTATCCTTTGCACCAGAACGATTTACTTGTGAAACTGACCATACTGGTAAATTAAGTTGTTTAGCAAGTCCCTTGGTGCTAATATAAATATCATCTATTTCTTGTTTTTTATCTATAGTCCTTCTTTTTGATGAAAGTAAGTCAACATAATCAATAATAATTAAATCTGGTTTAAATCCTGAGCTAACACATTTTTGGATATGTGATTCTATAGTAGATATTGTGGCTTGACCTGGTGAATATTCTCTTATGATTAAATTACCTGGTAATTCAGATGTCATTTGTTCAATCTGTGTTTTATGATTACCTATATCACTAACTGATATATTGGTAAAGAACGCATCATATCTTCTACCCACATAATCTTCTCCTAACTCTAAAGTGTAATGAACTACATTATATCCTAATTTAACAGCTGTACCACCTAATGCTACTAATGCCCATGATTTACCTCCTCCTGGGTTACCAAATATTAATCCAAAATCACCTCCACCTAATCCACCTTGTAATGATTCATTTAAAATAGGCCATGGTGTGGGTACAACTAAACGGTGATTTTCTCTATATCTAGACTCAACATCCTTATTATATTCATGACCTAAAGCTTTATCTTGACCTGCTTTTAATGCGTTATCAATCATTCCTCTGATTGAATCATAATCTCCTGCTTTTAATAAATCAACACTACTTAATAATGCTTTTTTTAACTGTTGATTTTTACAAAAACTACTAAATTCAGTTTCAATATATTCTAAATCATCATCTGCTGATTGGTATGCTTCACGTAATTGTTCTTTAACAGATACTTGTAATACCTCATTATCTATTTTCTTTAATTCTGTTTTTAATACTTCTAATGTAGGTGTTGTATGATATTTTGTAAAATATTTTAAAGTTTCATTTACAATCCATTTATGTGCTGAGTTATCAAAATAATCATCACTTAAAACATCATTGATATCTAATAGAAACTTTTTATCTGTTAATAAAGCAGATAATACTTTTATCTGGAATCCAATACCATATTGGGAAATGTTATTTAATGTCAAAACTTTTATTTATTTAAATTGTTAATAATTAATTCTTGTATTTCCAGATATATCCATAAATACTTTTTCTTTTACCTTTACCATTACATACTTCTGTAATAGCTGCTCCTGTTTTTTTATTTAAGGATAACGCTGCTTTAAATGCACTTTCCCACTCTTTAATAAAATCACCTTGTTTATCATATTGTAAAACCATTTTTCTTCTATTTGTATTACCTTTTGTAATTTCACTTTGATGTTTTTTAAATTCTTCAGATTTATGTTTTCCTTTAAGTGAATTACTTATTTTAGTTCTCCACTCATCAGTGTACATTTTATGTCCTTTTTTTCCTTCTGACATTTTTTTCTTCATTTCATCAGTTGGTTTCCATCCTTTTCTAGCTTTACTTATTTTTTCTTTACCTTCTATAGTTTGACCTGAGTTTCCAAAAGCTTTATTTGTTTTATTATAAAATAAAGAATTACTCTCTACATCATAGAAATTTAACCACCACTCTTCTTTTTGCCATAACTCATCTTTTGAAGAGCAATATTCTAGAATTTCTTTTTTAAAATTTTCTTTACCATATTTTTTAATAGCTTTTTTTATATAGGCTCCACTACCTAGATAATTAGGATTATTATTAATGTCTTTACCTATATATTTTTTATTATTAATTAAGTTTGTTGTTATATAAACTACCATGTCTTTTTAATATAAATATTAGTCAAGGTATTAAGGGTCATATTATTTATTAAAACTATTTAATACTTTGAATGTGTCTCTTAACCAAAACAATGTGTCTTTAATTAAATGTTTTAAACCATCTTCATTGTATAATCTCATGAATGCGTCTACTTGTAGTTTTGAAGTTGATGCAGTAATTAAATCTTCTATTAATTGTTTTTCTTTATCATCAATCATAGGTTTAGATAAGTCCATCAATTTATAGTTTGTTAGAACAGATTCTGTTTCAAATAATATTCTTGAATATATAATATGTTCTTTATGCTTTTCTTCACAAATATCAAATATATCATCTAATGTTAATATTCGTGTTTTTAATTCAGGAAATAATTTAAATAACTTACCTGGGCCTAATCCCTTAATACCAGGTATCTTATCTGAACTATCTCCTAATAGTGTCTTATATAATATAAAATTCTCAGGTGGGATTTCAAATTTAGCCTTAACCTTCTCTGGTGTTAAAAACTCTTTCTCTATTGGTCTAAATACAGTTATATTATGATTTACTTTTTGTAAGAAATCTTTATCTGATGAAACAATATATACTTTTGAATTTTGCTTAGTTGATAACTGATCACTTAAATGCGCTATAATATCATCTGCTTCAACTTTGTCCATAGATATGGTTTTGACAGGTAAACATTTTAGATAGTGGATTAAGCGGCTAATTTGATTTACTTTAGCATCATCCTCATCATCAATATCATCAAATGCTTCCCAATTCATAATTTTACCTGTATTGCGATTTGATTTATATTCAGGTAAAAGATTTTTACGGTTAGTAGAAGAGCCCATACCGTCAAAGACGATATAGGCTGATGTTGGTTTAATAGTATTTATTAAATATCCTAGTGATCTAAGAGTTCCTCCCAAGCCTCCGATATGAACTCCTTGTTCATTAACAACATTCATTACTGCAAAGTTTCTTAAAAATAGATTTAAACCATCTATAATTAATATTCTATCATATTTTTTTAAAATAGGATCTACTTTTTCTGGGACGCGGGTGTCATCATCCTTAGATATACCATCTAGGATCTTTAATAAATCTCTATTCATAACTTTTATTCTTCTTCTATTAAAATTGGGTGATCTTTACTTTCATTCCATTCTGACGTATCTTCAACTAAATTCGCTTCACTTGCTCCAGCACCTAAAATACCAATCCACTCATGTGAATGATGTTTTTTATAGTTGTTAATATCCTCTTCTTGAATAAAACCATGAATTGTAGCTATTACTACACTCTTTGTTTGTAAACCAGTAACATGATTTTTATCAACTGCTACTTTTGTTCTAACTGCAAATTCTACTTCTTTACCATCTTTTTGGGCTTTCATTTTACTTGTACCACTATTAGTGATATTACCAAATGTTATTACAATTGAAGCATCTAAGAACATAGTTTCACCATTTTTCATCTTCATCTTAGGTTGGCTCATAACATTTTCAGCTGGTGCTACCCAGATTTTATTAATCGCTACCATTGAATTAGTATATGGTGAATTTTCTTTTCTTGATAATGGAAAACGTTGATTAATAAAATTACCAAACTGTTGTGACATTGCACCTGCATTCCACATTGGATTATTTTTATTTGCTTCAACACTCATTTTACAAGGTATAGAACCGATTGAATCCCAGAAGAAACATAAATCATATGGTAAATTACCTTTACGTTGTTCATCTAATAAATCAGCTATAAAACCTGCTACATCTTCAATAGTGCCTAACTGTGATCTATCAGCATATAAGAAAAATCCTTTATGATTGACAACTTCACCTGTTGATTCATCTACTACATCTTCAAGTACAAATCCCATTTGTTTAGCATGTTCCCATGACCATTTCATTTCGGTAATAATAAATACCGGTAAAATGCCCATTTTCTGAGCGCTAATAGCTAATTCTAACATAGCTGTTGTTTTACCGGTATTACTATGACCTCTTAATAAGGTGATATGGCCCATAGGAGCGCCTTGGATAGAGACTGAATCCTGTAATGCTTCTGAAAATGGAATCCATCTTTGTTCTTTAAACTTTACAGTGTTGTTTAACAACTTCTTCTCTTTAAACTTATCTAAATTGAAATTAGCTTTAAGTTCACCAGAAACAGCTTCTGTTAACGATGTTTTTTTCTTGGCCATAAGATATTATTCCTCATCATCATTAAACACAGCATCAAACGCATCTGCTTTACTTGCAGGTTTAGTTATTGGCTTAGTTGTGTGTGTTTTTGGTTTTTCTTCCTTTTCCCAAGGCATGTCTGAGTCATCTTCATCTTCAGCTGTGATTACTTCTGGTGATTCTTCCTCTGTTGGAGGTGTTAACCAGTTTTGTAATACTTCTTTCATAGCTTCAAATTCCATTTTACGTTGGATTTCTAATACATCTGGTTGTTCGCTTAATAAACGTTCAATTTCAGCTTTATTAGTACTTAATGGTGTAGTTTTTGGTTTAACACGAATTGATGATTTTAAACCTCTACGACCACCAATGTCTCCCATAACTGCTTCTACAGTGAAATCACGACCATCATTAATGTCTGTGTAATCACCATAATCTTCATCTTCAGCAATACCTAATAATTGTAAATAGATTTCCTTGCCAAACTCCCATAAACGAACTCCTTTGTCTTCTTCACCACGAACAATAACTGGAGCGTAAACTCTCAATTTCGGATCAAGTTTTTTAGCTAATGACCAATTTTCTTTGTCATCAGTTTTACGAAGTTGTTTTGCAAATTCAACGATTGGATCTTTTTCACCCCAATTAGTTAATGAGAAGATGGGGAATTTTGAAAAACCATAATGTACAAAGATCTCTCTAAATGGGTTGCGAGGATCGAGTTTAGAAGGAACAAATCTAATTTGATACTTACCTTCTTGTTTTGGTTTCCAGTAGACTTTAGTGTAGTCTATCTTTTCTCTTTTACCAGAGTTACCTGATTGTTGTAAAGCACCTAGACGGGCTTTGATTGCATTTATATCCATATATTTAACTTAGTTTTATAATTAATTAGTTTATGTCTTTATAAATTTATATAAAGAGGGCGCAAATGCCAAACTATAGATTTACTATTTTGTGGATTTTTGTTTTTAGTTGCTTTAGTTCTCCTTGTTGAGTTAGTAATATTGTATTTTGATAATGTTGCCAGTTAATGCGATAGTCTGGATCAACTACTCCTCCATTAAGTGATTTTATTAATTCATTTAATGAGTTAATAGTGTATAAAACATTAAATTCTTTTTTGCGATGGACTAATATAGTATTATCTGGGATGGCATTTACATTTCCTTGGTCTACATTATATGTACAAACATACTCATCATTATTCTTAACATATAAGACAAATATCTTATTATACATAATTGAATATGTATTATTTAGATTGTCTATCAAACTGTCTAGATTTTCTAGTTGAGTAAATGTGCAAAATAACTTATTGTTTAGCATACCATCAAAAGGACTTGTATCATAGTCCATCATATACGTATTAAAAGTATCATTAAAAGTCATAACTTATTCCGGTTTTATTTTTAGTTTTTAATTTATATTTGGTAAATATTGTTTTTATTTCATCTATCACACCTATTTCATTATTATCTACATCAAATAAAAACGCGTCATAAGTATATAATATCAATTTTGTATTTTTATCTCGTAATATTTTTAATATATCTCGCAATATGTTAACATTATTAGATGTTTCCATATTTTGGAGCACATAATTGAATAATTTATTTGGGTTAATGTTATCTAATCGGTCTTTATGGAACATGTGGTTTGATATGGGACATTCAATATAACCATTGGTTTTCCACTGATTCCACAACTTATCTATATATGATTGTATCTTTTTAAAATACACCCATTCTTTGTACTCATCCATTATTCCTCCATATAATTGTCGGAACATTAATTCTTTTGCTTGAGCTAACTCTACTTGTGCTACTTCAGCAAATTCAGAATATATGTCATCTGATTGGTGATTAATTAACTGTGCTGCTAATGTAGGATGGTAAGCACTAATATCAATTTCTATTAATGTATGATTTTTTGGTATAAATGTCTTGCGGCACCCATTATCTTTGACTAAGGCAGCAAAATTAATAGTGTTAAAAGTGTTAGAGGGGCGTCCCGTTGTAGTATGGAGATTATAATTGGTATATATTCGGGAATTATAAATATTGTATTCTGGATGGTTAAGATCAAAGTATTTGTTAAAAACTTGCTCATTAATATTAATTCCTGAGTTTTCAAGGAGGTAAAATACTTTAGATATTTTGCTATAGAACTTATTTTTCTCTTCACAGTAATCTTTAACTTGTTTATAAATGCTTTCATATTTTTCATAATGTTTAACTATTGGTATAATTTTATTTATATCTAACTTATTAGAGTTATTTGTATATAAAAATGTATGGGCTGATGTTGTTACTTCAGGTAATAATGGTGTATTAAATGAAATATCAACAAGATTAGTTAATTGAAAGTGGTATAAACATGTTTTTTGATTGCGAATGTATACTGTATCAAATGTTTTTAACATATTGTATACTGTTGATTTCTTAACAGATGTTGCTTCACTATGATTAATACTTATAATGAATCCTTTTCTTCCTTTTGTTGGTCTAATATATAATAGTGATATATCAGTTAATTTAGGATGAATATAATCATGAAGTTGAATTGGTTCAATAAATACTTCTTTGTATCCTTTATTGTAAAACTCTTTAAGTTGTGTATTATTTTCTATTAGCCAAAACATTTTCTTATAACCTTTATTATGCTATAAAAATAACAATAGTAAGATGTAAAACCAAGTTAAAGAAATCTACTTATAAAATTTTGTATAATCATCTCGTAAATATAAATTAAATTTAGGTAAATCAAGACGTTGCATAGTTATACCAACAATACGTTTATTTGTTTGAGCAATAGTAGATTCATCTCCTGAGATTGTCCAAGGTATATTAAATGCTGTGTAATATTGATATAACCATTGTGGGTTTCTATTTATTATATTTTCAAATGTATCTTTACTAACTTCAATATAAAGTATTTCATTTATTTTTTTGACAAAATATCTCCTAAATTCACCTATTTGATAGTCTTGTTGGGTGGGTTGTGATTGATAGTAGATTGGTGTGAGTAATACTTTTTTGTTATCTACTTGTTTAAGAATATTATATGTGTCATTAGATAATATATTATTATAAGAAACAACATTTTGATTAGATAATAATAATGGATCAGTTGTGGTGAATTTTTTTAGTTCAACAACATTAATATCATTAGGAGTTTTGCCTGTGTAAAATTTACTATCAGATGTCTCCCAATAATAACCAATATATTCTTGATTATTACTAATTAATACAAATTCTTGTCCATTAGTATATTTATTTGTTACTATTTGAGATTTTGGATAATACATATTTACCAAGTATATTTGCCTAAGTTTATTTTATTTAATATATCATTAGCATAACCTATTCTGTTTTTAGATTGAGGTTTGCCACTACGTTCAAAGTATTTTTCAAATTTATCAGCTGCATCTGCTGCTGTAGTGGTTTCTTTTAATTTAGTTAAAGCTTTTCTTTCTGTTGAATTGAATTCTTTCCAAATAAATTCTAATTGAGATATCAAAACTAAATTATATCCAGGAGTTTTTTCTAATTCAGTTCTTCTTGGTGGTTCCCACTGAGCTATACCATATGCTGGGCCTCCATTATCTTGTTTTTTATTAAGAGTTAATCCTGATTCTTGTAATAAGTTACCAATAATTCCAGCTGTTTGTGGAGCAGTAAGACCTTTACCTTTAAAAAAGCTTATAGTCTCTTGAATTGAAGAAGATCTATTAAAAGTATCAGTATTTAAAGTAAATAAATTATTAGTAGTATCTGTAGAACTTGATGTTTGTAGAGAGCTAATTATATTTAATTTAGGTAATGTTCCTCTATTTAATTGAGCCTGTGAAGTAACTTTAGGTAAAGCTAAAGATTCAATTTGAGTTGTCCATTTATTATCTTGAATAGTATTATTAATAGATGTAACAATAAATTCTAATGATTGTGGATAATTAGTTGGTAAGTAATCATTATTTACTGTAAACTTTTGATATACTTTTATTCCAGATAATCCATCAATAGTTAAAGATAAATTAAATGGTAAAAAACCATTAGTATTAGAAGAGTTGTAAATGTTATTACTTATAGATTGAGATATAGAAAAATATGCTTCTCCTAATTCAATAGTATTACGTAATGTATTTTTAATATCTTCTATTAAGACTTTAGATAAAGTAGGTATTTTGTTATCAATTGAAAATGACATTGATATATAATTAGCTAATTCATTAGCTTGAGAAGTAAATCTAGCATATGTTGTTTCTAATGATTGAGTTGTATTAAAAAAAGAGTAATTTGCTTCTACTTTATATGGTGAAATCCTATCTTCTAAACCTTTATTTATTCTTGATAAAGCTGTAGCATCTTCTCCTACAACAAATCCTTGAGATGTAGCTCCAATAGTAATCATACTTGCTAACTGTGGAGTAACACTAGTTTTTAATGAAAAATCTTGAACAAAATTACCTTTTACTGAGCCTGTATTACTAAAATTATACCCAAATAATTCAAATGTTGCTAATGATGTATTAGATTGGGGTGATACTAATTTGATAATACCATCTCTATTTGGAATAGTATTTTGATCTATTATAATAATTTTATTACTAGTTTCATCTACAGCAGGTTCTAATGAATTAATATTACCTAAAGATGAATTTATAGAAGTACATATCATTTGTAAAAATTTAATTAAGGTAACTTTACCTTCACTATTTTTACTATTAAATATACTTAATAAAGAATCAAAATTTAAATAAATATTCATTATTTGACCAGCTTGTGAGCCAGCTATTTCTTTTCTGAAATCAGCTGCTTCATTAGCTATAGTGTAATATTTTTCATTTAAAACTACATTACCTTTAACTAAACATGTTGTTGGGTCTGAACTCCAAGAATAATCTGATGATAGTGTGTATATTAAATTATTTTCTGTATTATAATCAAATTTAATAATAGGAGAGTAGTCAACATCTAATTTTAGTTTGGGAACTAAGTCTTCTTCTATCCATTTAAATAATGAACCTAAACGAATGTAATATAAAGGTTTACCAAGATCTTTAAACTCTTGTCGCATTATATCCTTATCACCTAAATTATAAACATCAACTTTACATCCTGCTTTAGATGGATTATTAGATGCTTCTAAAATTGTTTTACATTTAACATATAATTTACCTAATTCAGTAGATTGATCTATGGTTTCTATATCTTGAGTTGGTTTATTGTTTAATATTTTATCTGTGGGTGTATTTCCTATAATGGTGTTTGGGTTCACACCATTATTTGCTAAAAACTCATTAAATGTTGGTTTAGGAGTTAATAATGCATTTGCTTTTAAAGATTCAATAACATCTCCTTGACTTCTTAATATTACAACAATATCATAACTACCATCAGTATTAAATGACCAGTTAAAATTAACTACTCTACCTAATAATGCATCATAATTACCATATGATTTAATTCGTTTTTCTTGAACTAAATTTAATAAATTATAGTAATTTTTTCCACTAAAATATTCTGTTTCAAGTGTAATATCATTAGATTCTAATTGAGTTAAATTGTTGTCTTTAAAATAATGAGAATAACCCCATTCTAATAAAACATTATATCCTAATCTTAAATATAAATTGTCAATAATATCAAATTGAACCTTATTCCAAGCTTTAATTCCTATTGTGGATGTTTTTAAACTACCTCTAGTTTCAGTTTTAACATTTACTGAGGTTATACCCATCATAGGTGATTGACCAAAGTACTTTGTATCTCCTATACCATATGCTTTTCCTGGAGCTAATATATTATTAACAGATTTATTATTAACAGTATCATAATCTTTATTCATTACTCCTCCTCTAGAGTTATAATTTCCTAATTCACCTGTACCATTAAATAGTATAAATTTTTTAGCTAATTCAGGTCCACCTAATCTTAGATCTTTAATGCCTGGAGAGTTAATGTTATTGATATCTTTGATATCAACTGATGATATCATTTTCACCCAACCTGTTCTAGAATTTAAGTAATCTAGTACTTTAGGTACAGTACCACTAAACTCATTAAAGTTAATACCTTGATTAGCTCTATAACCATGGATTCTATGTCTCCTATCAATCTCTGTTATTATATTTTCATGAAAACCTTCTCCTATTATATTCATATTAAGAGTTTATATTATTAAATGTTCTTATCACTGCAGCAGGATTTGCTGGGATTCTTATTTGTATACCTTCAGGTATAATTAATGAGTTTTGGGCTAATTGTTCATTAGCAATAGATATTACCCACCATAGTGAACTATCTGAGTAGTATTGTTGAGCTAAAATATCATAACGATCACCTTGTACAGTATAAACATATATATCATTTTCAGTTAAAGGAACATCAGGATAACGAACTGTTTTATAAGTTCGTTTTCCTCCATTTGTTTTTTCAATAGGTATATTTTGATATCTGTTCATTATTAGAATCCTTTAAATCTATTAGGGTTATTATTAGTGAATGTAGCTTCTTGATCTTGTTTTAGTGGTGGTTGAGTTGGAGTTGGAATTGGTTGTACTTCTACAGGTTTTACTGTAGGAGTATAATTAGGTTCATTATCATAATTATTATGATTACCTGTGTTTAATGCTATATAATGTTCAGGACCAAATTCTGATATACTAGATGCTTCATTAGCTTTTTTTCCATCTATTATTGGACCAACTAATGTTTTAACACCTTCATACTTATTAGTTTGTTTACGAGGAACAAATGAATGAATTGGTGTATAATTCATAGATACTTTTATAATATGAGATAATTCTTTTACTGAGTTATCACTTCCAGCATTTGTATTATTTATACCTATTTCCCATGGAGTTGATTCATCTATAGTATAAGTTAAACTAGTCATAAAACCAGGTTGAGAATATAAATATCCTCCAATAGTTAATCTCATCATAGGTCCTCTCATATAACCATTTGCACTATAGTCTGGTGTTAAGTTAGATGCTAAGTAATTTAGTTTTTGATACATTGGAATTAATTCATCTTTTGATTGGGCTGCTACAGTCCAATCTACAGAAATTCCTCTATTAAAACCACCATAAGTATAAAACTCTTCTCCTCTACCAACATACTTAGTAGAATTCCAAGTAGCATTATATGCATCTGAAAAGTTATTTAGAAATGCTCTAAAGTGAATAAATACAGATTTTCCTGGGTCATCATTATCAATTGCTTCAATTCTAAATTTAACTAAATCATTTGTTTCATTTGGATCTACCAATCGTGAACTATAAAGAGGTTTGGCTGTTATCTTATCTAAAGCGCCTAATACTCTTCCAGTAAAATCTTTTTTACCAGTAACATAACTAGAAATATCTCCTCTTTGACCTGGATTTCCTAAAAATACTCTTTGTTCTATAACAGCACTTCCTGTATATTCAGGTGATATAGACATAATAGAAGAAATTTTTGCTTGTAAAATTTTTCTAAAATCTTGTATTTTAGGAGAAAAAGGAACTGTTAATCCTTTAATTCCATTTACTTCACTAGCTTTACTTAATAAATAATAAGGTAATGTACTAAAAGTACTATTAGCATAGTTATAAAATTCATCTCCACTTCCTTTAGTTATAGTATTATCAGCTAATTTTATATTAGTAGGACCTATACCTAAAACAGAACCTGGGCCTCCACCATATGAAATTAAAAAATTAGGATTTAAAGAAACATTATTATTTAATGCAGATAAATTAACAATGTTACCATATATTTTAGTATTAGTTAAGTTATATAGTCTATTATTATTTGCCTCTTGACTACTTTTAACTACTTGAGAATATGTTCTTATATTACCTGGTAGGTCTATATCTATTCCACCAAGGCTAAAATCAGGAAATGGATTTACACCTTGTTTATAAAGATGTAAACCAAAAGCATTTACACCAGCTTGTGCTAATGTACTAGTGGGTAAATATATTTCTTGTCCTCCAGCTTGTGTCCTAACTCCTAATCTAGTTAAAGCATTTTGTTTAATAGTGAATAATAACCCATTAGGTGATTTTGTATCAACAAACATTTGAGTTAATCGAGACACATCTTGAGCCGTACGAGAACCGGCTAAAATGCCTCCTCGTAAAATGAAATCATTATCGTAGTTAGATAAAGTTGAAGTTCCTGATGGTATATCTGTAATAATATAAGGTTGGTTGCTTGAACCACCACCAGGTCTATCTTTGCCGTACTTTAAGGATTTAAGATTTGTTTGTAAATTTAATAAACCCATTTAGTTAATTTGATTACCCTGTAATATCAAGTGCTCTATCACTAATTCCACCTTCAGGTAAATTATCTGAGTATTTTGATGGTGTTATACCATTTAAATCTAATTGTGAAGGTTGAGGAATCGCATTAAGTACACCATCTACATATTCACCATAAGCTGTAATAACAGCTGATGCATTACTACCATTTAAAGAATAACTAGGCTGGTCATTTTTAGCATGTAATGGTGATTGTTTAGTTGCTAATGGGTTAATAGCAGGATCTGAGCCATCCCATAATGTGAAATTAGAACCACCTGTTAATAATTTGTTTTGAAGTCCCATAGTTGTATTGTTTAATTTGTTTGTTATAAATATTATGAACCTAAGGCATATGTTTGTTTAGCTAAGCCGTTGGTTAATCTTTCACCGTTAAGTGTTATATCTGTTGATTTATTTACTAATTGTCTTAATAACATATTAGTTTCTTGTTGACTTTTCATAAATCCATCAAATTTATCTAGTGGTATAATAGCCTCAGGACCAGCTTCACCTACAGTAGCGTTATAAATTGGTTTTCTAACAATTCCTCCCTCTGCAAATTTAGGACCAGGACCCGCTGTTATGACTTCTTCTTTTTGTATTTGTTTAATCTCAGATTGAGATACACCTAAAGATGACATTTGACGATTTTGTCTCTCTTCTTTATTTTCACTTTTTGGTCCACGAAGCAATATACTAGCTAATGATTGTCCTGATGATAAAGCGTTAGCAAATTTTATAATAAAGTCTGATAGTTTATCTATTGCTCCACCATCAACAAGATCAGAGAATATTTCTTTTGCTCTTTCTAATGAAGCTTCAAATTTAGTTTGAGCATCTAATGATTTTTGAGCATCCTCTAAAGCTTCACCACGTAATAATCCTCCTTCTAATGCTGTTAATTCTTGTTGTAAACGTGCTGCTTCACTTAATTTACCTTGTGATTCTAATAATTTAATAGTTTCACGTTTATTTTTTAATTCCTGACCTCCAGCTTTGTTTATTAATTCTTGCTTATATAAAGTATCACCTAATTCATTAGCACTCATTCCTAATGTTTTAGCTATAGATTCTTGTTGTATAGCATTCATTCTACTAAATGAAGCAGCAGTAATATTTTGATTAGCTATTTCTTCAGTTAAACCTGCTATATCATTATTTAAAGCAAATAATCTAGCTCTTTCTAAATTAATTTGTCTTCCAGTTAATAACTCAGCTTCTATTTGGGCTGAGATTGATGATTCAAAATCTAATAATGAACTTTGAGTTTTGGCTACTTGATCTAATGTTAAACCTAATTTTTTAGCTTCTAAAACTGTTTTAACTATTTCACCTGTGTTACCTCTAAAATTAAGTTTTATTAGACCACTTAGTCTATTTACATCTGCTATAATTTTTCTACCATCAGCTACTATTTTATTCTGATTAGCAAAAGCTGCTATTTGATCATATATTATATCTAATCCTTTATCAGATTCATTATTATTTAAGACAAATAATTGTTGAAGTTGAATAGCCTCTTCAGCTTGAATACCTATTTCCTTAGTTAATTGTATTTGAGTATCAAGTTGTTTAAATGAAGCTTGATATACAAAATCAGATAAAGAAGCTAACTCATTAAAAGCTTCAGTTATATTTTTAGTTGAGTCTAAAATTGATGTTAAAACTGTTTTTGAGGATTTTAAAACCTCATATTGAGCTCTAGCACTGTCTTTAGATATTGAAAAATTCTTAGCTATATCTGTGACACGTTTATCAGCATCAAACATAGCATCTAAAAAGAATTTTGCTGCTGTAACTAAAGCAGTTATCCAAATTGGACCTTTAAGGAATGACATTAATCCCCCAGCTCCTGCTTTAAATATCTGGAAAGTACTTTTTCCACTGGCGGCTGCTTTAGCAGCTGAATCAGCAGCATCTTGAAATGGTCCAGCTAATCCTTTTAGACCAGGAATTGATTTGACTACTCCTGCTAATTTTTGAAATCCTCCAGCTCTTTTTTCAATTTCTTTAGCAAAATTTAATTGATTCTTATAATTATCTGTTACTTCTCCTGTTATTTCAGCTATACCTTCTTGTAAAGTTTTTATTTCATCTAATTCATTTAGAGATAATACTAAGTTCTGAGTTTGTTTTGCTAATAAATTATTTAATCTTTGATTAAGAACTTCTCTTGTAGCTGTTATTTCATTTATTTGTTCATTTATTTTTTTAGATGATAACTGACCATTATTTAAATCAATTTGATTTTTAATTAATTTTTCATTAGTTTTAGCTAATTTATTTAATGTAGATATTGTATCTTTTTGTACTCTGGAGAATGCTCTAGCATCATCAACTATATTAGATAATCCTTCTGCTAAATCAGTTAATCGGGAAGTTAACGATTGAAATCCATCGTCTAATGCACCAACAATAGCACTTATTTCATTAAGATCTTTTTTACCGTCTCTTATATTTTGATTTGGATCAGCCATTTAGTATATTTTATTATAAATATTAAAGGCATCACTTTTGTTGTGACGCCTTTGATGCTTTAGTTACATATGTTGGAACATTAACTTTTGGAGCAACTCCATCATTAGCTCCCATTCTCATTGCAGCTTTTGATTTAGCTACAATATCATCTGTGTTATTGTCTGGGTTTTGTTTATCAAAATGGTCTCTTAATTTACTAAATGTAAATTTACGTAACCATATAGGCATGTTATATACTGTACTATAATCATAACCACCACCTCCGTGAAATATTATTTCATGAATTTGAGAAAATAGAAATACTCTATACTCCAAGGTCAGGCCAAAAAAAGTTAAGACCAATAGGTATATTGACTTCCTCCACTAAGCCGTTTAATGTTTCAATGGAAGTCGTTAAGTTAACGTCAGGTTGTATTGTCTTAATATACTCACGTAATGCTCGAGCGTCTCGCGCTAATAAGTAAGTATCTACATATTCTCTAACATTTTTAGGATCATTATTACCATTAATTGATAATATAGTATATTTTAAACGCATTGATACTTCTGGTGATTGGTTAATTTTCTTTAGACCAGCTAATTCACGATCCATAGATAATTCATCACCATGAGTTAATAATTTAAAAGTAATAATATCACTTGTTGAAGGTACTTTAAATGTAAATTCATTTTTACCTTTAGTAAATAATGTTTCATCAATTACTTTATTATCTAATGTAGATAAATCAGCTACTACATCTTCACCTTTATAAGTAAAAGCATAATCTTTTCCATAACCTAAAATACGTGCTGCAATTAAAATTGCATTTTTATCACCTACTAATAGATCATTGTAATCAATTTTAGTTACAATAAGTGATTGTAATAGTTTATCTAAAACAACTCCTTGTTGAATATATGATTGATTAGTTAAAATATCCTCTTCTCTAGCAGTCATGTATTTCATTTCTAACTTACCTGCTGATAATGGATTTGATTCTGGGTATGGTAATCCCTTTGATGGTAACTCTACCATTTCGGTAGGAAATTTAAATTCACTCATAAATTTTATTTAATAACTTTGTTTATTATAAATATTAAGATAAAGAAAGCCTGGCCAAAGGCCAAGCTAACTTTCTTCGTATACTTCGGAAAAAGTAATTTCTTAGAAGTTTAACACACAGTAATCAGGTTGAACTGTCATTGTAATTGATTGAGCTGCTGATTCATTATCCCAGCTGTACTCACCAAAGTTTGTATCTGTGATTAAAGCTCCTTTAATAATCCACTCACTTACAATATCACCTACTGGACCTAAAACATTAAATGTTAAATCTTTTTTATAAAAATCTGAGTAACCGTCACGACCAGTTACAGATTCATGATGTAAACGTACCCATTCCATTACTGATTGAGCTCCTGATGGAGTGATTGGATCAAATAATGTAAATGTAATTGGACCCCAATTTGATTTACCTTTAACATATCTTGCAACGTTAATATGGTTTAATTTAATTGATTCTTGGGTTAATGTAACTGCACCTACACCTTTAACCATGTAAGAAGGAACACCATCGATATACATTATAAACCTATTCTGTTGTTTAGGTTCAAATGCTGTGAAAAATATTTCGTTTGCGTTTAATACTGCCATTTTCTTATGTTATTTATTTGTTATAAATATTATTGGTTCTAAAAGGTAACTACTTCCCTTATCCAGGGAAAGTAGCACCAGTTGGAGTAATGTTAAAGTCTAAGTAAATGTATTCAGCAGTTTTAGTTGGTTGTAAATAAATAGCACCTACTAATTGATTTCTATCTATTACATCAGGAGTATTATTTGAATCATCCATCACTACTCTAAATGCAAATAAACCTTGTCTTTGTTGAACTGATTCTAAGTATGGATTTACTTGAGCTAAGAACTGATTTCTTGTAGCAGTTGTATTTTGTTCAAATACTAATGTGTTTGCTACTTGACCAATATATCCTTTTAGTGAAATTAATAATCTACGAACATTTACACGATCTAAAGCTGATGCTTGAGTTTGTAATGTTTTGTTACCATATACTACAACTCCAGTACCTGGGAATGTTGCTAATGGATTAACTTTTGCTTGATACAATGTATCACGATTAGCTTGAGATAATTTTTGTTCTACACGAATTACATTACCTAATCCACCACGATTAATACCTGCTGGTGCAAACCAAGGCTCAGCTACTCTATCATTGTAAGCGTAAACACCTGCAATTACAGTTGAAGCTGGAACCCAAACATTTTTACCTGTACCTGGATCTAATATTTGACCCCATGGCCAGTATGAAGCAGCATATGAAGTATTACGTGAAGCAGCTTGTGATGTAATTGATGTAATTGATGAACCATAAGGTACTAAATCTAATACAAAAATATTATCACCTCTACCTTGAGTACTTGTAATAACATTTGATACAGCATCTGCATGTAATGAATTGAATAAACCTGGTGTTAATAAAATATTAAATCTATAATCATCTTGATTAGATAATAGATTGATCATGTTTGTATAACTACCACCATCTAAACCTTGTGTGTTACCTGAAGTTGTGATTGCATCATAAAATGCAGCTCCACCTTTTTGTGTATCAGTAGCACCTGTAAATGAACCACTTGCAGCTACTGGAATTGAACCTGTAAATTGTGATTTTGGAGTACCTGTATTATCAAAATAATCTGGAGTAGTTAATGCTACTGATTTTACTCTAAGATATCTTGAAGCATTAGGATATGAACCTGATAATTCAATTTGATTATTTGTAGCATTGTAATTAAATGTGTAATCACCAATTACATTAGATATATAATTAGGAGCTTTAGGATCTAATGATAAGTTAGTCCAAGTTTCCAATATGATTGGATTGTTTGTATTATCATTACCTTGTCTAACTAATAAACCAAATGTTCCTGAACTTGTATTTGGAGATACAATTTGCCATCTAACATTATCAGTTGAACCACTTAATAAAGATCCACTTGCATCTATTGAACTTGAACTGTTCATAATTGTACCTTTAGAAAGAGTTTCTAAAGTAAATGCTGTTGCACTTGTACTTGCTGAAATAGCTGTACTTGTTGCTGATGCCCAAGTAGATGAAGCACTTACTACTCTTGCTACTAATAATGATGCACCACCATTTTGGAAATAATTGTAAGCAGCTATAGATGTAAAATAAGAATATACATTCCCGCCGCTTACAAATGTTGATCCAAATTTATTTACATAGTCACTGTATGAAGTAACATATGTTGGAATTTCAACAGGTCCTTTTACTGTTGGTCCAATAATTGCTGCTCCTACTGTTACTGGGCCTTGGGTTACCTGAGAACTATCGTTTTCTCTTTGTAAAACACCAGGCGATAATAATACTTCTGCCATATTTGCTTAGATTAATTTTATTGATTGTTGTCAATAAATATCTAAGCTTTTCTCAAAAATTAATTTACTTTAGTAAATTCTCCAGTTTCAACATTAATGTTGCCATTACCATATTTAGTTTGGAGTGTTTCACCTATACTAGCTTCTTTAGTTTTAAGAGCTGATAATGTTTCAATTAACTGTTCTTTTTGTAGTTCCAAACTTTGAATAGTTATTTCTAATTGACCAAAATTAGCTATCAATTGACTATTTTGTTCTTGAATTGATTTTAATAAATCAATTTCTTCTTGTGTTAAAAGTATTTTTTCCATATCTTTAATATAATATTGTTTTTTTGAATCTCCAAATTAAATATCAGCAGGAGTTAAATTTAGTTTGGTCATTGCATATGTGTAAGCTGCATCATTTGAATCATCCCAATTTAAATAATCTTCTCCTTCCATTATTAAATTTCCATATCCTATACTAACATTAGTATTTTCTTCTACTAATTGATAAAAGAAAGTACATGATGTAAGAAGATCATCAAATGAAATACTTAAATTAAGCATTGTAGCTGTTTGTAATGAACCATTTACCCATATTTGTATTGGTTGTATTTTTTTCATATTAATATTATAATATTATTTTTTTAAATATCCAAATTAAAATATATTAAATATAGATCCTGAGTTATTCACTTGTAAATCTTCAATAACATACATTTCTAAAGCATAAATTAAATCACTATATGGATCTACAGGTATAACAGGATACTGTAGTTCTGACGTTTGAGGATAGTAAGGTATAGTACTTGCTTGAGTGTAATAACTACTTGATGTTTCAGGATTAATAGATGGAGCACATATGTTCGCATCCATTGTTATACTACCTCTATATGTTAAATGAGGTATTAATTCAATAATTGGGTCTTTGTAGTATGCTAAACCTACTTGTAGACTACCTGTTACTTGTATTGCCATTGTTTTATGTATAAATATTTGGTTTTTCTTTTGTTATTTGAGCTGTTTGTAGCTGTTCTAGAGTTATTTCTATAACAGGAATACTACTAGCTTTTATTTTTGCTTCTAATTCGGGTGTTGATTTAATCATTATGCGTATCCTGGGAAAAAATAATCTGTACCATCTAAATTAATTTTTAACCATACAGTTGGATCAGATAAATAGTTTGTTCCACCATTACCATAATAATTTGTAGGACTACCACCACCAGTTGTACCACTAGCTGGGTTTCCCGCACCTTGATTATTGATTGTTACAGCAGCTTGTGTTGTTAAAGAACCACTTATACTAAAACTACCTGTCACATTATGTGTATCAGTAATAATGTTACCTAATATGGTACCTGTAGGTAGTACTTGAAATTCAACAGCTGAGCCTGTGCTAACAGTAAATGAACCTGTTATGTTAAATGTGTTTCCTATAACTTCAACAATACTTCGTCTTATTGATGAGTTGGTACCATTACCAATTGCAAATATTGCTGTAGCTGATGATCTATTCCATCTACCTACTACAACTTGTTCAGATGCTGATCCTGATAGATTTTGTCCTAAAAGTGTTGTTAAACCTCCATTTGACCAATTATTTCCTCCAATAACAACATCTTGACTCCCAAGTACAGTATTAGATAATCCAAAAGCCATTGCTCGTGAACCTGGTGTTACATTACTTTCACCAATACCTACACTACGTACTCCATCAGCAAAATTTGCACCTCCCATAGTAACTGAGTAAGATCCAGATGATCTATTGCCTGAACCTACTGAAAATGAATATAAACCTTTTGCTGTGTTACTATCTCCAAATGCTGTAGAGTATGATGCTGATGCTTCATTATTATTACCCATTGAAACTGAAGAAGTTCCATATGCTTTACTATTAAGACCTACAGCTATACTATATGGAGCTCGAGCTTTACTTCCTCCACCTAATGCTACAGAATTTAAACCTAAGGCCTCTGTGGTTGTATCTCCCATAGCAAATACTGAATTACTAGCAGATACAATAGGATATTGTGTTAAAACAGAGCCTGGCATTACTATACTTTGGGCTCCTACTGTTAAATCATCACGTATAATCATTACAGGAGTTCCAGCACTATTTACCACTCGCATAGTATTTGTAGCTGATGTTGCTCCTGATCCTTTTAAACTAAATGCATTTGTAGCTGAGCCTGTAATTGTAGTATTACCAACTACATTTAAACTTCCAGTTATACCTGCTGAGCCTGTAAATGGAAATGCTGGGCTACCTGCACCACCTGAACCAGATAAACTTCCAGTTATTCCTCCTAATACAATTAGAGATCCGCTTATAACAGATACTCCTGAGTCTACTATGAGACCATTTCTTACTTTGAATTCGTTCATTTTTTATACCTCCATATACATCCAGCAGTATGTTGTTTTTTGTTGTTTAAACATTTAATAATGTTGGAATCACACACTCCTAAATATTGGCCTATAAATCTAGGTAACATCACCCACTCTTTTATTACTTCATTAGTTGTTTTATCTATTTGTAGTATACATTCATGCTTTTTGACAAGATTCAATAGTTTAGTTTGGTTTGTCTTTTCTATAATTGATTTATCACGAATTCTTCCTTTGTTTGCTTGTCCTATTTTTTGTTTTCTTTGTTCAGAACATGGAACTCCTTTACTGTTAGATGGTTTTCCTTTTTTTAAAGAACTCATTAATCTTTTAGTCTCTTCTGTGCGTTTAGATCCTTTTATACTATTAATTCTTTTTTGTATAGTTTCTGGGGTGTCTTTTCTGCCTAAACTTCCTTCTCCACCTCGAGTCAAGTTCATTCCATTAGGATTTTCATAATGAAAACTGTTATATTCTTTAATATATTTGATTTCTAATTCAGATAATGTGTCTTGAGGTGCTTCTGTTAGTATTTCGAAATTATGATTATCCCAACTATGTTTTTTTATAGAATTATAAAGTATTCTCTGTTCTTCAATATAACTACATGTTCTATATTTAGAAATTCTATCATTAAGACGAGTTGTTTGCCCAATATAAATTTTACCAGTAGGACTGGTTATTTTGTATATGTATCCTATTTTTGTCATTATTTTCCTTTCACTATCCAGGTTTATTATAAATATTAGTTAAAGACCGAATCTTGCTCTTGATGCATTATAGTTTTGTAGTACTTCGGTAGCCGAAAGTGCTTTATTATATATTCTTGTTATACCTACATTTCCCTTATAAGGTAGTGAGGAAGGTGGTCTAATTCCGATATATAAATTAGTATTTCCATTTAATAATACAGTTTGAACTCCTGTGGTTATTCGGGTACCATTCCGTAATGTACTATTCATGTACATGTTAACATTAGAACCCGGAGTCCATGTACCTACTAAATGGTACCAAGTATTTATTGAATATGAAATACTGCTAAGTACGCTGTCATATGCTACTGTGCTACTTGCTATTTCAAACGAAAATTGAGTTGTATTTTCTTGAGCTATGTAAAAACTGTTAGTATTATAACTTGTACCATTTTCCATTATCATTCCAATACCAGCATTTGTTGGATATACCCAACATTCTACTGTTAGCCCAGGAAATGTAGAATTTACTACTGTTGTTGGCATTATTATGGTATCATTTGTACCATCAAATACTATACTACCTCCATTTCCAGTATTAAATGTAGGTCCGTTAGTTAAAGTTCCATTAGTTCCATTTCCACTAATATCATTAATAATAGCACTACTCTTATCAAAATAAGAATTTGGTGAACCAGCATCTAAATAGAATACTAATCCATCTTTAACTATATCTGGCCCTCTCCAATTTCCTACAGTACTCATACTATATTCCCACTAATATATTAGGATCAGTCCATTCCTCTGTAGCTAATATTACTACTATTTCCTCATAGTTATAAGATCCTTCTTTTGTTGTAAGACTTTCTACACTTGATGGAATAATTTCTCCATCCCATTTAACAAATGTTTTTGTTCCATCAACTGATTTTCTTACTGTATCGATTGATGTTTCGCATACTTGAGTAAAATCGATATTAGGTAACTCTGTTACACTAAATATCATAAAATTTCTATTATTATAGTCCATATCTTCCTTTTGTTGCGTTATAGTTTTGTGTTATTTCTGTTGTTGTAAGCACACGATTATATATTCTATATACAGCTAAATTACCTCTAAGAAAATTTAAGTTTGAAAAAATAAATCTTCCTATATTTGAAACAGATGTTGACATGCTAGTTTGAGTTGAAGTACTTAGTTGATTTCCGTTACCAAATATTTGTATATTATTTGTGGTTGTATTAATTAAAGCACATATATGATTCCAATTTGTAGTAGACGGAATTGTTGCTAAAAGAACAGAAGCTGTACCATTCCAATAATAAAATTGTCCAAATCCAACGCCAGCTCCACCTTCTCCTATTGCTAATCCATTATTACCACTTGAAGCAAAATAACCATAAGTTCCATCATTACCAAACATCTTATACCAAAATTCAATAGTATAAACAGTATTTGTTATTGTTGAAAAAGTAACATAATCATCTACACCATCAAACACAATATTTCCTCCACTTTGTGTATTGAAGGTAGGTCCATTGGTTAAAGTTCCATTTCTTTGAAATTCACTAATGTCAGTCCAAGTACTACTTCCACTAATGTATGATTTATTATTAGCAGCATCTAAGTAGAATACTAAGCCATCTGTTACTGTATTTGGTGCTACATTTCCTGCCATAATTTTATAGTCCGAATCTTGTTTTAGTTGCTTCGTAATTTCGTAGAATTTCTTGAGCAGATAATGCTCTGTCATATAGTGAATATTGAGCTATATTTCCTGTTAATGGAAATACATTTGTGACAAATCTACCTAAAATTAAACTACCAGTACCTGTATTTACAGTAGGAGTAGATGTATTAACTTGTATACCATTAATATATACTGTTAGTATACTTCCACCAAAAGTAACAGCTCCATTATACCATACATTTGCAACAACAGCTCCACCAAGAGCAACAGCTCCTGTATTAAATTTAAACTGACTAGATTCTATTTCTATGTATGATCTACCACTTGCTGCTTCTGAACCAAAATAGGCTAATGCCTGACGTGTTGATATTGTACCTGTACTTCTAAACCAAATATTTATAGTTCTAGCTGCTGAGCCTGTTATATTAATGTTATTAGTACTTACAACTGAGTCATCAACTCCATCAAATACTATGCTGCCTCCACTTCCTGTGTTAAATGTAGGTCCATTAGTTAGTGTTCCGTTATTATTATTTATTTGTGAGATATTAATCCAAGTAGTACTTCCACTAACATAACTTTTAGTGTTAGCAGCATCTAAATAGAATACTAATCCATTTGTTACTATTTTTGGTGAGTAATTAAATGCCATAACTATACTGCTCTTATTATTGTTCTAATTGTCCAAGATCCAGTTGATGATGAACCTGTCATTACTGCATTTGATCCTGATAGTATCATTGTTAATCCTACTACTGCTGTATTACCTATATCCATTGTATCTACCTCTGTAAATTCAATTGATGAACCAGCCCAGGTACTCATTATAGTTCCTGCTCTTGCATTTGAACCTGATTTTATTGTATATTCTATAAATGCTCCATCATATGATGCTGTTGGTATACTGTAAATTATAAATGATCCTGAGTTTGTTTGTGTTACTTTTTTGGTAGTTAATAACATCGGATCCTGATAGTCACCCATTAATATGGTATTATCAGAGAATACTTCTAATATTGGCAAACCTGATATATCATTTACACTAAATAAAGATCCTGTTAAACTATCTGTTACTGAGAATAGTTCACCTTGAGATCCCTGTACTGTAAATATTGGTTGTGCTGAGCCTGAACCTATTACTGTTAATATTGAGCCAGATGCTGCTGTATTAAATGAACCAGATAGTCTAACATATGAACCTGATATAGGTCCATTTACACTTAAGCTTCCTGATATACCAGCTGAGCCTGTGAATGGGAACGCTGCTCCTCCCCCAGATGAACCAGATAAACTTCCTGTTATACCACCAGTAACAATTAATGAACCTGTGATTATAACAGTACCTACAGCAGTTAATGCTGTGTCATTTGTATTTTGGGTAGCTAATCTTAAAGCTGATCTTCTTACTCCAGTAAATGATGAGTTTGAACCACTAAGTACAATATCTAAACCTGTAATCTGTTGATTATTTACAGAAGCACTCACATTAGAATATATAGTACTCCAAACATAATTAGTTACAGCTGCATTTGGAGTGTATACTGTTGTATTACCAAAATCAAATGCTCTATAGTTATAGGCTGATGTTAAAACAGGCATATGGTTAATACCAATTATACTGCCTGATGATACAGCTTGTGTTTGATTATAGGTATTATTTAATACTATACTAGAAATTGGTAATTGTGAACCAGTAATATTTACAGTACGATTAGCAAATAATGTAGCATATTGTGCTAATGTGTTAGTTGATGAAGCATTTACAGTTACTATTGCACTATCAACAAATGAATTACCACCTCGTCCTCCACCATTTCCAAAACCAGCACCTCCTGGGTTAGTGTATGTACCTTGTATATCAATACCACTACCATATAGTCCTGTTCCTAATGTACCATAACCATTAGTGTCAAGACTAACTAATGAACTACCTAAACGATTCCCAGTAACATTCCAATAACCAGCATTAAATCCCATTTGAATAGTACTAGTACTTGATGCTCCTATACCAAATGTATTGGCATCATTTGCTGTAGTTTGAAAATTAATACCATTTCCAAAACTTGATCCTCCTTGAAATATAGTTAATACACCTGATGCTGTTGATCCTGAATTAGAACCAACTACAGTTTTACCATCATTTCTAACAGTAAACAAAGTAGTACCTGCTCCATTTCGAGCCTGGATAGCGCTTGATGCTATAGCTGAGCCTGATCCTCTTACTTGTAAAGTATTTGCATCTGATCCAGTAATATTTAAACTACCACTTACTCCTAAACTACCTGTTATAGTATGAGCATCTGTTGAAATATTACCTAATCTAACACCTGTGTCTAGTACTTGCAGTTCAATATTTGAGCCAGTAGTGACAGTAAATGAACCTGTTATAGTTTGGTTACCTACAAATGAATTTGAGCCTGTAGTTGCTAATGAACTTGTATTTATAGTTGTACCGGCATTTAAGGCAAAGGATGCTGTTGTTGCAAATGATGCTGTTCCGAATAGTGAACCTGTTATGCCTTGAGTTACATTTAATGAACCTGTTATTTCAACTTGTGTACCTGCAGCATATATAAGATTACGTCTATTGCTATCATCAGTTCCATTACCTACAATAAAAGCTGATTGTACTGATGATGATATATTATATTGGCCTTGAACATGTTGGTAATTACCTTGTGCTACTGTATTAAGTCCTTCAGCATGTGAAGCTAATCCTGAGGCTATTGATCCTGATCCTTCAGCATGTGAATGAGGTCCTGATGCTGATGTAAAGTATCCTTCAGCATGTGATCCTGATCCTACGGCTTGTGTCACCCATCCTTCAGCATGTGAAGCAATTCCTATTGCTTGTGTACTATTTCCTTCCGCGTGGGAAGTTGATCCTGATGTTACTGTATTATAACCTTCAGCATGGGAGTATGATCCTAATGCTAATGTAAAATAACCTTCAGCGTGTGAACTATATCCTAATGTTGTTGTATTACTACCTTCAGTGTGTGAATAATCTCCAGAAGCTGTTGTCTCATTGCCTTCAGTGTGTGAAACATTTCCTAATGCTGCAGTACCTATTCCTTCAGCATGTGAAGCTACTCCTAAGGCTATTGATCCATATCCTTCAGCATGTGAGTAAGCTTCTGAAGCTGATGTATAATATCCTTCAGCATGTGAGTAGCTTCCAGATGCCATAGTAAATTCTCCTTCAGCATGTGATCCTATTCCAAATGATATTGATCCTGATCCTTCAGCATGTGAATAACTCCCTGAAGCTATAGTAAGAAATCCTTCTGCATGTGAAAAGCTCCCTGAGGCTAAAGTACTTAATCCCTGTGATAGAGAACCAGATATTGTTTGATTACCTATAAATATGTTTGAGCCAGTAGTTGCAAATGAACCTGTATTTATAGTTGCGCCTACATTTAAGGCAAATGATGCTGTTGTAGCAAATGAGGCTGTTCCAAATAATGAACCTGTTACACCTGAAGTAACATTTAATGAGTTTAGAGCAGCATCTGAGCCACTAGTGACAATTTTTTTCCAATTTGGCATACTATTTTTATGATTAAACCATGGTTAGATACATACACTTATGCCGTGCGTGAGCCTACTTCCCTTATAAGGGCCAATGGTCTACAATAAATATATAGATATTATTTCTTAGATGTAGCCTTTGATATTGTTTCAGATAATGCTAACATTTTTTTCTGTTCTTCTTCTTGTTTTAAACGCTGAATTTCTGATAATTCATGCTCTAGTTTTATTTGAAGACTAGCTAAAAATTTAGCATCTTTACCTTGGATTGTTACTGTCTCAAGGGATTGACGAATGAAATTTAATTCATTCAGATTAAAATCTATTGAAAATATGTCCATAACTTAATTATTTGGTTTGTTCTAAATATTGGTTTTGTAATTTAATAACCATATTATAAATAGCTTCTACGTCTTCTCCAAGGAATGTTGAAGCTTTTATTAAAGAAAGTAAAACCTCTAATTCCTTCGCATTTAATTGCATTGGAAGTAGAGGAGTTGTATCAATGTTTGATGTTTGTACACTATTATTTAATGTTTGTACATTGTTTGCTGTAAATGCCATAACTATATTATATATTTTTTTAAGAATAAATGTAAATTTCACCATTGTCACTATTGACATACATATTACCAAATCCATTAGTAGTACCACCCCATGTTGGAGTTGCTGGAGGTACACCTGATGCTTTTTTAGCTGTTACTACAAATTCATCTACTGTTAATGCTTGAGCAGTTCCTATAACATCATATGCTACAGCAAAACGACCATATGTTCCTGTATCACCTGCTGTTCCTGCTTCTAAATAAAATGCTGAACCTGAGCCAGCAGCATTATATTGAGTGATTAAACCTGAATCTGCTAATACTGAAGAGCCACTGTTTATTAAAATAAACTTATCTTTAACAGTTAAGTTATCAACATTTGTAAATGAAGCTGTACCTGCTACTATTAAATTATTACTAACAGTTAAATCAGTAACTGTTACCATACTAGCTGTGCTTATACTTAGTAATGATATTGAAGCACTTGTTATATTAAAAGCAATTGGAGAGTTAAGTGAAACTGATGCTGTTATTGAACCAGTAGCTATCATATTGCCACTTAAACTACTACCACCTGACCCACTAATATTAGCAATAGAAGCACTAAAATTAGATAAAACTGTATCTAATGTTTGGCCAATATATTGATAAGCAGTAACTTTAACTACTTGTGATGGGGTTGGAGCTGAAGCATTAAATTGTAAAACACCATCTTTATAATCAAATTGATAATTTGCTGAGTTTTGTTTAACATTATCAACCAATACAACAACATTATAACCTGGAGGATTATCTTGAGCATCAGCATTTGTTAATGATGGGTCAGCATATTTATTTGATATAAAATTTGTTTGTTGGCCTGATTGAATAATTTGAGGTGTAATAGATGAACCAGAAGGATCAATAAAAAACCAAGCATCAACTAATGAAGCACTAACAACATTTGAAGGTGTTAATGTATGTTGATACCAATATTTTAATAAGTTTTGTCCTCCAGTAGCATATATACTTCCACTTTGACTTGAACCAGAAAACGGTAAACTAGCAGTAGGCAATAAATTAACCTGAGCATATATTTCTTTAGAATTTATATCTAATACACTGGTAAATGCCTCTTGAGCATCTGTTAAAGCAGCTTGAGTATATCTTCTACTCTGTAGTAACCTATTAGATTTTATTGTTTTATCAATTGCCATGTTGTTATACTATATTATGAATATGTTACTGATATGCTTGTTACTGGAATTTGGTCTCCACTATATCTTACTAATACTATTAAATCTCTATATGTAGTATCTAATGTCATACCATCTGCTGCTCTTAAAGGAACAGTATATGTTGTTGAAGCTACACTACCACCTGTATTACCATATAAAGCTGTATTTCTTGTAAAAGGATTTTTAAAATCATCATTAGTGATACTAGCTGATATTAAGTTAGATGTAGTAGCTGAAGGATCATAAATTCTAGGAGTAGCATATAAATTAACACCTGAACTAGCAAATATTAAAGCTACTGATGTGCCAGATGAAACTGAATCCCAAGCAACTAATGTTTTACCAACATTTATAGTCATTGAAGTAGCTGCTGTTCCTAAATCACGTTTAAATGCTCTAGCATAATATTTGTATGTTTTACCACTATCAGGGTCAGCTAACCAATATCCATATGAACCACCTGGTCTTGCTAAATACCCAGGTTTAACCTGTAAATCTAAAGCTCCTAAACTATAGGCATCATATGAACCTGTAGTCCATTTAGTACCTGATGTATATGAACCTGATAATGAGTCATTATTAATTTTTAATCTAAAGTTTTCACCAACAAATGTTTCTGAACCTCCTGTTAATGTTCCAGCATCATAGGCTTGTGCTCTACCATAATAACCTAATGAGCCTGAAAGTAATGGTTGTCCGAATGTACTTGCTGAGTGGAATAGATATGTTTGAGTATTTAATGTAGATTGAGAACTATTTCTGTCTCTACCTCTTGTTAATACTGTAAATGTAGATGTAGATAAAGAACTAACCTGTTGTATATTTGTAGATCCACCTGAGCCAGCATCAAAGGATACACTACCACTTAGTTTAACTATATCATTAATAAAAGGTACAGTAGTTGTTGCTCTAGCTGTTACTCCTGTTGAGTCAAATATTGCATTTGCAGTTTGTACTGTACCACCATTTGTTGATGCTGCTGTTATACCACCTAATGTTACTAAAGAATTAGCTGTGTTTAGGTCAGATATTGTTGTACTTGAAGCATATAATGGAGCAAAAAATCCACTTGCTGTTGATGTTTGAGACCAAGTAGCAGTTTGTAAATATGGAGCACCACTTAATGAGCGAGATGTTGCTGTTAATGAAGCAGTTACACCACCTGTATATGATAATGAGTTACTACCTATATTACTATCAATAGTAGTTGTTGGTGCCCAAAATATTCTTTCTGAAATTGTACTATCTGTTGTATAAGCTGATGAACCACTATTTATTTTAATAGATGCTGATACATGATACCAACCTGATGAACTTACACTAGTAAATGATCTTCCATTATTAAATAAACCTGAGCTAAATACACTAGCAAATTTACCATCTTGGAAAGCTGGAGGTATAACTAATGGATTAGCTGTATTTATTTTACCTAATGTTAATCCACCTGAAGAGCCAGTTACAGCTAATGTTAATAAATTTTGTGATTGAGATGTGGCTGTTGATGTTTCACTATTATTATCTGAGTAAAACCAATTGATGGCTCCAGATACACGGAAAGGAACACTAGATAAAGTTCCTAATCCAAATAATTGAGCATCTGCAGATGAAGATACTGTTGTAGATCCACCAGCAACACTACTATAAACAATATTATAACTTGAATTATTATATATAGTTTTTCCAGAAAATAATGGACTACCAGTTGATGCAAATCCTTGATTAATTAAATAAGTTACATCAGTATCAGTATGATTTTGAGGTATATAACCAGCTGGAGCAGTTCCAGTGCCACTATTTGTAATAGTTTCACTAATACTAGCGAATGTTCTTGTATTAGGTGTTGGAGCAGGAGCTGATGAACTTAATAATCCAGCTATAAATCTTAATACATCTGAAGTATATGTAGTAGGTGAAAATGTACTAAAGTAACTACCATCAAGTCCTGATGACCATGGATTTACTGTTGGTTCACCATTAAAATGATTTTGTAACTCTGCTACAGATCCTGAGACTACGACTTTTTTCCATTCTGCCATTGTATATTATTTTATTGTTTATTATAAATATTTAATTTTCTAGACTTACATAAAATGAAGATGAAGTAAAATATATCCCACCTACTACAGCTGAACCAGTTAAAAATGCAGATTGTGTGGCTAAATATACTATACTTTCACTCACAGTAAATACAGTTTGATTTGCGCTATTCTTAATTAAGAATATATTATTAGTAATTGTAGTGGTGGTAGATGTAACTTTTAAAAATTCAGCACTAGCTGATTTAACTAAAAATAAATCACCAATAGGACTAACACTAGCACTAACACTACCTGATGATATTCTATTACCACTAACTGATAGATTAGTTAAGCCACTACCATCTCCATTAAATGAACCACTAAATGAACCTGATAATGGGTATAATATTTGATTACTATTTATTAATGCCATTAATTACTAAATTTACCTGAAGCTACTACTTCCATTGTTGTATCTAATCCAAATCCTAAAGAAGCATTATTTAATGTTAAAATTGTATTACTACCTGAGTTTACAAATGAAGATATAGCACTATGTTCTACATATTGTCCATTTATATAAAATGAAAACTGTGATAATGTTGTTGATGGTAATGAGCCTGGTGATGCTTCTATAGATGAATTTAAGAAAGTCACTGTTGAAATAGTTCCATTATTTGTTATTGTTGATGAATTTCCTATTTCAACATTATTTAATGCTAAGTAATCTAATACTTCTTGAGATGTTCCACCTCCACTACTACCATTATTTACTACAGTTACATTATCAAAGAATGTAGCAGCAATTTTCTTCATTGGTTGTACTTTAGTAGAAATACCAAATGTTTCAGCTGACGAATCTGTTTCCATAGTGAATGTTACTTTAGATAAAGATGGTAATTTTTTTAATGCACTAGCATCTTTTTGAACAACATCAGGTATTATATATCCATTTAATTTTATTTGAAATGTACTTCTAACAACACGATCTTGATCTGTTGATAATTCTGTTACAGTATTGATTGAATCAATAGCTGCTTTAAATTTAAAACGGCTTGGATCACCCCAATATGAATCAGATGCATAATTAATTGCTTCTACAATTTTATTCATTTGATCCATATAGTAAGTCATTACCATACATTCATATGTTACAGTAACATAATCTGGAACTACATTAGCATAATATTCAGTTTCAGGTATACGATTGTTTAATACAGCAAAATTACCATAGAAATTTCTTGATGAATACTGTTTTTTAAAACTAACATATAAATTAGGTTGGTTAGCATCTAATTTATTTCCTATACTTCTATTTTTAGTAATATCATTTCTCTTAATCATTATAAGAGGTAACATTACTTTATTTAATTTATCTCTATAATAGCCATCTTTTTGAACTGATTTCCATCTTTCTGGTGAACCATATATTACTGGAACTTCTATTCTTTGACTATTTTGTACTACGTAGGGTTGAATAACATTTTGAAAATAGAAAAACACAGCATTATCAATATCTTCAATACCTACAGTAAATGGTTTGATGGTATCACCTGAGAAACTGTACTTTAACGCACGATTATGTTCGAGACCGGTAGCCTGTTCATTCGGATTATTTAATATGTTATTATCATTAGGATTTCCTATAGGCTGGAACCCGGCACCCCCTTCTGAAAGTGGGGTTTGAAGATCTTCTGAGATCTTTCTTTGAGATTTAGGTATAGGTTTTCTTCCGTTTGCCATTACATTCTTTCTTTAGTTATACCAACTTTATCACCTGGTACTAAATGAGCTTTTACTATTGTTGATACATCATAACCAAAATTACTTAGTCCTGGATTTAGTGGATTAATTTCATTTGGATAATCTGGATCTTTACCAACAAAAAACTGATTCATGATAATATTGTTGATTTCATAATAACTTTCGTTATACAGTATTATATCACCTACTTCTGGGATTAGATTAGCATCAACTAAATCATCTTTTAAAAATGCAACTTGTATTTGCCAATTTAAATCCACACCATAAGGAGCATCAACATATTGTTGGTCAAGACGATCTATTAAACAATTAAATAATGTAGGACCATTATAGTACTTTTCACCAGAGGCTTCCCCATACAAATTAACTATTGTTTCACCTAATTTATACTTATAAAAAGAAACTTGCTGATTGATAATATCTCCTAGCAACTCTCTATTTATATGTCTAAATACAGACATATCTCTTGATGAACCAAATATTGCCATTAGTATATATAAATTGGTAAAGGTACTTGTTGCATTTCTTTTTGTTTATAATCTGCTTCTTGAGATCTTGCTTCTAATAATTTATTTCTTGAAGTATCATCAAAATATTCTCTTAATCTCTGTATTAATGCTAATTTTTCTGTTCTAGCATCCGTTAATAAATCACCATGATTTAAAGTAGCTTCAGAATTAGGAATAGGTACAGTTTGATACTTTCCTCTAATTAATCCTAACATTTCTTTACTTATTGCTAAAACATATTCATATATCCATTGTTTACCAACTGAATTTATTGTTGAATATACTGGGTTAGTAAATGGAACATTAGAAACATTTGAAATCTGATTTCCACTTGTGTTTGGAGCTATACCATTATTTAATCTATCTTCTTTAATAACATACTGAAATACTAAATTTTTATCTGTATGTGTTGGTATAGGAAATATTTTTAATTTATTATTTATAATTTCAAAGCTAAATTGAGATTTTCTAATTTGATCATTAAATTCAATTGCTTGAAGTTTTTGTAGATCATAATTAATAGGCATCATTAAAAAGTTAATAGCAGGTGAGTAATTACCCCATCCAAAGTTATCTAATAATTGTTGCATACCCATACCTGTACCAGCATATGGATCAAAAAATCTTACAACTGCAGGAACTGCTTCATAAAATACTCTTTTAATTTCAATACCTCCAGTTATGTTATTTTCTATAGCCCATTTTCCTAAATCATAATCTTGAACACTAGCTGATAGAGGTATTAAGCCTTCATTCCAATCTATATTACCTCCTGTTCCAGCTTCTTCACCATATTGTTCTGATAATCTAATTATAGCAGCAAATGATGGAGTTACTATAGCATTATTTACATTTATTACTGACGATGCTCCTTCAAATGATAAATAGTCTTGTCTAATTTTAAAAGCGTATAATTCATTACCATAGGTAGTAATTGCTTCTTCAAATGCTGTATAAAAATGTATATCTTGTAACTCAACTTCCATTATAGGATATCCTAAACGTTGAGCACAAAACTTAGCTACTTTATCTGCTTCTTGTTGGAATGAAACATCATAGTCATAAAATCCAAATGGAGTATCTCCAGGAGAAAATGATGATGTACCAGGCCATATAGGGATATTTGCCATAATTTATTATTATTAAGTAGTTGCTATAAAATATTCAACAACAGCAGATGAACTTGAAGGTAAAACTGATATTAAATTTATATATTGATTAAATACAAAAACATTTCCTGGATTTGAACCAGTAACTGCTGTAGTTGATAATAAAAATGAACTACTTGAATTTACTATAAATGAGATAGATGATGAAATTGAACCACTCATTGTGTTTACTAGTAATTGTACTGGTATTGATGATTTATTAGTTATTCTTCCGTATTTAAAACTACTTGTTAAAAATACACCTGCATCAATATTACTAGGATCAAATTTAAATAATCCAGTATATGAACCTGTAGGAATACTTAATATTCTATTATCAATATTGTTAATTCCAGAAATTGTTTGTGTAGTTAATACTCCTCTATCATTACCATCTAAAGTAATTTTTTCATTCAAATATATTGTTAAGTCAGCCATTGTATTTTATTATAAATATTTAGTAAATTTATTTTCCATATTCATAGTCAAGTATTTTACCAACTAAATCAGAACGGTGATTTTCTTTTAATTTAATCCATTTAACTTCATCAACCTTCTTTGATAATTCAATAGCGTAAGTTAAACCGTTTACTTCACCTGTAGGTGTTTTAATATCTGTTTGCTCATTATCACCATTGATAACAATTTTACCAGTTTTACCTAAACGAGTTAATATAGCTAACATTTCTGCTTTAGTAAGATTTTGTGCTTCTTCAACAATTAAAATATCATCTACTGTTTTACCACGAATAAACTGAACAGGCATTGCTTTGATTTTTTCATCCTGAATTAGTTTATCTACTTCAGCTTTATCTTTACAACATTTATTTAAATTTTCAATTAGGGCTTCCATATATGGATCAAACTTTTCATTTAATGCTCCAGGTAGAAAACCTAAACTTTTACCTACTTCAATAGCAGCTCGAGTATTGTAAATACATTGAATTTGTTTTTTCTTTAAGAAATCTAAAGCAGCTTGAGCACATACTAAACTTTTACCTGAACCTGCTCTACCTGTTACTATAACAATTTGATTTTCAACTATTAAACGTTTAGCTTCCTTTTGCTCTTCATTTAATTGAACAGCATTGATTGCTTTAATGTCAGTTTTTCTTTCACGATTTGGTTCCTTCATATATAACAATTTATTTGATATAAATATTAATAAAATATTGAATAAATAAAAACAAAGAAAGCCGAGCTTTCGCTCGGCTTCCTATATTAGGTTAATTTAATATTAGATGCTACTTAAACCACTTACGTATACTTTACCGTAGAATTCAGGACGAACCATTTTCTTAGCATAACGAGTTAATAGACCTTTACGTGGAGTAAATGTATCTGGATCGTATACTAATGGAGTCATGATTAACGGAATGTATGGAGCAAATACCGCTCCTGTTTCCAAGAATTGCTTACCTTTGAAGCCCATCAAGATGGTACTTTCAAGCATATATGGATTCTTGTAAACTTCGTATTGAGTGTTTAAGCTACCCATTTTCTGTACACCAAAAGCATAGTTCATTTTAGCAGCATCACCATTTGAAGTAGCAGCAAATCCTGGAATTGATTCCAATATTGTAGCTACAGATGGAGAACATACTAAGAAGTTAGCGCCACCGCGTAAAGTCTTTTGATGGATTTTGTTACTTAACTTTTGGAATTTAGTTCCTAAAGTTTGGAACCAACCACCTTGAGTATTGTAGAAACCACCAGTTGTAGATGATTGTTGTACAAATGTACTACCATCAAATTGTTGGTTGTTAATTGCTGACCAGTACTCAGTACCTGCAGAAGCATTTTCAATCAACATATCCATGATTTCTAAGTCAATCTCTAATGAGATGTACTCACTCATAATTGAAGTTAATTCAGCTTCAGCATCTAATGCATGGTAAGCGTTCAAATCTTGTGCAAACTCAGGAGTCCATACAGCTTTTAACTTACGAGTCTTAGCAACAATTGGCTCTGACTTCATTTTAACATTTACTTCAGGGATTGTGATTGGGTTGTTAGTAGCATTTAAGCTAGTGTTACCATCTTCAAAATCACCACGTAATTGATCAGTTGGTTGTAATTGGAATGAAGCAGTTACATTTGCTAATGTAGCAACTTGACCAGTTAATGAACCAGTTACTAAGAAAGTAACAGTTCCAGTTGTACCACTGAATACAGTACCAGTTGTAGTTGTGTAAGCAGCTTGAATATCAGCAGCTTGGAAACCTGATTGTGAAACTACTGTAAATGCACGTACACCATTAAAATCTGTGTTTGATGGTAAAGTAATAGTTACTTTTTTCCAGTTTGGAGTACCAGTACCCGCAACTACTGAAGCTGAGTAGTTAGAATCAAAGTTAAAATCTGACCATGAAGCTGTTGCTACAGTAGCAGATGAGAATGATGAAGTGTTGTTGATTGAATACGAGAAACGACCAGCACCATATAAACCACCATTAGGATTAGCTGTTTCTCCTGGATTGGTATTACCATACATAGATTCAGTTCCGTAGAAACCTGCACCAGCAGCTGCTCTAAATGGAGATTTAGTTGTTCCATATTGGAAATCTAAGAAGAACACTAGACCTGAAGGTAAATTCATTGGTTGAACACTAACGAATTCTTTCGCAGCGATTTGACCAAATACCTTACGTACTAATGGTAATGCTACACCTGCCCACTGCTCACCAACACCTGCTGTAAATGCAGCACCTGCGGTACCAGCACCAGTTTGTGATGATTCCATTACTAATTGTTTTGCTTGATTTTCAAGCATCATTGACATATTGTTTTTGTCAGTTTCGGTTTTTAAACCTTCTAATAGGCCAGTTTTAGCCCATTTGTTTGCTAATCGGGTAGCGTCTGTTTGTAACGCTTTCCAAGGATTAGCACCTTCTAATAGAGATTGAATGTTGTTCATTTTTTTTAATCTTAATTGTTTTTGTTATTAAATAATACCAGCTAATTTTTGGAATCTATTGACCATTTCATTTGATTCTACAATAGGATTTTTAACGGAAACACCTGCTGATTTAGATGCTCTACCTAAATTTTCTTTAATTGGAGATTTAGTTTCTGATTTTAATCCTCCTAATAAAGTTTCATAAACTAATTGTGCTTCTTTTTTAGAAGTAGCTTTATCAAATGCTGTTAATACTTTTACTTTCTGAGTTTCAGTTAAGTTTTTCGATTTGAAAATCTTATTAGTGTAAAGTAATTTAGCGTTTAATAAATTGATTTCATTAAGTTCTGAGTGTAAAGTTTTTACTACTGCATATGCTTCTTTTAACTCGTCTTTCATTTTTTCTTCTTCATTCATACCTTTAGAAAAGCCTGGAGCTGATGCAGCTGCTACTTTTTCTAAAAAGTCATTAAGAGAAATAAGCCCTTTTTTAAACATTTTAGCTAGTTCAGCTAATCCAGCAGTTGCAGAAGCACCCATTACAGCACTCATTTCTTCTTCAACTTTTTCACTTTTTAGTTCAGCTAAGATTTCATCAATATTGATTTCTTCTTCAGTTTCATCTTCAACTTCTTCTTCGCCTTCCATACCATCACCAGCTTCAATTTCGCCATCTGTGATCATATCTTCAATTACGTTTTCAATAAAGTTTTTCAAATCTTCTTCTGACATGTTTTCAAGATCAATTTCTTCTTCACCTTCTTCTTCTTCACCTTCTTCTTCTGTTTCTTCAGCTTCCATTTCTTCTTTAGCTTCAGTTACAGTTTCTTCTAATTCTAACTCAGCTAGCAATTCGTCTAAATTGATTTCTTCATCCATTTCTTCGGTTGCTTCTGAATAAGTTTCTTTTTTTACTTCATCCATTTCATCTTCATCTTTCATTTCATTTAAGTCTGTTTCTACTTCTTCCATGGTATCATCTTCTTCATAGAAGTTGTCCATTTCATTGATTTTAGCAGCTAACATAGACTTCAAATGAGGTGTAAAAGATTCTTCTAAAGCAGATTTAGCGTTTGCTATAGCAGTATCCTTGATAGCTTTAGCATCGGCAATAGCCTCTTTTAACAAATCTCTGTTTGTCATAATTTTGTCCTAAATTGTTTTTTGGAAATACGCTTAATTACTGTAGCGCAATGGGATTATATTTGAAATTGATACCGTATAAGTGGAATAGGAACGGCATATTCACATATACATATATATGAAGAGCTTAAAAACACAAAAGAAATGCCTCCTTTTTTAGAGGAGGCATCTGTCTAACAATACTATTGATAGAGTGGTTAAAATATTGGACAAGATCCATTAGCACATAATATTTCTGTAATAACAGAATTTACTTTAGCATATGGATTTAATGTTGATATTAATCCTTCATTCATCATTCCATTAATTGGTTTCATCCATGAACCTGGATTTGATGGAGTTGAAACAAAATCCCAGCATAACAATTCAAAGTCATCTTGTACTTCCATTGTTTCACCTAATTGTTTTAAACTACCCATACCACGTGATGAAACACCTACAGTAATGTTGTTTTCAATTAATGCTTTTAATATGTTACCTGAAGGAGTTGGAAGTATTTCGATTTTACCCATTACCTTATCACCATCCCACCATAAGCCTCTAATATTATGAGACACGTTTTTAAGGTTGATTATCGATGATTCTGGGTGGTCTAATTCACCAAGTGCTCTATTTTCTTTAACACTAGATAGGTATTTGTCTATTTCACGTTCCCATAATTCTCTTTTATAATAGCGTCCATTACCGTTTTTTACTTCAGCTGTAGCTAATATTCCTTCAACAATAGGATTACCTGATGTTGATTTAACTCCTTCACTTAATTGTTTAGGAGATATTTGAAATAATTGGGTTTCTATTAATACCTGCTTCATTTTATGATACGGTTACTGGTTGTTTTGTTTTTTTAGCTTGCATTACAGCAGCTTTTATAGCATCCATGGTTGTATCACCTGTTTTAACTATTGAAGATACTTCTTCAGGAGTTGTTTTATCACTCACCACCACTACTTCATCAACTAATTCTGTTTTTTCTTTTTTCTTACCTTTTTTCTCAAGTTTTTCTTTCATCTTCTCCAGTTTCTTAACGTCACCATATAGTTCTTTTATTTTACCTGGGTTGATTGAGTCATCTTCAAGTTCTTTTAAGGTTTCTAACGCTTTAAGTTTTTTCTTACGTTTAGTTATCTCATCACTAACTTTTTTAATTTTAGCCATTTTTGAAGCTTCTTCACCAATTTGATCAATTTCTTTTAAGTTAAGTTCTTCTTTAATAATTTGACGAAGTATTGAACGTAATTCTGATTCTTCTAAATTACTTTTGATAAATTCTTGAGCTAAATCATCTAATCTTCCTTTTTTAAACATATTATTACTAATAAATGTTTCTATTTCTTCCTTAGATAATCCTGCGTCTTTTAATATATCACGAGCTTTTTCCATTTGAGATTTAGAACCTTTATCGTATCCTATAGGATCCATAAACATTCCAATACCTTCATTTGTTTTTGAAAATCTAGATTTAAAAATATTATATGCTTGATCTATTATATGAGATATTAGATCTGAGTCAGTAATATTATATTTTTTAACATATGCGTTTGTTAATATACCAATCATATCAACATCAGATGCATTCATTCCTATAAATTCCGCAGCTTTTTTTACTTTAGGATCATCTTTCAACATATCGCTATCTTTAGCCATTGCTGTCAAATCAGCTTGTGTTTCATAATCATATGATTCCTTTATTTTAACTGGTTCCATACCCGATGAAGCATATTTACCTTTTACTTCTTTAGTTTTACCTAAACCTGGTGCTTCATCTGTGTAGCCAATACCTTCAATTCCAAAGGCAGCATTTTTAGTGTAGTATAATTTATCTTTTTTAAGATTTTTTAATACCATTTTTTTAAGTTCATCAACAGTTTTATCTGCATTTTTAGGATTAGTTGTTTCTAATTGAATACCTCTTAGATATTGATCAAATATTACATCATCACCAGTTTCAGCTTCATATTGATTATGATATGACTTATCTTTATATACATCTACTTCTTTAGATGGTTTCTTTTCATCAGCTTTAACATTAGTTTCTTGAGCTTCATTAAATATTTTAAACCAGTCTGGTTGTTGATTATTACCTGTAGCTATACCCCAAAGATTTTCTGAGATTATTCCACGTTGAGTTAAGATTTGAGATGTATTATCAAATCCAAAATGATTTGGAATTAAATGAGGAAATAAAGCTTTAGCATGTTTTGTAAATACATCTTTAGCACCTTTACCTTCTTTAATTAGATTGTATTGTTCTTGAAGTGTCATTGTTTTTATATTATATCAATAAATATTATTTATATGTAGCACCCCATAGATCTTTATAATCTATTGTTTTAGATGCTTTTGCTAATTTTTTTCTGTCAACAAGTTTAAAACCAAATGCTTTAACATAGTAATTATCTTTAACACCTTGTTCTGTTGCTTTTGGGCCTGGGCCTAAGTTACCTGTACCGTATGGAGTTTTAGTTTCTTCTAAATCAATATTTAAATCATTAATTTTATCTTGTTTAACTCTATCTAAGTATGGTTTTATATCTTGTGTCCAAACTGCTGTTTGTGAAAAAGGTATACCACCGGTTTGTCCATGTTCTCCTTTTGTAGCTTTATCTAAGTCTTGGATAGTAATTTTACCATTTTCCATAGCTTTTTTAAATCTAAAGTAGTTTTGGCTTGTACTATAAATTTCTAATTTATTTTGTAGTAATTCTTTACCACCAAAAAACCAAATCCATTGAAGAGCTGTATCAAATGAGCCATCAATTCCTTTATAGCCACTAACCTCTTTAAGTTTTTTCTTTTTAAATGCTTTAGGAGTAGCATAATTCATACCTACACCAGGAGAGAAAGCAGCACCTGCTGTTCCACCACCAGTCATAGACATTTCTTTTAATACCTTTTTAACTGCGTTTTTTAGTCTATCCATTATTTTACTGCCTTTAATTCTTCAACTAATGAATAATATTGTAATAAATTAATTACATCATCATTAGACACTTTAGAGGTTTTATCTACTTCATTAATTAATGATAACACTTCAGTTAATTTAATCTGAGTTACTTTATCATTAATTTTTTCTATTGACTTAGTTAATTGAGTTTTAACTTCAACTATTTTTTGGTTGTAGAAATCTTTTAAGCGTGATGGATTATCAACAGCATTTATAAATTCACGTAATATTAATTTTTGATTATCATTTAATGAACCATATTTATTATTAAATTTTTCTAATAATACCTGGTATGTTAATAAACGTAAATCTTTATCATAAGTTTTAAATTCATTTAATACATCTTCTCTAATCTCTTTTTCTTTAACTGGGAGTTTAGTTAATGATTCTAATAATGTAATTTTATTAGATATAACTTGATTAGGATTTACTGTTTCTTGATTATTATATACTTCAATCAATGTATATAGAGCAGCTTGAGATTTATAATTAGGTAGTTTATGTTTAAAAAATTCTTCTAAATCATAATGTTTTTTAATCTCATTAATTAGATTATATTTATCTCTTTTTAATGATGATCTATTAAGTTTTTTAGATGCTTTTAATACTTCTTCAATGATAATATTAGCTTTAGTTTCGCTGATTTGTGTTTGCTTAAATAATGTCTCATATAATTTATATTCTTTTCCTAACTCTGACTTAACAAAGCTATTTTTAAGAATATCAATAGCCGGAGATTCTTTCCCAGATAATGTATCATTAGTTATTTGTCTAACTAACAATTCAAATAATATACCTGAGTTTTTGAATTTATTATGTTTGATAATACTCATTTAATAAGTAAGTTTTGTTATAAATATATAAAAAATATTAATCTTTAAGTAGATTTTCATCTAGATATGTACCTGCTGCCTTATCATTTTCAAATACTAATTTCTTTTTTAAACCTTCTAACACAATTTTATTTTTATGAAATTCAGTTTTGTTATTTTCTAAAGCTAATGCTGATCCTCCTTTAAATGCTGTACGGCCTGCTGTTGGTTGGTCATCAACTTTCATATCATTAACACCTAATCTATCTCTTCCTAATGGATTGTCTTGTGTGTTTATACTACTTGCTTTTTCTTTAGGACGACCTAGTGGTGTTTTTTCATCATACCCATCAGGTACAGTCCCGTGAGTTTTAGTATTACCATATAAATAAGCTAAATCGTGTGGTGTACCATATGATTTACCTGTTTCTAATGGATCATTACCTTCTTCTTTAATCTGTGTTAATCTAAAGTTACGTTTAGCATCTTCACGAATTAAATCTCTATATTCTGAATATTGATCATCACTAAAGTGGAATATATTATCATAAACCCAATCTGATGGTAATAATTGTGCTTCCATTATAGTATTAGCTAATTCAACTTTTTCTTTCATTAATGCAATACGTTCTTGATCATATATGATTGATGGAGTTGTTAAGTTTAATTCAAAGTTAGTTAATGACTCTTCAGTATAACCTTGAGTATATAAATGTACTAATCCTATTTTATATAATTCTGATAATATGATACGTTGAATACGCTCAATTGTACGAGCAAATCTAATATCCTCTGCTGCTAAAGTTGCTTTACCAGTTAAGTCTTTTTCATAACCCATAAACGCTTTTGGTACTTTTAAAGCAGCAAATAATTTATCACGTAAATATTCAACGTCTTTAATACCATCATAATCTAATCCTTTAGTAGTATCAATTTTTGTTGCTTGATCATTACCACGAACTGGAATATAAAAATCTTCTAACATGTTTTGCATGTTATATTTTAAGTTATAATCACCAGTTTTAGGATCCATATATGGAGTACGTTTCATGGTATTAACAGTTTTTTGCATGAACGCTTCAACTTCTGCTGGTGCAATTCCACCTACATTAATATAAAATACACGTTTTTCAGGAGCGCGAACAATACGATGAATTAACATCGCGTCTTCCATTAATGCATATTGTTTAAATAACTTACGAGCTGGCTCAATATAACTTCTACCATATGGTAAAAAGTTGGTATCTGATATTAGGCGAAAATGTGCTATTTCATAGTTATCAAAATAAATAGAATTACCTTGGTTTGAACCAGGCATGTTATAGTAACCATAATCACCCGCTGATAAACCTTCTGGATCAAATCTAAATCTTACTGATGATGGATTTTCACGGTCATATAGTTCTTGTCTTTCAATATGATAAGCAGAGTATGGTATAACATTATATACACCAAACTTTTCTGCTATTTCTAATTTTAAGAAGAAATCACCATATTTACACATTTGGCGAATCCATGACCATAAATTAAATTCTATATTTAATACATCATAGAATAAATTATATAGTATTTTTTGAACATCTTCATCACTTGATCTAATATGAAGTACTTCACCTTGTTCATTTTTAAGTGTAGATTCATCTGCTATAATATCTAATGCTGAAGCAATAATAGCATCACCATCCATAACATCATACTCTGAATATAACTGAGTACGTAGTGTTTGGTAGTTAAAGTTTTGTTGGTAACCATATAGTGAGGTAGGACTTGTTGTATATATCCTATTGAATCTATCTAATAATGAGTTAGTTTCTATTTCACCTGATTTTTGAATAGCGTTCACATCCACTACTCGTAATTCGTTTCCTCCAGTGTTTCTAATGATAACATCTGTTGAAAATAATCGTCTTAATCTATTAAATATGTTGGTATCTGCCATGTTTATAAATATATTATAGTAACCATTTAATGTCTTCTTTTTGTCCGTTCACATCCATATTCCAATCTGCTGTTGGAGAATATGAGGTATTACTTGAATATGCCCCAGCGTTGAATGTTGATTTTGTAAAGTTATTTATTACAGCTTTAGTTAAATCTACACTATTTTGATTAAATCTTAATGCAGTATCACGAACATACATTCCAATACCCATACTCATAACCAAATCATCATTATAGCCTGATTGAGCTTCTGCTCTACCATTTTTCCAAATGAACACTTTCATTTCTTCAAGTAAACGTCTTGATCTAATAATAATACTTTTTTCACTTACATATTCTCTAAATTTATTAATCACCATTGGTCTGGTTTTTAATGAATTTGTAAATCCAGCTGTCATATTACTATTATCTGCATACTTATCAAAATACGTAGAAGAATCTGCTTTATCACTTTTAGATGAAAAATATAGATTTCTGTATCCTCGTTCCAATATTGTTTGTAATGTTGACCAACCTATGTTTGCATTTTCTACTACCAATAATGCCTCAGCATATTCAGTAGCTATACCTACTAGTAAATGTCCAAATTCAGTTGTACTTAATTGACCTTTATATTCTGCTACTTGTGTATTAGATTCTATATCAATCACATGGAATGCTGAGTAATCTTTTGAGTCACCTCTAGCAACGTCAGCTACAACCATATATGAACGACCCCAATCAGCCGGTTCCCATACCCATAAATTTTTATCTACTCCTCTTCTTTCAAGTGGTTCTTGGATATATGTTTGGTCATAAAATTCTATAAACTCAGGATAAAATACAACATCACCAGATGTACTAAAATCACAATCACATTCTTGCGCTGCTAATCTAGGATCACCTAATAACTCATCTTGCATTTTTCTCCATTCTTCATTACGTTCAGGATGTACATACCATGGTAATTTAATAGGAAGAAATTGATTTTCATTAGATTCAGCTTTAACCCAAGTTTGATGAAACCAATTACCTGTACCATATGGAGTAGATAATACTATTGCACCACCACCAGTTGCTAAGGTTTGTTGAGCAGAAGCCCAAATCTCACCTATATTATCAATAAATGCTGCCTCATCAACAATAAGTAATGATACAGCTTCTGAACGACCTGCATCACCTGCTGCCGATACTGCTTTAATTTGGGAGCCATTAGTTAATCTAAGTGTTAATTTATTATTTTCTTCAGCTGTTACTTTTAACCATGAAGGTAAGTTTTCATACATAAACTTTACCTTTGTAACCATATTTTTAGCTGTTTCTTGTTTTGTAGCTAAACATAATACGTTTTTATCTTTATGGAATAACATTAACCATAAAGAATATCCTGCAGCTAAAGTAGAAATACCTAACTGTCTTGATTTTAAGATAATAGAGTATGGATTTTCTTTCCATAGATTTAATACCTTACCTTGAAATGGGTATAAATTAAATATAACACGACCACGTTGTGGATGCTGTATATTACAATATTTACGCATGAAATGTGCAGGGTCACTGGCACAATTCAGGTATTCTTGCCTGATGATTTGTTTTATATCTTGACTCATTTACCTATTGACCAATACATTCTGAAGGAAAAGTTAGGTTGTAAATCACTGTTTACACCTATACCTAATCCATATGCATGGTTCTTTTTTGATTTATATAACACTTCTGGACCTATTGATTTAGTACCTAAACCAATGCCATAAAAGAACTGTGGTTTGTTTATAACTGTTTCTTTTGTAATAGTAATAGTAGGATACATAATATTGTATTTTATACTACGTGAAACTATTTTATTTGTTGACACTGTATCATGTATTACTATTTGAACACTATCAGTACCTACAGTATCAGAATAACCATATATAGCGTAATAATCTGTAAGTATAGCGAGAGTATCTATTGGTGTGGTGAAGGTGTCGATATCTATTTCAGTGCGTGTACTCCACCGAGGAACATATTTAGGTACTTCAGTTTTAATAGTGTCCCACTTAATTTCTGTTGTTGTTGTGGTAACACCTTCTACTTTAGAACCAGAACAAGTCCATTGTAGCAGCAAAGCTGCTACAAGTAGGACTATAATAATATATTCAATTTTAATCTTCATGATTAACCTATCACACTACTAACTAAATCCATTACATCAATACCTTTAGATCTAAATAGTTTTTTAACTTCAGGTTTATTAATGATTTGTTTCACTACTGCTAAATCAGGAGATTTAATTCTATCTTTAACAGACATTTTTTCTAATTTAGCTACTTTATTTCTAATAGCAGTATTTAATTTTTCAAATTTAGCTTTTTCTTCTGCTCCTAATGTATCTGCTGTAGCATCTCCAAATTCTTTTTCACCAGCCATTACATCAATATCTGATGGCATTTCTTTTTCAAAATCTTCTTCACCATCTGTTGGTGTACTTACTTTAGCCATTTTAGGGGCAGGAGTAACTGATGGAGTAGACATACTTGGAGTACCAGCTGAGATACTTACTATATTTTTATCAGATAAATCTGACATTAATTTTCTAAAACCTGGATTGTTAAATGTAGCTGCATCTTTTTTAAGTTCTTTAGCTAAGTCAGATATAGCCATTTCACCTTTATCTAACAAATACTGTAGTGCCATTTTAGTATTACCTTTAGCAGCATCTACTACTTTTTCTAGTGATGATTTGTCTTTAAGTGTGTAAATTACTTTAGCACGAGCCATTTCATCTAATGCTATATTTAATTCTTCTTGAATGATTTGGCGGATATTTATTTTGCTCATATTGTTTATTTACATATAAATATTAATGGGAAAGTGCCTCTTTAATTTGTTCAATACGTTCTTCTGTAGTACCTGATATTTTAACCAATCTATTAGGTGGATATTCATTTAACATTGCTTGAATAACCATATCAATTTTTATACGATAATCAGGATCAGTTGTTCTAACACCATTATCTTCTAGTTCAACTCCTTCAGGTGAAATATAAAATATAATATCATACATTGCTGCTAATGGTATAGCTGCTTTTACAAATGCTTCTTTATGTGACCACTCAATAGATTGAGCACTGAATGTAAAAGCACATACATCATATATTGTTCTATCAGTGATAATATTTTCTTGAAGTAATTCACTAGCACGTTCAGCTATAAATACAAATTGTCCTGGTAATGTAGAATCAGTATTTAATGGTATACCAAGTTCATTTAGATACTTACTACGTTCTGTTGCTGTTTGATATTCTTTAAATTGCTCAAGTTCTTTTAATGTGTTTACAAGTGTTGTTTTACCAACTGACATTGTTCCTGTTAATCCAATTCTCATATATTATCTCATTTTTGTTCCAGCCATCTTATAAAATGGCAATCCTACTAATTGTTTTTTACGAAACTTCCATTCTTTTTCATCATATTTAATACCATATAAATAATATTCACGACGTTTATTCTCGCCCTCAGGTATTAATGCTGGCCCATCCCAGTTATGTAACTTTTTGTCCCATAGATACATTACTGTACCATCAGACTTTGTGTACTTCTTTGATTGTGGAAATTCTGTTTTGTCCATAACTTTGATTTATATTATAAATATAAGTAAGGCTCCCGAAGGAGCCAAACTTGTTTTAAATATTTTCAATATAAATACGAAAATCTTCCAATACTATTTTTGATTTAGTTTGGGCTTTACTTATTGCTTCGTTTAATATTTGATTAATATCAAACTCACCCTCTGTTATTAAGTTATTACTTAAACGAGATAATGTCTGTTCAGCGATGATATTAAATTTATCTTCATCACCATAATCTTCAACATCATTAAGATACAGCTTAATATATTCTTCTAGCTGCTTTTTTGACTTCTTCATAAATTATATTTTTGATTTTATTAATTATTTCACTTATTTTATTAATTTGACTATTTAACCAGCTTAAACGTTCACCAAAACGTTTTCCTTCCATTGGTTTTTCAATATTTTCTTCTGGAATATATTCTGTAAATGGTTTCATATATTCTGCTCCAGTTAAAAATACAAACTTATCTTTTTCAAGATTAATACCTGCTGATTTCATTTGTTTTACTGTTTCTTCTCCCCATTTTTCTTTTTCATCTTTAGGCATTTCCTTTAATGTTTTATCATATGGAGCTAGTTCCTTTTGTAAAGGTACAAGATGGTGTTTTGCTGACAGTATGTACATTTTATCAGGCTTAAGAGCTTTACCATATTCCAATGTCTTTTGAAACATTGGAGAGGCAGAGTATAACTCCTGTGCAGGAGATGGTTTGTCAAGTTTTGATTTAGTACAACTTAGTAATACTATTTTTGCCATTAGTTGTTATTTGATAATAAATATTCAGCAACATATATCCCATGCGCTCCTGAAACAGTAATACCACGAGCACTCAATGCATCTCCAACAAAATATACATTTGGAAATTCATTTAATGCTAAGTTAGTATAATTTACTAATGGTTCAGGTGATAGATACTTTACTTCTGGTAAATACATACCCCAGTCATCACCAAATCCAAATACTTCATCCATATTATCAATAAAATTAATAATATAATTTGCGTATTCACCTAATACTTCATCAAATTCTTCTAAATCATCTATTTGATATGCTGATACAATTGTTCCTTCTGATGTTATACCTGGTTTACGTGTTTTGTTTGGTGAGTAATATAATCCTTTACCATCAACTTGTAATTGTCCTACTACATGACGTGACCATTCAAATGGATTTTCAATACCTTTAATTTCCATTAATATACCAAAGTTAGTCATATCATTTCTAAACTCTTCACCTTTTTTAGCATGACCATTATATGTGACATCACCATATGTTTCTTCTACCGCTACATAAGCTGCGTTATTATTAGTACAAAATGAACGTAATGACACATTATCAAACTTTTGATATAATTTAAAATCATAACTAATATCAATTAATTTTTGAAAGTATTTTTGTGGTGATTCAAAACGGACCCCTATTTGCACTGATTTAGCTTCTGTAGGTAGTTCATATTCATCAGCTAATTTTTTACCAAAGTCAATACCTGATTTACCTACTGCGAATACAAGTTTATCATATGATATACTCGCTTGTAATTCAGTATGATCTACATTTACAATTTTAATTGTATTGTTATTAAAATCTATAGTTTTAACTTCTGCTCTCCATTCAAATTTAACACCTTTATCAACTAAATATTGATACCATGTTTTTCCTATTTCGTGTAAATAATCTGTACCAATATGGTAAACTGGGAATAAACGAAGACCAAAATGAGGTTTAATAAAATCCGGTTCAGATTGTGGATTTGAGTACATTATTTTAGATGGATCCGGGTGGAAACGTTTCCACATTTCAATAGATTGATCCATTAAATCATAAGCTTTTTCTTCACCACAATATTTACTTAATTGACCACCAATTGAAGTATGATAAGTAAGTTTACCATCTGAGAATCCTCCAGCCCCAGCGAATCCTGTCATTACTTCTTCTGGTTTACGAACATAAGGATCATTACCTTTATCTATAATGGTAATTAACTCTCCTAGGTAGTTATTATCTACTAATTTTAATGCAGCACTAATACCTGCTACTCCACTACCTACAATTACAATTTTCTTATTCATATGCTATTAATATAATATTTTTATCTATAAAGTACAAACTAAGGTGGCCCACCTTTTAGGGTGGGCCACAGCTCCATATTATTTTATCTCTTGTTAGAGCGACCGGCTATGAATCGGTCTATATATTATAATTCTTGGGCAGCGTCTTCTAAATAAGAGCCTATATTTTCTCTAGGACTTGTATCATAATCTACACCCCAAACATCCCAAATAATACCATAAGATGTAGCGCCATCTGAGTAGTTAAATGAACTATCTATTTTATCTAAGTATGGTTGAGGGATAGTCCATATATCCTCATCTTTATCATAAGTAAATCCTGCTTTTATTAAGTTTTTAGCTAATTGAGGGGTAAAAGTTTTCATGATTTTATAATCAACACCATCACTAACATAACCTCCAAACATATCTATTACTTCTTCTTCGTCATCTTCATCCTCAGTTGTTATTAAATAAGCCCAATCAAATATTGCTTGTTTAACACTTGGATCTTTGATCACATTATTTAAACCATCATAAATAGGATCTGTACCTACTAGTGATGAATAGTCTTGTATTTTATCATTAAATACTTCATCAAATATAGGCATTAGTTTTTCTTTATCTACTTCAACTTCATTGATTTGATTTTCATTAATAATGCCTGCTAGTTTTTGCATGCGTTTGAATTCTTCATTTAAAATTTGTTTTTTCATAGTTATTTCATTTAATTTTTCTTTATATTGACTTTCTGTGATTACACCTGCTAATTTTTGTATACGTGTGAATTCTTCATTCATATCCATTTTATCCATTGGTTCTTTTGCTAAAACTGATTTGAATTCATTAAAGCTGTTAACTTCTTCACCATATAATTCAATTGTATAGTCATCAAGATTAATACGAATAGCTCCGTCTTGATATGATAAATCTAAAATAAGAGTACTATAATTTTTTCCAATTGCTGTTCCACCACGAATACCTTTGCCAGCTTTTTCAGCCCAACCTGCTATTTTGTTTACTAATGAGCTAGCACCTTTTTGTTTTGCAAACTTCTTAATATTATCAGGGACATATGCTTCAGATAATTCTTCTGTCTCATCTTCATTCATATTTGGTTGATTTAAATTATTAATTTCATCCCAAGCATCATTACTTACATATATCACACCTGTAGTAGCATCATTATAAATAACATTATATGAACCATCACCATTTTTTGGAAGGATATATGTTACAATTGGTCTTCCAGTAGTATTGTCAATTATTTCCTTATCAAGATCAACAGCTTCTTCATTGTATTGTCTATAGGCTTCAGCTACTTCTTCATTTGCTTTATCAGTATAGATAATATTTGGCTTAACTACAGGTTTATTTACTTTAACTGTACTTTTAGGATCTAATTGTTTTTTTAATGTAGCAAGAATATCTTCTTCACTCATTTTTTCCTTAATAGCTTTATATATATCAGTTAATTTCATTATTTTTTATATTTTTTAATAATTTCTGCTGCTTTTGCTTTTTTCTCTTCTATTTCTGATTTTTTAGTTCTATATTCATCCATAGTTAATTGAAGTTCGTTTAATTCATCTTCAATTTCTTTCATTAATTCTTTAGCTCTAGTTTTAGCTGAACCTGATTTTTCATATACACCCATGATTCGAGCTTCATCTATTTCACCTGATTTAATTTTCTTAGCAAATTCAAGAATATTAGTTTCAATCATATTCTCATCTTTCATATCTGTGGGTTTTGTTACCACATAGAATTTACCTAACTCATCTTTTTCTAATTTGTGAGCTACTTCTTCAACTGGCATTCCAGTTATATTAGTTAATTCTTCTTTAATTAATTTTCTTAAATCTGATAGTTTCATGATTTATGTATTTTTAGTTTTAATGTTCCAGTTCCTTTAATAACTCGGTGCCATTGGTGTCTTTCAATAAATATTTGCTCATTTATAGAAGTCGGTAATTTATTATCAAGTTGTAGTTTCCAATTTGTTTCACCTAATATTTCAACAGTACGATGCTCATCATCGCGATGCCACATTAATTCTATTGGGTCTATATTTTCGTTAAATTCACGAATAATATATTTATCTGTTACTTCTATGTCTGTGTATGGGGTCATTTACTTTCAGTATTAATCATATTATAATAAAATGAATCACTATCCTCAGTTACCCATCTATCAGATTGATTTTCAACTGATGGTAATTCAGTATCTACTTTAAATTGTTTTAGATCTTCAGGTAATTTTTTAGTTACCCAATTTGAATCTTTCCAAAATATTCTATTGTTAGGTTGACATAATAAATAACCATCACTAGCTTTAAATATATGACCACATTTATAATCTGAAGGTTCATCACTGTGTGGATTATTAAACCAATCTACAGTAAACATATAATTTCCCCAAACTTTACTTCCATCTTTTAAAACAATTTGTGCTTTATGATATGCTAAAAAATCATAAGCTATAATAGCTACATTTTCAGAGAAACAATCCCATAATTGTTTAAAGTGGAATGGAATATCATTTTTTGGAATTTTAGTATATATTTCTGATATTGGAACTCTATTACGAACCATTCCATCATCAGTCATAACATGAAAGGTTAATATTTTTCCAGATGTAGATTGGGCTCCAAAAACATACACATTTAAAAAAATCTCAGTATCTTTTGAATTTTTTGTAAAGTATGATTTGCGAACTAAAGCTTTAAAACTTGGAATATCAACATTTAACATATTATTTATTTTCTATTAATAATTCACCTAATACTTCTAAACGTCCAACTTCTATTTGGAATTGAGTTTGGGTCATACCTAAAGATATACTTTTTAAAGTTTCTTCAAATTCCTTTTTAGCAGTATCTTTATCTAATTTACCAGCTGCTGCTTTTTTATAATATGGTAATTTAACTTTATAGTGTTTATAAGTTAATAAAGATAATCCACCTGCTTCTTGAGTGGTGTCAGCTATTTTTTCAGCACCTGCTAAACGTTTTGTAGCAAATGTTTCAAAGCTTTCCTTAGCTTCAGTTAATAAGTTAATAAGTTTTATCATAAGTTATTTTTTATTTTTTACACAATTTGGATATTTTTTACCAAACATTGTTTTCATACCTTTTTGAGTATATCCTTTCCAACATTTTTCATTTAATTGTTTTGGAGTATTATCATGACCACATTTATGACAAATATATAAATCATCTCCACCATCTGCTATATCCCATTCCCATCCACAATTATCACAAATAACTTCTGTGTCTGTTACTAATTCTTTAATAGGAGCATATCCTGAACCATAAGGTGCTGCTTTGCCAGATTGTGGATCTGGTGTTTCTTTTAATTTATTTAAACGTTCTGTTTTCTTTTTAGAAGCTTCTTTACGTTTTTCAATATAATCTAAAGCACGTTTTAATCTAGATTTTACTTCAGGTTCTTTTGCTTTATTGTATGCTGCTCTTACTCGTTGATGAATTACATTAATAATTTGAGATTGACGATTATGAGGTTTAGATTTAAATGATTTCTTATTTAAAGTATTAACTATATCTTCTTTAGTTTTAAATTTAATAGATACAGTATCTTTAGGATCTTCATCTGTATATAAACGACGTCCTGATCCTTTAGGTTTTTTACCTGTACCTGTTTTAGGATCATTTTCAGATAATACTTCATTTAATATATCTATTAATTTAATCATTTTGTTTTCCCCCACTTTTTACCTTTGCCTGGTTGTTTACATGCTGATGGTGTTGGACGACATGATGGATATTTAGCTCGTTTTTCACCTTTTTTTCTACCACATGCTTTATATCCTCCTTTTCCATCAGGTGCATTGCAATCTACCCATCCACCTTCTTTACCTTTAGGACCAGAACGTTTAAACCAACCTCGTAATGTTTCTTTTTCAGCTTCAGTTAATCTATTAATGGATTTTTTAAATCCTTCAATATCTTGTTTAGAGCCTAATATATATATTTGTTCTGGATTGAATAGGATATAGTATGCATTACCACCACCTTCTTCTGTCTTAATAGAATCATAACCTAACTTTTTAATTTCATCTCTAAATTCTTCTTTGGCAATATCAGCCCAATAAAACTTTTTAATATTCGCGTATTTATCACGAATTGTTAACCATAGTTTATTTGGTTTGCCATCATTATCATAGAATGAAAAAGATTTTTTAGTATCTATAATAAGTGAAAGTGTATTTGAACCAAATGTTCCTGTAAATTCTTTATTTGTTTGAACATAAATTCCTTCTCCATACACACCTTCCTTACTTAATCTTAACCTACCACCTTCAATATCATTAGCATTAGTACCATGATAAACAATATCTTTTACTTTACTACTAGGAAATATAGTATCTAAATATTGAGAGTATTGTTGAGGTGTGCCTACACTTGCTAATTCAGAATTAGATTGAAATATTTGATTAATAATATTTTGATCATAAATTTCAGTGACAGTATGAGCATCTTCTTTAATACCTTTCCAAATATCTCCTTGACGACAACGAACAACAGCACCTGATTTATAAGCTGATGGTTTATCAAACTTACGGTCAGCAATACGTAAACATCTATCACGTTTTACTTTTTGTTCATCTAATACTTCTTTAACTAGTTTTTGTAAATTCATTATACATTAGCATTAAATGGTCCACTTTTTAATTTAAATGCCCGAACACCTTTAATGTTTTTAATATCATCAATTACTATATCAACAATTTCTTTAGCTTGCATACCTGGAAATGGTGATGGATCAATTTTTATATTTAAATTAGCATATCCTCTATTACTTGATGCTCCTGCTGGGTCATAAATATAATCCTTTACAATTGTAACTCCTTTAATAGCGCGAACATCAGACATAATTTGTTTATGAAATGCTGTATCTGTATCAATGGCAATAACACCTTCAATTTCATATAATTTTGAAGCTGAACTGTATTCTTCTCTAATTATTTGTTTTAATTCTGATAGTTTCATATTACCAATACCCGCTAAAATTTGAGCTACCGCCCAATGATTTCCAATATCTACCTATATTACAACTCCAGTAACCAGGTGTTGTTCTGTCTTTTTTCTTATCACAGTTTTGGCGTGCAGCGAATGCTTTACGTGCTTTAGGATCTCTAAGTTTAACTGCTAAGTTTTGACCTCCACCTGCTGCTCCAAACTGTACTTTTTTAACTTTTTTAGTTTTAGGATTCATAACATATACAAAAAATTTCTTTGATCCACCACGTTTAGGTTTATTAAGTTGAACCTCTTTACCTTGATACTTAGCTTCATTTATTCCTGTTTTCTTGTAATTATTGTAATTTTGTTTTAAATCTTCAAAAGCTTCTTCTTCAGTTTTACCTGTTCCTTTTATTTGAATATCATCTTCAAATGTTGGATTTTCACTAGGTATTTCTATATTAGCATATACATTAGCTTTAGTATGAAAAAAATCAACTTCATAGTTATCTAACATTTGACCTTCTTCAATCATAGGTAAATCTAATGGTACTTCTTGACCTTCATATATACCATATTCACCTAAGTCAGTTTCAACTATAATATCTTTATCTAAACCAGCAACTTCAAGTAAGTTACGTGAGTATAATTTTCTTGCTTCTTTCCATAAATCAAGGAATGCTGAGGAACCATAACGGAATGTGTTTTCAGTTAGTGGTTTTTTATTATCAACATGGTATTGTAGGTGTTCACTTAGTAATGGTTTACGTGCTAAATTTTCATTTAAAACAGGAGCATCATCACCACACTTACCATGGCAACCACAACCGCAATCTTCATTTAAAGCGCGGTTTTTTAACGATTCTCTAATTATTTGTCTTAATTTATCCATGTTGATAAATATTACTTGTTAGTTTTTATTTTAAGAGATAATGGTAAAACATTACCTGTTGTATTTCTTATTTCTATTAAACAATCTACCTTTCCAAATATTTCACTATCTAAAGGTACTTTAATAGTTAGAGATTTTGTTTCAGAATTAGGATATTTTATAGAAGCAGATGATATATCTCCTATAGCTCTATACGCGTCTTCTTGTGTTAAAAGAGATATTACACTTAAACCATCTTTTTTTTCTTTAACATAATAGTAACCATATCCAAAACCTGATGTTATCATATTTTTAACAGCATTAACATTAATATTATTAACTGGTTCAAAACTATTAGAAATGTTACCTTCTCCAGCTATATATTCATTTAATCCTTGGGTTACTTTATTAATATCTATATTAAATATTTCAAATAATGTTTTAATTATTTCATTATTATTATATTTAGATTTATCAAAGACTACTTTATTATTTTCATCAAATACTATAAATGGAACATTACCTCCATTATAGAAAGTATGTCCTGAAATATTTTTTAATGATATATAATATTCTTTACCTTTATATTTTATAATAACATCAGCTATTTTTTTACCAATATTCTCTGGGTTGGTAAAACTAAGAGATCGTTTTGTATCAGCCGTACCAGCAAAATCAATATCCTCAGGTGTTAAATTTTTAGGATCAATATTTAATGATTGAAATAATTTTTTAACATTTTCATTTTCAATACTTTCTAATGATTGACCTGCTGATGCTTTTAAATCACTAGTAAATGATTGTTCGTATTTTTCTCCTTCATTTGCTCCACCAGATAATATAATTTGTACCTTACCATCTTCAGTATTGAATTCATACATATTAAATTTAGAACTACCTTTAGGCTTAATATTAGGACCTTCACCTGGGGCATGTACTATAATTTTAATATTTGGAAATACAGAGTTAAGTATATTTAAAAAATCTTCTTTAGATATTTTATCTAAATTACCTAATCTATTACTTGCAGTTTGTAATTTAAAATTATATTGTTTTCCTTCTGGAGAATTAAGAATTTTCTTAATAGCTTTAGCAGAATTATTCATAACTGATCCTTCATTTAGATCTACACCTAGTTCATTTAATATATTTTCAAGTAATAAGATATCCTGCTCATTATTCATGTCAGGATATCCTTTAGGAAATTTATAAGAATATTTTTTAAAAAACAAATCTAATACATCCATTTTATTTTATTTTAGGCTGCTGGTAATTCTTCTGGGATTTCTTCAGTTGAAGTTTTTTCAGTTGTTTTTGTTGCTTCAATTTCTGATTTAGTTTTACCGTATCTTAACACACGAGCTATAGAATTAATAGCATCTTGTTTTTCATTTAAATTTAGCATATAGAATTTTTTACCTTCTACTGTTGCTATCCAAGTTCTATCTGTATTAGTTAAGAAAAAATATTCACCATTAGCTAATTGAATTCTAAATGTTGTTGGTTTTGGGGCTACCCATTCAACATCAACAACAAATATTTCATAAGCATTAGTCATTAATTCAACAAGCACATCATGCAATTTAGGATATGCTTGAATAGCTGTAAATTTCATACCAGACACAAATGTAATTTGTGGCTCATATTTTTCTTTAGCTATTGACTTAATTTTATCTATTAGTTCTTGTTTAGTCATTATTTTTAATTTATAGAAATTTGATTATTTCTTTTTAACAATCACATCTCCTCTGAAATTCATATTGCCAGTTCCATCTGAGTATTTTACTCCTACTCCACGATCACCCTTTTCAGAATTTACTACTACATATTCTAATTTACCAGTAGAAAATTTGTCACCTGGTTTTAAGTCTTTTAAGTATACTTCACCTTCTTTTGGGGTTGGTTTAGATAATTTACCACTAGCAAAATCTAAAGTACCACCTGCTGATTCTTTTAATTTTTTAGCTATAACTTCTGCTAAAGCAGACATATTAACCTTATTATCCATACTAGATTGTTTCATTTCAAATTCTAAATAATGTTTAGCTTTATCCATATTTTCTGCTGCTATATGAATTTTTGATTGCCACCAATCTGGAAAATCTACTTCACCTGATATTTGATCAAATGTATTTAGCATTTTATATAATTCTTCAGCGTATTCCATTATACGATAAACATCAGCTTTTAACATTGCTGGCTCATCATCTTCATGACCAATATCTAAATCTTCAGCTACTCTTTTAGCTTTATCAGTTGCTATAGCATACATAGCTGCTTTAGGACCTTTAAAAGTATCTTTCATTGATTTAACTATTTCTTCACGTTTTTTTAACTCAGCAGATGTTAATTTCTTTTCACCAATAGCTGATTCTGCTAGATTGTCATTTTCTTTGTCTCTAATGATAGCATATACTTGTTTTTCTTCTTCAGGACTTAAGTTATATACTTTAATATGCTTTTGAGTTTCTTTAAAAGCATCATAAGATCCTTCTTTAGGCATCTTAGCGTATATTTCATCTGCTATTTGAGATAAACCAGGAGATCCAGCTATTCCTTCATTTAAACCACCTACAATACTATTGTAGTCAGACATAGTTAATACTTTATCTTCTGTACTTAAACTAATAGCTTTTTCAGTTATATTATGTAAATCCATATCAGTTTTAGCATCTTCACGAGCATATTCTAATAAACGAATAAATAATGGAACATCCATCATTATTTTGTCAGCTGGATTAAACTCTTCATTTAATGTTTCATCTTTAGATGAATAAAGTTCTTTAATATATTCTTTTAATTCTGATTTTTTCATAGTATTTTTTATTTTAAATATGAAGGGAGGACTATATAAGTCCTCCACCTTCATTATGCTTTCGCTTCAGCAACTGATACTTTTTTGTATTCAGCAGCTAACTTTTTTAGTTCGCTTGATAATTTTCTTGCGCGACCTTGAGCAGCTTTACTTGTACCATTGTGCTCTACTACAAACATATCCCATGTTTGATGCATTTTTTCAAATAACTCTTGTTTCATTTTGTTTATATTTGGTTTATAAGTTCAGTTATATATTCAATAATATCTTCTTTCTCAAATCCATCTTGCATCCAATCTGAAGATAAGATACGAAGTTTAGCTTTTAGTACAGCTAAATCTTGCATATTAGCTAAACCTTCTAGTCTATCTATAGCTTCCATACTTATTTCCTCATTCATTGATGGTGGATTTTCGTCTTTAGATACTTGACTACGAGTGAAGTATGTTAACGCATTTCCGATTTGACGAACTAACTTTTCGTCGCCTGATGCTTTAGCTGCTTCTAACGCGTCCATTAGTTCTTTTTGAACGTCTGATGCTGCTGGAACTGGTGTGGTGTTCATTTCGGCACCCATATCCATTTTGTCACCCATATCAACGTCTGTGTCTATTTCAACGTCTTCAACTTCTTTGTCTTTATCTTTTTTCTTTTTCTTGGCTTCGTTTAGCCCATCTGATATTTTATTTACTAATTTTTCAGCTTCAGATTGAGATAAACCAGGGTAAGCAGCCATTAAATCTTCTTCATCATATTCACGTCTATCATCAATTAGACCTTCTTTTTCAAACATCTTATATAATGAATCAGCTGTTAATTCTCCTTCAGCTAAGAAATCATAAAAACTATCAGTGTTAGATAAATCAATATCTATCTCAGCTAAAATCATTTCTTTAATCTGTTTTTTAAGTTCAGATTTTTTCATTTTTTTCTTTTCAGCTTTTTCCCCAGCTTCTTTACCTTTTTCATATTCGTATGCAGCTTCACCTTCAGTAATTAGACCAGCGAGTTTTTGCATTCTTTTAAATTGATTGTTCATTGTATTATTATTTATATATAAATATGTTAAGATTTATTATTCTTTAATTTTTTACGCAAAAAGTAATAAACACCAAAGCATGACGCTGATGCCAGGTAGAAAAGAGATGTTGTAATCCAATAAGAATTCGTGAGTTTCATCACTGAATAAAAAAGGATATCGAAACCTAATGGATTGAAAAACATTCCTACCATTAATAATATTTGAGATAATACTTCGAGGTTCGTCTTTTGTTGCTTGTTTATCACTATCCATATTTAATTTATTAGGTGAAACATAGGAAAATTATTTTTTAAGAGTTTCCAAAAATTTTATAGAATCTTCTATATTTTGTTTAACAATATTTTTATTACCTCCTTGCCACTTTTCAACAACACCTCCTTCAGTTACAAATGATTCTATTGATTCATCTAGTTCTTCTTGAGACCAAACTTTAAATTCATTAATTACATTATCAATTTCTGAGTTATGAATTTGTTTTTGATATTCTTCCCACTTACCTTCTATTTTTAATTTAGTTTCAAACTCAACAACACAATTCATACATTGCTTATGAATATTATAGAATGGTTTATCTATATGAGATTTCATTGGTTTACTACATTTAGGACATAATATAGGCATAGCATATAACTCTTTAGCTTTATCTAATTTAGTTATATTTTGTTTAATACTATTCTTAATAGTCCATGTACGTCCATTTTCTTCCCATATATCTCCTTCAATATGATTTTCATATTTTTTAGTATAACCAACACCTACAACAGTTTTATCTCCATATTTACCTTGAACAATATTACGAAGACGTTGTACATCTTTTTTTTGAAACTCTTTATTTAACATTATTGTTTTAATTTTTTTACAATATTTTCAGTTAACTTAGTTTTTAAAGTATCTTTAGAATAATCTTTCCATTGACCTTTACCTATAACTGTATCTTTTATTTTAGATCCAACTGTAGTTTCACCTTCTCCACCAATTTCAAAACGCATTTCTCCTGGTTTAATAAGTGGTATCATTTTAACTGTTACCACATCTTTACTTTCAACATCAGTGATAGTTAGTACTTCAATATCCTTTTCTTCAATTTGTTTAGTATCTGGATTTTGAAATTTGCGTTTTTCAGTTGAAATTTTAGTTGAGTACTTGTATGGTTTACCTGTACTATCTTTTTTAGTAAATAAAGTTTTAACATTATTCACTAATATGTTTAATGTTTCTGGTGAGTCTGTTACTAATCTTTTTATCATTATAGTCCTAATTTTTTAAGTTGTTCAATTGTATCAGATGTAGATGTATGTAATATACCTATACCTCCATTTTTATTCCATTTTTCAATGGTATCTGCTCTATCATCAATAAGTATTCGATTTGGAGCAGCATATTCAGATTTAAATGCTGCTGCTTTAAAATAAATATTTTTCATATTATCTAAACGTTCAGCCCAAGCTCGTTTACCTTCTCTTGATTGAGGATCACGAGATGGAGCTGTTAACACATATGGGTTATATTGTTTAATATAGTTCCATAATTCTTTTCCATCAGACATCCAGTCTAATCTAGACCAATATTCTAATTCACCTATGTTTTTTTCTTTTAATCCTTCTCTAAATTTGTTCCAAAACTCATTACTATCTTGCACATCAACATGTTTGGTATGTAAACCTGTTAAATCTTCATAACCTTTGTCAAAGTCTACTAATACACCATCCATATCACAGAATATACGGTATTTATTTGTTGTTTGTTGTTCGTTCATAACCTTATTTTTAATACCATCCTCCCAATTCCTAAAATTCATATTACCGTTTAAGTAAGCTTCTTGTTCTAATTGGCTTAAATAATCATCTTCAGTTGTGTTGGTAGTAGTAATATTATTTAATCTATTTTCTAAGTTTTGTATATGATGTATCATCTCATGTGAGAATGAGCGTAATATATCTTTTGGATGTCTCCCAGCTGTAAATAAAGTAATTGATTTATTTGTTGGATCATAATATGCTGTTTTACCTAACATATTAGAAGCGTTTACTTCATCATTACTTATTATTTTTACTTTAGGTAATGGTTTTACATTGTATCCATTATCAACATAATGTTTAGTTATACTAGCTAATGCATTTGTAAAATCTGGGTCAGATATATTTTCATTTATACTATTAAATGTAGGTTCAGTTCTTGGACTAAGTTTTAAAGCATTTAAAAAATCATTTACTTCTATACCTTGTGGTAAAAATTTAGCTATATCAACTGGATTATTAGATTTTATAGCTGCACGTAAACCAGATGCACTTAAACTTCCTATATTACCAGCATCATAAACTTTTACATTTGGATATTTTTCTTTGTTTAAAAAGGCTTTATATCTTTCACCTTCATCTTTACCAAATGCTACTTGAATATCTTGTTGTGGATTTGATTTTACATAATCATAAACATATGATACAGGAGAAGATACATTTGATATTACTACTTTTGCTTTAGGTAAAAATGGTAAATATAATTTCCAAGCACTTAAAGATTGTTCAGCTGTGATACCATCACGAGCTATAGGAGATATAATGACTAATACTTCATCTGATACTTTAGATAGACGTTGAACTAACTCAAAATGTCCTTTATGTGGTGGTTTAAAAGCACCAGGATATAAAGCCACTTTTTTAGGAGTTGGTTCTATTATAATTTCTGCTAAGTATTTACCTAAACTCATTTTATAAAGTTAACTATTCTGTTTACTACTTCATTCTCATCAGTTATGATAGAATCTTTGATTTTATTTTCAATATTCATAAACTCTTTTTCAAGTCTATCAATCTGAGTGTTAACTAAAGCTTTTGATTGTTCTTTAGCTTTTTCAGCTTTTTCTATTTCTTCTGGTGTTTGTGGTTCAGGTTTGTCTTTTCTAAATGTTGAAGCATATTCACCTGTTGATAACAAGTTTGAGAAATAGTCATTTAATTTTCCGTTAGAAATCGCTGAGTTAAACGCCTGTATTTCTTTAGCGTATTCTTTATCAGGCGCTTGATACAATATAAAATTATCGCCTAATTTCGACTTATATGTGTCTATATTACCATAAACATTATTCCAAGTTGATAATACACCTACTGTAGGTACTTTACGTTCACGTTTAAAGTTACGTAAAAATGACACTATAGGATGTGTATAAACCATTACCATCATCTCATCATAACCTTCAGTATTTAATATTCCTTTTACTTGTTTACGACGATATTCACCACCAATCATTTTAGCAGCATTAGATGCTGTTGTGTCCCAAATAAATGATTCACCTCTACTTATAGCATTAGGTACATCCACATCATCAATTTGTGATGATGCTTTTGTTAAGTTATTATACATTGGACTATTTTTGTCCTCAATATATGAATCAGGATTAAGTATTTTTATGTTTGGTTCTTTAGATTTTACTTTATTAAGTAAATACGATTTACCTGCCCCAGCTCCACCAGCCATGACTACCATTTTATTTTGGGATATTTCTAATAATAGGTCTACAAGTTTTATCATCGATGTAAATATAATGAAGAGACTTGGGGATGCCAAGTCTCCTATAAATATTTATGAAAATTAGAACTATAAAGTTCGTTTAGCAGTTGTTTTAAATTCAGTAAATATTGGTGAACTGTTTGGATTTTCTAAATCAAATAAACGTTTCACAGTTTTAAATATTTCAATATTTTCTTCATGAGTACGTTCTGATGCTACTATTTCCCAACCTTTACCAGACATTTTTTCTTTATTAAGTTTACGTTTAGATGATTTCAACCATAACACACCATAGTTATCAATAGTTTTTCCATAACATTCTTTGTAACATTGACCATATACTGCTGTTTGTAATTGATATGTTAATTGGATATGATTTGATGTTTTAAAATCTATTAACCATAACTTACCATCAATTTCACAAATCATATCACATGTACCAGCTACTTTAAGCTCGTCTGAAAATAAATGTACTTCAGTTTCAATAAGTTTTGGATTATATGTTTCCCAAAATTCAACAAATTTTAAAAACATTACCCAAACATCAGGATGCATTGATGGAGCACCATGTTGATTTAAATAACTTAATTCTTTACCTTCAAGATATTCCTCAATCATCTCATGAACTTGAGTACCTTCATCAGCTGCTTTTTTAACAATATGTTCAGCTGAGTAACCAACTTTTTTTAACCAATCTTCAAAAAATTTACCTTTTGGATAATAACCTAAAACATATGTAACACTTGGATAATATTCTCCATTTCGTCTATAATATCTTGAATCAGGCAATGTGATTTGTTTGTGATCGTCTGATATTTCTAAGATACGATTGTAAGAGTGTTTTATTTGACTCATAATGATAATTTTTTTTCTAACAGTCCTGAATAGGTTAACGGGAACGTGTTTTGGATTAGTGTTGTAAATTGTTTAAAACCTATTTCATTTGGATCTTTATCTGTTAATTCTACTAAGTAAACTGTTTTTCCTTCATTTATTAATTGTTCACAAAAATCAAGTGCTTGTTTTATAGCATCTTTATCTAATGCTATATATATTTTCTTTACAGTTGAAGTAACAATTTTTTTCATTAATTTTGACTGTAAATTTTTACCTAATAATGGTATAGCATTTCGTTTAATTGTTATAGCATCAAACATTCCTTCACATAATATTATAGGTGAATTCCAGTTAATGAATATTTCAAATGGTATTATATCTCTAGATACATCTGGGTTAAGTTTTCTATCTGAGTCATGTATAAAACTTCTACCAACAAAATAATTTAAAGAACCAGATTCATTATATGATGGTATAATAATCATATTTGAATATAGTCCTGACTCACAATAACCTATATTATATTTAATAATATCATCTTCTGTTATGCCTCGTCCTTTTAGATATGACAAAGCTTGTTTTGATGATAATGTTGTAGAATTAAGTACAGATTTAAACTCTTCAGGTAATATAACTTTAATTTCCTCAAGTTGTCTTTGTTCAACGGGTGTGACGTTTTTAACTAATGATTTAAGCTCTAACATCACATCTGAGTGAGCTCCAACTAATTTAAATAAATTAATTAGTTTTTTACCTTTAACCTTACAAACCCAACATCCAAATTTTTGAAAATCAGGACTAGTTTCATCTAAACATATCTCTAGTTTTGGTTTATGGTGGTGGCAACTCGGGCAAGTATAAGCATAATTACCTCTTGATGTTGACTTACCTGTACCAAGTACAGAATTTATTAATGTAACTAATAGTTGGTTTACCATTAGCAGTAATATAATAAAGAAAGCTTGGCGAACCAAGCTTACTTATATTTTTTATACTACTTCAATACCTAAACGACTTAGATGATTCATGAATGTTTGTATTTTCATATCATCTTTTTTACTGAATTCTCCACTATAAGCGTCTTTACCAGTAATATCAGATAATATATCTAACCATTCCTCTGTTCCTCCTTCAATTTCTTTACCACCCATACCTGCATAATATTCTTCATCTACACCATTATCAGCTAAAAGTTTATTAATGTCACTTGTACTAATTACATTAAATCTTTTGATTTCTAAAAAATCACTTACTGCTTGTTTAGCTTTAGGATCAGTATCCATAGTATTTAATAACTCAAGGAATTTAGAGTATCCTACTTCTTTATTAGCAAAATTTCTTGGTTCAATTAAATCTTTAGTATTGTCAGAAAAAGTAATGATTATCCTATTATTATCTTCTTCAAATCCAGTTACTTCAGGAAAATCTGATGCTCTGTATTTGTTTTCAGTTAGGGTTTCTTCACTAATTTCGTTTTCAGTGATTAAACCTGCAATTTTTTTCATTCTACGAAATTCTTCGTTTAATATTTGTTTTTTCATATTAGTTATTGTACATTAAATAATTCTTTAAATTTAGTTGCTGGAATAGATAGTTCAAATCCAAATACATCATTTTCTTGAACTTGACCTCCAATCATTTGTGCTATTTCATCAAAAACTTTTTTTTCTTCTGGAGTTGAACCTATTAATGTCATTTCAGGTTTGCCAACACCTGCAGCTATAAATGATTTACCCGCACCATATTTAACTTCATACCAAGATCCACCTGGTTGAAGAACAGTAAATGATTTGAAGTCAGTTGCTTCATTTAATACGTTTTGTATTTCTTCTTTGATTAGTTTACGTAAGTCTTGTATTTTCATAGTTATTTTGTTATAAATATATATCTTTTATTCTAAGGTATCAGATGAGAAAAAACGACCCTGGATATTATCGTTAATCCATTGTTTTGGATCTTCTAGTACTCCATATTGGAATAAATATTTGTTTTCATAATAAGTTAAAGATTTTTTTGATTTACAAAGTTTTAATAATACTCGTACAAATTTATCTTTAGGATATTTTTTAAGATCCTCTTTTATTTCCTGTGATGAACCATAATATGTTTTCCAATCGCTTGGTTTAACTACTAATTTAGTTTGTTTGGTTCTACCACGTGTAACTGGTAAGTTAGCTAATTCTTTTTTACCTAATTTAACATTGGTTTTATGGAAGAAATTTTTCTTACCTATATAACTACGATTTGTTTCCAAGTTAGTGGTCATGTATATGTACCCTTCATATTGAGTTGAATCAAAATTCTCATCATCAATTAAATCTTCAATTGTCGTAACTAATTCTAATAAATGCATATTTTTTATCTATCTAAATTGACATATATTGTCATATCTGTTGTTCTTGATGATGGTAAGGGTTGTGCCAATTTACCTACAGCTACTAAATTTTGTTGTTCATCATATAAACCAACTGTTGTTATAAACGGAGCAAAGTAAGAACCAGTAGCAAAATTATATAACGTATCATTACTACTTCCAGATAGTAAAGTAGGATTTTGACTAAAGTTAAATTCATTTTCTCTGATAGTACATTTGTATTGAGTTTCATATATTGAATATGAGCTTTTAAATGAGCAAGTTGTGTTATTAGTTGAGATAAAGTTATTTATAACACTATTACTACCGCTTGATAACACTACCATACCATGTTGGTATATGACGTTACCTACAATATTACTACCAGATATTAAATTACCTTCACCATCATCTGTGTAACTTCCACTATCACAAATATAAACTAAACTATTAGGTGAAATGTTATCTCCAAATAATCTTGAAGGTATAGCTAATACACCTATAATAGCATCTGATGATGTTGGAAAAAAGTGTGGGTATGATAAGGTAGTTTGTAAGTAATTATAGAATAATGGAGAATATGTTCCTCCTACTAGTACATTTCCGTCTGTGTCTTTACCAGGAATTAAACTAGCTGTAGTTACTGGTGAGCCAAAACTTGAGCTTAAATAATTAGAGTAATATAATTCTTTTATTGAATTATATATTAGTCTTTGATATTGAGTAGATAATTGTCCTGTTGTAGGATCAGTATTTGGATTAAATAATGTTGAATCTTGTCCAAAACTTGAGGTTATGTTTTTACCTAAAAATCTATCAATACCTACTTCAGAACCAATTAGTTGATTATTTCCATAAAAGGTGAACAGTTTGTTCACCTCAAATGGAGTTATAATTATATCTTGTGCAAGTAATGTTTTGTAAGCACCCATTCATTAGAAATCTAATTTCACACGAATTAAAGCTTCTTTAGTAAAGTCTTTAACTAATGGTTTTGATAATTTAGCTACTGCTACTAATTCATTGTTATCATTATACATGCCTACAGTTGTGAAATATACTTGAGGATTATTAATAAAATCATCATATAACACTTCACCTGTTGAACCAGATATGAATGTTGGATTTTCTGAGTAGTTAAATTCTGAGTTTCTAGCTCTAACAAATACGTAATCTGAAGTAATTGTTTCTTGAGAGTTTAAACGGAATGCTGCTAAAGATGGACCACTACCACTAATTGCTCTAAACAATAGTTGAGGATTTTGTCCATCAGAATTATTTGTTTTATTTGATGTTAATGAAATACCACCACCTACTACTGAACTTCCTAATGCTAATGGATTAAGTAATATTGTTCCAATATCTGGTAAGAACCAACCATATGAACCTGAGTTTAATGACCAACCATCACTAGTTGTAGCAGTTGTTGTGCTTTTTACACCAGCTGAACCTGAAATTAAATTATAAACTCGACCTGAATCTAAGAAAGATACAGTAGAAACATATTGTGAATCATCAGTTAATAATATATTTAAACCTGTTGAACCTGATAGTCTTAAAGTTAATGAACCTGGAAATAATGATTCTTTATATCTGTTTCTTGAAACTGATATAGCCCAAAAATCAGAAGATGTTATATTACCAAATACAAAATCAGAATTTTCATCTCCTAAAACCAATGCTCTATATTGACCATATATAGTTTTAGTTGGAGAATTTTCTGGTACTAATGTATTATATAAAGCACTACCACTACCAAATTTGTTACCATATGTAGTATCAAATTGAACTTCTGAACCTGATAAAGCTGAACTAGTTTGATATACACTTAAGTAATAATCACCTGTAGTTGATGCTTCTTGAGTTGATGAAGTAAAGAAAGTACTTAATGTTGGGTTGTTAGTAGTCCATAACGCAGCAGTTATTGAATCTGCTGATAGTATAAAATCTTCTGGGTCTAATCTTTTGAATGACATATTTTATTTAATTTTATGATTTTGTTATAGTAACAGGAATAGTAACACGAGCACCACTATCTCTACCTTCTACTGTTAATGTAGCTGTTGCTGATGAGTTTGCACCAAACAATGTATTAACAGTTGTAGCAGTTAAACTAATTGTAGTACCTACTACTGTTTTAGATACATTTGTACCTATAGTAGTTGAAACATTTAATGCTTGAGCCGCTGCTGTATTAACACCTGTCCCAGTAAATGATTTTAATAAACGAACATCAGATATAGTAGCAGTGTAACCTGACTGTTCTGTTGTTGAATTACCACCTAAATAGTTTAAAGTTTGAGGATTAATAATATATGTTCCACCTTGAGGTATAACTATATTTGATGTACCTAAATTTAATATTGGTAATTTTGAAGTTCCACGAGGTAAAGTAGCCAATTTATATTTCATAATTTGGGTTTCTTGAGGAAATGCTTCAAGTAAAGGTAAGTTCGCTAATGCTTCACCATAATAAGCTGACCCAGATGGATGTGTTGGATTATATAAAGTATAATCAATTTCATCATCTGCTAATGAAAATTGGGTAATTCTAAAACTACCATCGCTTTTTGCTAAAAGTTCGCGACCTTTTGTTGTTAATATAGCGTCTACTGTTACTACTGAATTATTTAAGTATGCCATTTGTATTTGTTTATATGTTAATAAATATTATAATATTCCGGTTTCTTTTAAAGTTTCAACTGTTTTATCTAAACTCGCTATAAGATCAGGAGATATATATTGTGGTGTTAAATATCCTGGTGCGCCTCCTACTAATTTAGGAGCATTTATTACTAGTTTAGATGGATCAGTTTGATATTCTCTGATTAAAAATCCATTATTTAATGAAGAAGTATGAGCTGAAGGTATTGGTTTATCAAGAACTAACCATATATAAAATAACATAGGGTTAAGATTTACTTCTTTAATGACATATACTCTACTTTCATCTTGATTAAATCTAATTTCATTTCCAACTTTAATATGAGATATATCTAATGTTATTGGATCATATCCTCCAACTCCACCTACTGATGAAGTTGTTGTATTATTTTGACTAAATGAATAACTTGGGAAAAAAGCTGATGCTACATAAGTATTATATAATTGGGTTGATGATGTTATCACATTCAATAAAGTTGATCCTCCTGTTCCCCACACACTAGAACTTAAAAGAGTGTAAGGTGAAACAACTCCACTTGAAATTAAAGTTTCATTTATAGCTATTGAAGCAGTTACATATCTAATAGTATTATCACTATTTAAAGTACTTCCTGATTCATTGGTTAATACTACTTTAGGCCATAATAAAGCAGGTCTATATACAGTTGTAGATAAATCTAAATCAGTTGATGTTGAGCCTGTAGGTGTTGTAGTTATTTGTAAGTTTACTTGACTATCTTTTCCAAAATTATCAATTAAATTATAATAGTAATTTGAACCAGTACTAAAATTTACAGCTAATTGATTACCATCTTTATCAACTAGACTATTAATCCATAATGTTGATTTACCTACTAACTCAGGATAAGCATTTCTAATTTCTTTAAATGTTAAAAAAGATGTTTGGTAGTTGTTAATTACAGGTTCTTTACCATAACTAATATCTCCATCTGTATGAACATTTATTTTTGCTCCTGTTAATTTACTACCAGCATATCTTGGTAAAGTACTTCTACGAACATTATAATTATAATCTTGTACAGGAGCTTTAGTAGCTGATCCTGTAATAAGTACTCCTTGATTAGTTGGAGAAAGTTGACCTGATGAATAATCAATATCCATAAAATATCTACTTGGTGGATATATTGAAACATTATTTAATAATGGTTCAGGTAAATCATTTGGAGTTTCGTATATTAAGGCAGATATAGATGTATTATTATTAAATAAACTAGCATTAACTACTCTTAATGTTCTAGTTTTAGCATTCTCAATTTTTATAAATGGAGATAACAGTGTTGATACTGGGATGCTAGCATTTTCATATATAATATCACTTGAATCTAATAAACTTGTACCTAACCAAAAAGCATAGATATTACCTAAAAATGTTGTATCAGTATTATTAATATTAAGTTGAATATAATATGTTTTATCTGATTTAAATTTAAAATTAATATCATAGTATGTGATTAAACCTGCTCCATTATCTGTAGATATTAAATCTAAATTAAATAAAAGTGGAGTTGGACCTAAACTTTGAGTTGATGCTACAATTGTACTTCCACTTAATTCACCTGTTAAAAATTCACTTTTATCATTATGAATTCTATTTACTATACCTAATGGAGTGACAATAGATTCAGACCAAGCTTGATTTAAACTATCTATATATACTGAATCAAATTCTCCTGCCCCAGCAGCTGTAGTTTTATATAACTGTGATGAGTTAAAATCAAATGGAAATGATTTAACTGATGCTGTATAGTATGGTTCTGAGTATGAAGCTGAAGGTACTCTGTATCTATTTCTTTCTAATAAATGCTGTTTAATAACTATACCTGACGATAAACTTGTTCTTGCAGGAACAAAATCTTTAATCATTTTAAATAATGAGTTATCAAAGTATTTTATTAAACGAATATAATCAGTTAAATTATAATTTGAAGTATATTTTTTAAAGTATTCATCTCTTAAAGTATTTAAATCAGGATAAAAATCTTTAGATTGAGCCAACTGTCTTGGATCACCAATATAATCTCCTAAGTTAAAATACCCTAATTGAGCTATAATATCCTCATTTATTTCATTTTGTGGGGAAAATGCTACTTCTAATAAATTTAAATCTTTAGTATAACTACCACTTACAGGTGAATCTTGTTGTATTCTAATATAAGGTGATAATGTATCTCCCGTTGGTAAAATAGTTTGAGCTATTTTAATTTTATTATTAATAGTATTTCTTATACCAGCTGGGAATTGATCTAAAAATATAGTTTCAGTATTTGATACAAATTGAAAACTACCTGTTATAGTATAATTGTTAGTACCATTATAAAATGATGAAGTAGTAGGAACAACAGTTAAACTTGGATGAACTGATGTTCTTGCACTTTGTGATACATCTATATCTAATATTGAACCTAATGGTGCTCTTAATTTAAGAATTTCAACTGATGATTGAGCACCATCAATTGTATTTCCTTCTATAGAGTAAGGATTCATTACAAAATCATCAAATGTACCTTCATTTAGTGGTAAACTATAATATCTAAATTCTTGAAAAGTACCTAAAAATGGAGTATAAATTTTACCTGATATAAGACTACTGGTTACTCCTGATCTGAATCCACCTAAATATGAATTACCAACATTATTCCAACTTGGATTTGAAGATATCACACTAGATGATGCTTGAAAACCTAATTGGTTTCCATCCTCTCCATTATTTATTTTGTTTTTAACATATAAACTGTGAGTTGAATTAGTTCGAGTTACTAATACTGACCACCAACCACTATTAAATAAAGGTAAATAAACACTACATGATACTGATGTATCTGGTAGTATTAATTTTAATGTACCCCAATCATATGTTGGTGAGATTGGAGCACCTGAACCTGAGTAGGTTCCATATATTGATTCTGAGCGTTCTAATACTAAACTAAAAGCATTACCACCTAATGATAATTCATTAAATAATAATGATTGACTAGGATAGAAAAAAGAAACACCTTCTGTTTTAAATCTAAAAGCTATTGATGCTGGGCTGGTATTAGTTGTTGATAATTTATCCCAAGGAATAATAACAACCCCTGATTTATTTGAAGTTGAGGTATAAACTGAAGTACCATATGTACCACTACCATAAACACTTCCACTTTCAGATGTAGGATAATTATCTACAAGTGATGAATATAATGAGTAATTATATTGGTTTTGCCATTGATCCCAGTCATTAGAATTATCTTTATTTTTACCTCCAAATTCATTTATCCTTAAAATAGTATCAGGAATACCATATAAAGTTATTAATGCTCTTAGTCCTTCAATAGTACCTTTTTTCTTAAATAAGTAAGGTACATTATGATATATACGTTTATATATTGATTTATTAATATCATCTAATGGTACTATAATAGGTTTACCATTAACATATCCTGTGATAACATATCCTGGTAGTACATAAGGTGATAGAGAAGCTGTTACATAGTTAGTAATTAATTCATTTCCTGTTGAAGGTAAAGATGAACCACCTGGGGTTATTCCTATAAATGATGTATATAAATCATCTACAGAGAAGTTATTTTGATATATTTTAACACCTAAATCTCTTAATACATCTGCTACTAAATCCTTAGACACACCATAATCTAAACGATTATCAGCGTTATATTTATTATCTATATCTTTAATATAAACCCAGATACTATCAAAATGTTGACCTACCATTTCCACAAATAATTCATATTGTGAATTTGAAGGATCATCTCTTAGATAACTAGGAATAGTATTTATTAAAGCATTAGGATTTAAATTATTATCATAGTCTGAAGCACTAGCATATTGTTCAGCTAACCAATTTTGAACTACTAATGAATTTACTGTAGCATTAATATATGGTTGTTCATCATTAGTTTTAGGCCAACATTTACTACCTGATTCAAAATATAAGAAATATTCATATCCATCAAAATTAGTTATAATATCATCTATTTTAGCTTGATATATGTTATAACTTGATGAAACATAATATGAAGTACTTGATGAACCTGTTGAAGACATTTTAGCATTAGCTGTATATTCTTCAAGTAATGACATTTTATAATAGAAATTTTCTAATCGAGTTTGAGCTGATGAGAAAAATACAAAATTATAATAACTATTATAATCAATATTTATTTCTATTCCTTTTTCTACTAATAAACTATTTAATTGATAACGTAAACTTGAACTACCAAATTGTGAAGTAGTATTTGTTATTGAATTAAAGCTAGCATATTCAGAAGAATTATTAATCCTATCTTTAGTTGATATATTAAAATTAGGACCATTTAATTGTATACCACTATCTACACTATCAAATATTAATGAAATACTAATTTGATATGATAAAGGATCAGCTATAGATTCAACTACCCATAATTCTGTTTTTAAATCAAAATTAGTAGGTAATGGTTCATATAGTTTAATTAATACAGTTGGATTAGTAGGATCAGATGTATCTAATAAAACATTATTTGCTATTACTAAATTATTATTTCCAAAATTTAAATAAAAATCTTTATAATAATTAGATTGTTGTAATTGAATTGAGAAATCTGTTGATGATGATATTACAAGAATATTATCAATTAATGTAGTATCTAATCTTACTTCAGTTCTATCTGAACTTATTTCTGATATATAGTAGGTATTATCATTAGATGAACCTAATATATTTTTAAAGAAATTATAATTAGTTATATATTGTCCTTCATCAAATCCATATGATACTAAATCATTTTCTGGATCTATTTGGACTTTATTGTTTATAATTGAATAATTTGAAAATTGATCAGTATATAATAATATATTCTGATTGAAGTCATATATTGTATATTCTATATAGTCAACACTAGAAGTAAAAGAATTTTCCAATTCAAAACTTGAAATCAGGTTTTGATCCTCAGAAGAGTAGTTTTGTAACTCTAAAGTTGTAGGGTCTACATTTTGTATATTAACTATTCTATCCATTACTTAGGTAGGTTGTTATTTATTACTTGATATTGTTGCTGTAAATCAAGATTTTGTTGTCTTAAGAATGTAACTTCATCAATTAATGCTTGTATTTCATCTGATTGAAATGTTGAACCAACATATTCTTGACTTGTTTTTATAAGGTACTCATGAGAATTTACTTCTCCAAATTTAGGTATATCAAAGAATAATTGATTGTAAGATTCAAAAAATTGATCTACAGTAACAGATGATGTTGGTGTTATATTAGTTTGATTTAAAGGTACTAATTGAGTAAAAGAAGTATCAATTACCTTTTGGTATTGATTTTTTGAGAATACTCTTTTATTTAGTTCAACTTGAGCCATTATCCATTTATTATTTTAAAGTAATAATTATTATCTAATATAATTGTACTATTATTTATTGTAGTTTTAATTAAAATTTTATAGTAACGTTCTGGTTGTAAACCATTCATATAAATGTCAAAATAATTACTTGTACTATCAGCACTAATTTGAGTATAGTTAGTATCAAAATCAATTACATATTCATTAGTATCTAAATCTTTTATAGCGTAATATGATGCTGTAGGTAAATAAAAATTATTTGTATATATTGAAGATGTTTGGTATACACGAGTTGGATATTGTGGTCTACATTCTATTCTAAATCTATTTACACTCTCAGGATAAAAAAATCCTGGGTTTTCAATTACTGAAGCATATATTTGAGAAGTAGTTAATGTGGTTTGTACTGATGAGCCTGTATTATTTATATAGTCTCTCCATCTAAATTCTAATTCAGGAGGATAGATTGTGTGAGTATCTACTGAGAAGAATTTTAAATCAGGTTGAATTGCTTCTAAATTACTAAATTCAATAGAATCACTCCATTTAATGATAAATCCTTCATTGTTAAAAGAACCACTATACCAAGCTTTAACAGTATCTGTTACAACTATATTTAAATCTTTATCACTTCTAATATCAAATGATTGTGAAGCAGGAATTTTTAAATTAGGATTTGATGAACCTGTATACCAATTTCCTCCTCCTTTATTTGAATTTAAAAATGAAGCAGTTACATAAGCTGGGAATGTTGATATATTCCAAGTACTTCCACTTTCATAGTTTATCCATCCCCAACTAACACCATCTGTAGTTATAGGATTATCTCCAAATTGACCAGTACCATTACTCCAAGTACCTGATACTGGGTATGCAAATACAGTACTACTAAAATCTACACCTTCAGCATTAGCAATATAACATTTTAAATTAGCCTGCCATAATGAACTACTAATTCTAGTGTTTAAAATACTATTTATTTCAGTTTGATCAAAAGCTAATAATGCTCTAAATACTCCTGATGAGCCATCTATAGTTAATGGATTACCTACTTCTAATATAGAATCTAAACCCATGTTTGCATTAGGATAGAATGAATATAAAGTAGCGTCTTTATATGGATATAATTTGTATATTGCCATTTTCTTTTATTATAATGATACTATTTTACCTTGAATATCTGTGTTAGGATATTTAACTTCAAATACTGATGGATCTAAACTAGGATAGATAATACCATTTTGTGTAGCACCTTGTATATCATAAGCGTATTGTGAGTATCCTAAACTAGTACCAACTTTATTTACTATATTTATAGTTTTAATAGTTTGAACTCCTTCTATTTTATCTAATAAGATATATAATTCTCTTAAAACAATTGGTTGATTAATTAACCATTTATCTATAGCAAAATAATTTTGTAATGCAGTTATACAAGCAAGTATAATATCATTATTATTATAATCTGGCAGTACTATTATTTCAAAATTTACACCTATGTTAATAATAAATCCATCTCTAATTCTAATTGAATCACCTATTACTCTATATTGAGATAGATAAGTAGATAAATTTTGTTTTAAAGTAGTTGAACATGTTCTTAGATTGTTATTTGAATCATATGATAAAGTATATAAATCTAAAGTAGCAGGAATTTCACCTGTTGATATATTTTGCGCTCTTACTGGTTCAATATATGCTTTAGCTATAACTCCATATTTAGAAGGCATTGATAAAGCTCTAACTAAATAATCATCTTGAGTTACAGTTCTAAGTTGAGTAGCAAAATTTGCTATTGAATTTTGTCTTATTTCTTCAACTGTGTCTCCATCTTGTCCTCCATCAGCTGCTTCTGGATTGTTTATAGCTACTGATCCAAGTATACTTTGAGCTATAATTGATGAAGCTAAATTAGAATTTACAAATCTTGGGGTACTTATTATTGTATTAATTGTATTAGCAGGAACATTTGAACTTATTCCTCCTCCTGTTAAATATATAACTGTTAAAGTAGTAGCTGAAGGAGCTATACCATAAGTTTTAGTAAATATGAAATTTGAAGGTGAGTATGCGGTGGTTAATTTACTTTGCTCTGATGGTAAACCTAAACCAACATTATATGGATTAGGTACTATTGTCTCATCATCTTCAAATGCTATACCTGATCCAAATTGAATTTGTAATGAACCTGTATTTATAAAACGAGTAGCAAATCTACGTTGTACTTGTTTTAATTTTAATAGATATGGAGTATCATTACTTAATGTAAAATTAGGATCATTAACATTTGTATTTTTTATTGAATCAAATACTGTTTCTTGAGCTAAATAATCTACTTCATACCATTGATTACCATCACTATCCATTACTTCTATTATACCAACAATATTTTCAGTATTTATTTCAACTGTTGAAAATGGAACTGGGTCATTAAAAGTGAAGGTAGTTGCATTAACAGTAGATGAAATTGCTTTACGAGTTTTCTTTAATAAGAAACTTGTAGGTTGATCTCCACTTATACTATATACTGTTATTTCAGTTGGATCTCCTGAACTTGATACTGTAAAGTCAATAGGATCTTGAATTAAGAAACTTGTTGAACCTGATAAATTTGCTTTTACTAATGAATTTGGAGCAAAATATAAAGCATAAGAAAAATCAGGTATTTGAACACTACCACTAGTTATAGAAGGTAATTGTTGATATACATCTATATTAGTTGTTGATACACCTGTTACATTTGGCTTATAGCCAAACATATAAGCTAATTCATATAAATTATTAGCTTGTCTAGCATATTGTAAAAATGTTTCTTGAAATTGATTATCTTGATAAAATGATAATACATCACCTACATAAGCAGCCATTTCTATAAAAGCTGTACCTGGAGATGATGGACTAAAATCATTATATGTGTTTGGAAAATAGGTTTTAGTATAATTGATAAGCGCTGTTTTCAATTCACCAAATTCTCTATTAATATATCTTATGTCTTTTTTTTCAGCCATTATTGAAATTCTAATTGTAAGTTATCATTTATACCTGTATCTGCTATTGAATAATACAATTGTACAGTTATAGTATTATTATCAGTGTCTTGTAATATATCTAAATTACCTATTATTACACTAGGGAAATATTGATTTATTTTTGTTTGAATATCTTCTTTTAAAAAATCAATATTACCATTAGTTATTTGTTGAAATATGAATTGTCTTAAATTTCCTCCAAATGAAGGATTCATATATCTTTCACCAGCATTAGTAAGAAAATAATTAATTAAATTAGTTTTAATAGCATCTTGAGTTAAATAAGTAGAACTAAATACTCCAGGTTGATTAAAAGGAATACCCACACCTATGGCTACTCTAGGTTTCTTATCAATAGGAAATATTTTTTTAGCTCCGTAGCTCATGTTGTTTTTAATTTATATTTCCAAATATATCCATTAGCTGTTTTTCTTTCTCCTGTGCAACATCCTCTTATAGCTGTTGCATTTCCATCTACATATTCAGCAGCTTCATATGTATTATCCCATTCTTTAATAAATATATTATCTAAAGAATATTGCAATACAATATATTTAGTTTTAGTTTTACTAATTTTATCACCAAATCCTTTAGGTTTTGGTTTTTTTAATTTAAAAATGGTTTCATCAGATCTAGTCCATCCTCCATTTCCTTTTTCTTGATTTATATTACATAAATTTTCGTAACCGATTTGGTTACAAATAATAGATTCAAGTTCAAATGCTTTTTCTTCAGTGATGTTATTTACTAATATTTCCCAAGTGAATCCATATTTATTAACTATATTATTCCAATAGTTATTTCTACCATATGAATGTTTATATCTATATCCGGTACCTTTACCTATATAAAAGCATTTTCCGTCTGTTTTTCTACGGTGGCAATATATGTAAAATATACCGTATGCCATTATTTATTAGGATTTAATAAACCCATAATTTGACTCATATCTACCTCACCTGGTGGTAATGATGAACCTTCTGCTGCTGTATTAGTACCTGTTGGTCTGAATATGTTATTAGTATTCATACTGATGGTTTCAGCGCCTGGTGCAAATCCAGCAGTTTCATTTAATACATTCATATAAGCTTGACGTTTATCTGCGGTTGGTATTACATCATTTATATTTTTAGATACCACATGTTCTGTAACTTGAGTTTTAGTAGTTTTAAGGGCTTCTAAAAGTATATCTTTTAGTTCATCCTGAATCGCTTCTCTAACCGATTCTTTAATTATTTGTTTAAATTCACTTGGTTTCATTTGTTATAAATATTTAATTAATTAGCTTTTAAATTATCTCTATCAATAATAAATTTTAGTTCATCTATTAAAGTTTGCTTATTTGTTGTGAATGATAATGGTGTTTCTATTAACTTAATACCATCACTATTAACTCCAATTGCTTTATAACGATCTACATTATTTGCATATGGAACTGTTTCTATTTCAATAGTAAATCCTTTATAGATTGACTCATTAATAGTAGCTTCAGCTTCAATTACTTGATTACTTATATCAATTAAATTTTGATCAACTGGGTCTAATTCTATATTAGTACATTTACTTAATTCAGCATCCAATTGATTTAATAATAATATAACACTTTTTATAGTAGCTGATAATACTGCTATTGCTATAGCTGCTCCTCCAATTATATTTTGGGCTTTTTCTAAACGTGAAGCACCTAAAGTATCATATGTTATTTTATTTGAAGCATCTTGAACAGTGCCAATAGCAGTGATTGCCGCACCAGGTACCGCAGGTGCAAAACCTAATGCGATATATGACGCCAATGTAGTGACATCTAATATATTTTTAGCTAATATTAATAATTGAAGTAAAGTGGATATACCTGTAAATGCTAATGATACTTGATTTACAAATTTAGATATACTATTTAATTTACTTACTATATTATTTCGAGTTTGAATTAATTGATTTAATTTCTCTATATCATCACATAATGATACATCTTTTGCTTTTTGAATCTCTTGTGTTAATTTAGGTTCAATTTGAGTTTTAATCTCCTCACCTTTTTTAATAAGTACACTAGATAACTTATCTATACCCTGTCTCTTTAAATTATCAGGTATAGAATTTTGGATTGTGATTATATCAATTCCTAAAGCCATTATAATGTTTTACTTATTTTTGAGAGTGTAGTATTACGTAGTTGTAATCTTAACTGGGTTAAGTATGGTATTAACTGAATTGCTGCGGGGCTAACAGCAGGACCAGCATCTGGCATTACTGTAGTTAAGGCCTGAGTTAAAGCAGTTAATTGATCAACTAATCCAACTAATAAATTAATAGTAGTATCACCTAATAATATAGATTCAGTAGCGTTTTTACCACCTAATAATACTGATTTTGATTGTATTATAGTTGTAGGACTGTCAATATTAATTGAGGATACCGCGTTTAAATTAATAGTTTTATTAGAGGTAAGGAGTATATGGTCATTAGTACTATTTAGTATTAAACGACCTGAATTTAATATTATTTGTTTACCTGAGTATTGACTTGGATTATCAGGTTGAGTTTTATAACTAGTATAATTAGTACTTGATGCTTTTATTGGTATTTGTTGAGTACTAGTTAGATAAATAGATGATTCATCATTATTTATATCTTCAGTAATATGAACCCATCCATCATTATTTTGTTTTCCTTGACCATTACGAAAAATAATAATTGGATCTCCATCTGTACCTGTGACTGACCAATTATTAGATGTATCCTTAACAGTAGAACCTAATCTAATACTATTACCCCATCTTCCTTCTGTTATAAAATCTCCTTCAAATGGAGTTAGAGGATGTATATTATCTCGTTCTTTAAATGTAACACCTAAATTTATTTCAGTAGATTGATCTGTTACTCGTCTAACACTACCTGCTTCAGTTTCTGTATAATCTTTATCTTGTGATGGAGGTAAAGCATTAGGTGTGTCTGGATAAGCATTATGATGGGGATGGTTCCATAATGAAACTACATCTGCATAATATATTTGTTTAAGAGCTGTATTTTTTCCTATTTCATTTGAAGGAAATCTAAAAATATAAACTAATTCATTAATTAAAGGATAATGTTTTATATTACTATATAATGGACGAGCATATGGAAATGCACTAATATCATTACTAATATTAGGTATTTCAATATTGTCATCAAATATAATAGTACCAATACTATTTTCTCCACCTAACTCATCATATCTAGGATGAGTTGGATCAAGAATAATACTTTTAACTCTAACTACATTAGTGTCTACTGACTTAATCTTTTGAGATAAACCTGCTAAAACATTATCATATGGAGTTGAGTTATGAACATTATTTATTGCTCCTTGACCTTCTCTAAATTTAGCCATTATTTATCTTCTTTACTAACTTTATTAATATCTGCTAATAATTGAGCTTTTTCAGCTTCAGAAATACCAAATCCATCATCAGTTGGAGTAGCATTATTCATAGCTCGCTGGATGATTGTAGCTATTTTAATTAGTTGCTCATCATTTTTAACATCTATTTCAAGATATTCTTTTATTAAAGGAACAATTAATGTAGCATCACCTATATCACCTACTAATGGTTTTAATTCAGTTATTAAAGCGGAAATTTGACGAGCTTTTTTCTTTTGGTTATCATATATTTCTTCCAACAAATCAGAAAATTTAGTTTTACCAAATACTATTTTATCAAAATCACTCATATTTATGTTAATTATTTAATTATAAATATAAATAGATCAAAACTTTACATATCCATATTCTAAATAAAAAGCATACCCATTTTTAAATGTAGAGTATAATGTATTAGCTATTTTTGTTATTTTAGGTGTCTTAGCATCAATTATTTCACGGATATATATGTATAATGCTTTTTTATTAAATATATCAATATGTTCACGTTTACGAAATAATTCAAGAATAGCATCTGCTATTTTGGCATCTATTTCTTTAGGGAACATCTTAAATATATTATTAGTACAATGTTCTACATATTGATCTATGAACCAATATAATTTTTCATGGCTCCCAACATTTGGATCAATAATATAAGAATGACGTTCATCTTCACTTATATCTTCAATAGGCACTTTATCTACTCGTTTTTTATAGTTTTTAGCATTAGATATTATAAGGTAACGCTTTGCTATTGTTCCAAAGTAAGAGTAGGCTTTAGCGCCTTTATCTGGGTTGAATAGATGGATTTTTGATAATAGGAATGTTATAACCTCATGTTGTAAATCCTCTATATTATCTACTTCAGTATAGTAGAATTTAAAGGTATGAATTATATTTTCTGTTAACTTAAGAAAAGCAGGATGTATCCGTTCGTAATATATTTTACTTTTATCTTTAAATGACTCACTTTTATTATACTCTACAATAGCTGCCTCTGTAGCAGATGTAAAATATTGAACTGATTTTTTCTTTACTTTAGTCATATTAAAAGTTTTTTAATCTATATTGGTCTAATATTTCTTGAATTAATTTTACTTTCTCAAAAAACCAACCAATTTCATCATCACTTTTAAATATACCTTTTTGATCAATTTCATCTAATTTTTTACTAGATTGATCAATTACCTCTGTGACTTGAGTAATGTATTCTCTATATGAGAATATAATATCTTCTGCTTTTTCATTTTTTCGCAAAAGATTAATGGTCGTGAATCCTAAGATCACGACCAAAACGCTTAATGTTGTTATTATTGCTATCATAAATTATCTAACATATTCATTAATCCTGCACTCTTAATACTACTAAGAGCTTTAGATTTAGTTGGGAGTTTTTTAGTATCTGATTTATTCGACAATGTACTATTTTTTCCTGTGTTAGGCACGTTTGAGTTTAATTTAGGTAGCCAATCACGTTCCCACTCAATTCTGGCGGCCATAAAATCACCTTGATGAATTATAAATGGTAAAGCAGTACGTGGTTTTTGTTCTGGCATATAAGTCATTAAATATTTCTTATTTGCCTCATCATATAAACCATCATGAGTCTGGATAGTAATCATCTCATTAAATGTATACTGGATACCATGAGATTGTAATAGGAATAAACCTCGATCAGGTACTGATGCAAATGGTATCTTAGAGTTAAACATATATTCTTCTCCTAGCTTATCTCGTCTCCATTGATCAGTCTGAGGGATATATGATTCATTTTCTTCATCTCCAATTTTACCTAAGTCATGATTCAAAGCTGAAAATACTAATTCTTCAAGAGTATATGTAGTATTATCTACTCCCATTTCTTCCCAAATATTATTTATTTTAAGTGAACAATCTATAACTCGAACAACATGTTCTACATATCCTCCAGGCATAGCATTATGGTACTCTTTCTTATGTGATGCAGGCATCATCATAATACGTTCCTGAAATTTAGAATAGAATTCTTTAAGTTTAGTTCTACGAGGTTCAGAAATATAAGTATCAATTTGAGACATTAGTATATCCCAATTTTCTTGTATTTGTTCTGCTGTTAATGTCATAACTATTTAGTATTAAATTATTGTAATCCAAATCCTTCATCTGCTGAGAGTGGTTCTTGTTGGAGAAGTGATTTTACTTCAGCTAAGATACTTTCAGTATGTTCTATAGTATTAAGAAAATCTTGTATTGGTTCTCCTCTGTTTACCATAAATTTCAGCGCTTTCAGCTGTCCCTCGATGTTCTCGATCTTGCGTGTTGTTAATTCTCTGTATCTCATATTATTTTATTTTCTCGTTTATTTCATCTGTTACCTTATTCATTCTCTCTAATCTCATTTTTTTCCTGTTCCCTAATTCCCTATTTCCGTAATTAGAAGATACGTATTAATAGGTAAAAGGCCTAACTTAGGTTAAACCTTCTTCCACTATTGTTAAAATCTTTATTAAAAAGGCACATTTTTCATATTCTTCAATACTTTCAAAATATGAAATAGATAATTTTAAAGACACAACTAACTCAATAGAAGTGCTATCTTTTAATATCTGTAAATCGAACTCACGCTCAATATTTAATTTCTGTAAGAATTCGTATGATCTAGTGTATATAATAAACTCACCTGCGTTCCTAATATCGTTTATGTCCATATTAGGGAAAGCCGTTTTAAAGACAGATAATTGGGCTGAATTAAAGTTAGAATGATTCATAATAATTTTACGAAACATACCTATCCAAAAAGCAGGATGCTCACTTATATCCATTATGACCTGTTTTTTAGGTTCATCTGGTGTATCAAATAAGTCAAATATTTTTTCTATGTCCATAAGGCAAGAAGAAATCCCCAATTAGTTTCTAGAATATCTTCTAGTCTTTATTGGGAATTAAAACTGTAATTCTTGTGATACTAGTTTGTAAATGTATCTTGAATAGCTGATTCTAATGCTGTTGAATCACAACATTCTACATTTGTAGAATCAACTGATACTGTAGCTGAATCACCACCTAATAGACCTGAATTTGAATTGTTATTTGATGTACATGACATAAATACTGTTGCAATAGCAACTAAAACGATTACTTTTTTCATTTTTGTTTTAACTTATTTTATTTGTTTATAATATAATATAGATATTTTACTTAAGCAAATTTAATATCCTCTATTTTTACTCCTGATAATGATGCAAACTCATTATTTAATTTATCAATAAAATACTCTTTAATTAGTATTTCATGTTCTGTACCTCTAAAGTTTTTAATTAAACCTGAAGCAAATGTTTTCCAATCTCTATCCCAATATATTTCTTTAGTTTTAAATGTATTTAAAAGTGTTTTTAAATTACGATTATTCATAGATAATTGAGTTATTTGAGCTCTATTACTTCTATTAAGTCTATCACCACCCATATTAATAAAGTTATTTAATAGTAAAGACATTTTATATAAAGTATGATCATTTACCTCTAGATTAGAAATCAATTCTAAACCTAATTTAATATTATCTTTATCTTTACTATAAATCATATCTTTTAAAGTTGATTCTATATCTGAATCTAAAACCATACCTTCTTTATTAAGATCTTTAAATAAATCCTCATCAAATACTACTTTAATATTAGGATTTTCATATAAGAAATTAACTGTGTCTAATAAATCAACCCACTTTTTACTTCTATGATCTATCATATATACTTCTTCTTTAGTAAAATGAGTAGGAACATATTTACCATATTTTTTAGAATTAGTTAGAGAAACATTATAATTTGTTGATGGTTTGATAACCCACTCTGGTAAATATAACCATTTATCTACATTAAAACTTGGTTTTTCTGGTTTAACATAATAGTTTTTATCATTATTCCATCCATTATATAACATACTAGCTACTTCTTCACTAACAAAATATATTATTTCTTTATCATCAAATAATTTTTTCATTCCTTTTAGTTCTTGTAATAATTTTTTACTTAATAAAATACAAGTACTTTGTTCTATTCTAGAGGTACGATTAATACCTTTTTCAATCATAAATTCTTTTAATTTAAAACGAGGAATATCACTAGAAGAATTAGTATAAATCAAATCACTACTACTTAAAGTATTATTATTTTCTAATAATTGATTAATTTTAAGTCTTAATTTATTAATTTGAAGTGAATCAAAGTAAAAACTTCTATTCCAATTATTATAAGTCATAGAATCACCATGATTATTATAATTGATTTGAGTAATAATGTGTGTTTTTAATGTGCTGTTTTTTATCATAACCTTTATTTTTTATTTTTTACATCATAAATATAATGAAGGCTCCCTGAGGAGCCAAACATTATTTAATAATATACTTAACTAAATCTTTATTTAACATTAATAAATTAAATTTACTTGGATTATTATTATAAATTGATTTTACCATTTGATAACAAATATCAGTAGCAAAAATCTCATCTGTAACAATTTTACTTAAACGATCTATTAATGGTTTTTCAATTTTATTTGTTTTAGAATAAACATCTAAATAATTAACAACCCTAGTACCTAATGTTGAGGCAATATCTGCTCTATAATTTTTATCTTTACCTACTAAACCTTTTAGAGTATTCATAACATATTTCTCATCTTGTTCAAATATGTTTTGTGGTGAAATCATCTTATCTAATTTATTATTAATAAACATTGTAAATAAACTAGCAAACTCAGTACCAACACTACCTTCACCAATCATCTGAATTAATGATAATTGTTCTTCAAATGTTTTAATAGATGATATTGAATTAAAGAACATTACTATACTCCTAGCATTTATTTCCTTAGTAACTAATTCAGGATGCATTAATAAGAAATTTATACAACGACCATCTAACCCATTCTCCTCTGCCCACTTACCCCAACTGTTTAAATCAAATTTAAGATTAGCTGAGATAAAACGTGTTTTTTGGGCGGTATCAATACTGTTAACTAAATAGTCACCATTATCAGGATTAGCGGTTAAAATAATATGCCAATCTTTAGGTAACTTCCAACTAATATATTGTTGACGATCTATTAATTCCATTACAGCTTGAATAAACCTAATGTCAGCTCTATTCCAATCATCTAATAATAAAATACCTCCATTTGATTTGCCAGCAATCCATTCAGGTGGACAATAACTCATTCTATTTTTAGAAGTTGAATTATAACCTAATTTCCTATACTCATCAAATGCATGTTCATCAATCCATAATTTAGAACCATCTAGTTCCATTTCAAATTGACGGATTGGAAATCCTACTAAGTCACCTATTTCTTCAATTTGAGCTAAATTTAATTTAACAAAACTCAAATCTAACTCTTCAGCTAGTTGAATAATTGATGATGTTTTACCAATACCTGATTCACCTACTACCTCAGTTGATACAGGAATCTTATTATTATCCTGTAAATAACGATTATTAGTAATGATGTGTTTTAAAAAATCCTTTAATTCGTTTGGATTTAACGATAACGCTTCTGTTTTTGTTGTTTTTTTAGCCATAACCTTTATTTTTTTAATTATTATTTTATCTTTTTAACATTGTAAATATAACATAATAGTTCTGAAAAGCCAAACCTATTATCTTTTGATTTGAACTTTAGCACCTGGTAAATCATCTCCCATAGTTCCACTTTCACTTATAACCCATAATATAGGTCTAGCTGGTTTAGTAGAAGGTGCTGGACATTCACCATCAGTCAAATAAATAATATTTTGATATTTACCTTTATGAGTATTTAAATATTTAATTACAGGTTCAAATGCTGTTCCTCCTCTACCTTTAACTTCTATTTTATCTTTTTGTTTACCATCATACTTATAAACTCTCTGAATAACCGCATCACACTCAATAATATCTACTTCAGTACCTGTTTTATGAATATGATGTATTTCATTAAAAAATTCCTCTAAATCTTTATTACTAACTGAACCTGAAGTATCAATTGCTACTAAAGTGTTTTTACGTTGTTTAATTTTAAGTGCGGGATTACCGACAAAACGTTTGTTTAATTTACGTCTAGTTTTCTTAGTATATACTTTGGTAGCCATACCATTAAAGCGTCTTAAATACGCCTTCCAATCAATTACTGCTTCTTCAATTTCAAATAAACCATTAATATATTCTACCATTTCTGATGGTATGGTGCCTCTTGATTTATTAGTAATATTAGCTACTTCTTTTAATTGATGATCAATTTGTTTACCTAATAATTTCTTATCTGCTTCACTCATTCCCTCAAACTCTTTCCACATTTCATGAGAACAAGGTACAGTCATAGTTGAACCATCACCTAAAGTTACAGTTATTTCTGATCCTGCTCCTCCATTAGCTGCGTCTTTTAAAGCACCTAACATTTTAGCTACATCACCATCAGGATTATCATCAACTTCCTTTTTTAATAAATCATAATAAACTCTAGTACCTGCTCTTTTAGGTAAACTAAGTGCTTTAAATGGTTTTTTATTTATTTCTAAACCCTCCCAAGTTTTACCTTTCCAAACATCTTCAATAAATTGATTGATCTCAATATCAGCTGCTATATTTAATAACTCTTTATCACTATAAGAATCTAATTGAGTTAAATGGTGAAATGCTATATGTAACAACTCATGTTTTAGAATAGCTACTTTGGTTTGTTCATCTTGTTTAACCCAAAAATCTGGATTAATCATTAATGAGGTATTGATGTTTTCTTTACAGACACAAGCTGTACCAATACCTTTATTTAATTTTTTATTTAAACCAATTAAAAATAAACCATAAAATGGTTCTTTAAACATCAAAGTTTTAGAGTACTTTGCAATCTCTGAGTGTACATTGTCTATCATAACTTTTATTTATTAATTTTTACATCTTAAATATAACATCTTATTCCTGGGAAGCCAAAGCATATTCTTCAAACATACGTGGCTTCATTTTTTCAAGTGTAACTAAATGTTGTACTTTATTTCCATCAGGTTCTTTACAAACATTATTAGTCATGAAATAATATACTGGACCATTATGTTCAGTGTGAATTATATTATCCTCTTTATCCCAAGTAGTTACTCTACGTTTACCACTATATGATCTAAATTCACGAGCTGTGACACGATGCCATCTTTCTAATGACTCAACATATATCTCAAGACACTTCCAAGTATCAAAACCATACTCAATTTTAACTGTATTACCTTTCTTTTCACTCATAGTGTAAAGATAACGAAGGCTCCCTGGGGAGCCAAACGTTTCTTATAAATCATAATTATCAATAAAATCAGGGTACTCTTCCATTACTTTATGTCTGAACTTTCAATTAAAGTATAAGTAAATGATGGACCATGAATTTTAGCTGCTTGACGAGCAATAGTCATAAACTCTTCAAAGTTTGCTGCCTTTTTAAATACTTGACATCCTTCAGACCAGTTCTCAACATAAGTTGAATCAACACCTGCTTTATGAATGTTAATACCAAAAATACCTTCTTGAATTTTAGACTCATCATAAGTCATGTCCTTATTAGCATCACGGTATACCTTAACTGGTTTAGCTTGTTTTAAAGCTTCATACTTACCTTGATGTAAACCAAGTGCATGTGAACCACGATACTGTCCTTCAACTAAACGAGCAACACCTGCTGTGTTATGGAATTCTTTAACTCCTTTAGTACCTGGATCAGTGGTACAAGACCATTGTTTAAACATCCATGCTCCATTTACTTTGTAAGATACAGTCATTGTATCATCAAATACATTAGTAACTTTATTTCCAGTAGCTGAGTTACGAACACCAACAATGTTAATGTCATAATCTTTTGCTCCTTCAAACCATACATAACCTTTTGCTTTAACAGCTGCTTCGATTTGTTCTCTTGTGTAAGCCATATGTTTAATTATTGATTGTATTTATTAAATATTAAGTTGTGACAGCTTTAATAATAGCAAAACTTATAAATAATGAATCTGTTGCTACTCCACCTGTTGATCTAAAAGTAATTTTAAAACTACCTGTACCTACTTCAGTGACAAATGTTTCATAAAGATTAGTAGATTGTCGAGCATTAACTATTATCACATCTGTAGCGGCAACTAAACTATTATTCACTGTAAATGTTGTATAAGAAGTTGTACCTGCTGCTGAGAATAATATTATAGTTCCACATGCTTTATTTATAGTAACTGAAGTAGTTCTAGATGTAGCTTGTGATACAAAACCACCAGCCCCAACTTCATAGCCTAAATTTCCTGTTATTAATAAAGATCCTGTAACTAATACATTTCCATTTACATCTAATTTAGTAGTAGGAGTAGTTTTACCAATACCTACATTATTACTACCATTAATTGAAAGTACACTAGTACCTGAACCATAAACTCCACCACCTATACTGAATATAGAAGCACTGTCTTGAATATAATAAGCATTACCTGACGCATCATTAGGCCAAAACTGTATATGGCTTGCATTGGTTACACCTGGAGTACCTATAGTTACTGTTCCTGAACTACTAAAATTAGTAGTTGTTGTATTAACATTAGTAGTATTAGTAGAACTAAAAGTAGTAGTAGTCATAGTAGGACTAGATATAGTACTTGTAGCTGTAATACTACCTGTCACTGTGGTATTACCATTAACATCTAATTTAGTATTAGGAGAAACAGTTCCTATACCAACATTACCATTAGGTAAAATATACATTCTTACAGCTGAGTTAGTATCATCATAAATAGTAAATCCACCATTATCATTTATTAAACTATAATCTGAATTGCTATCTGTATCTGTTAAAAATAGTCTAGGATATGAATTAGATATAGTAAAATTACCACCATCAATAATAGTATTACCATTAACATTTAATGGTGCGGTTGGAGTAGCAGTATTTATACCTACATAACCATCTCTATTAATAATCATTCTTTGTCCACCATTAGTATAAAATCTATGACTACCTGTAGGACCAGGACTTATATAATAAACTAAATCTAAGGGAGCAGAAGATGATCTATTGTAGCTTTCAATGTAATTAGCATTTAATACAGCAGAATAATCCATTTCAATACTTTGAGAACCATTATTAGAAACAGATAATCTAGCTTGAGGAGTTGTAGTACCTAAACCTGTTTTACCACTCACAAGAACACTACCAGCAGAAGCAGTAAATCCAACATTTATACCAGTTACACCTAAAGCACCTAATGGACTTAAAGTCATTAAATCTGAACCAGCATATGGATTTGCACCTGTACCTATAGTAAGAGTACCACTAGGATTCTTAGCATAAAAAACAGAATTTCCAGACGCATCCGGATTAAAAATTAATGGTGATTGAGAGTTTTCTCCTAGTGTTCCTAATCGAATAGGACCTTCTACATTTACAGATCCTGTTACTAGAATATCGATCACACTACCTGATGCTGTTAACGCATCAATAATTTGTGTTATTTGAACTGCTTGAATTAAGCTTCCAGATGTTATACCAACTTTTGATAAGATTGCCATTTAATAAAATGTTATTATTGTGATTATAAATATGTTTAAATCACAAAATAATTCAACCCTACAATCCCTACCCTATGCACCTCTCATATGTATATACTTATATACCAAATATTATTGAATTAACTTTCGTTTTTCAATAGCGGCAACCAACACAACAGCTACCTCCCTTTCCATATCAGGACCCATGTTATGAGTTAATATAGCTATAGCCAAATCAATATCAATTAAATTAGAACTAGTATTAATTAAATGTTCTAAGCCTTTTAGTGTTTCTTTATCCATTATTTAGGATCAAATACAATATTCATTCTATAATTACGTGTTACTCGCTCGCCTAAATCCGAGTTAAACATCACCTCAATAAAAATGGATGCTGTGTCACCTATCATTTCATCATCGAATACTACGTTTTGTTTCGGGCGATAATTGTATTTACTATACGTACCAATCAGAGTTGGAGTGTACGGGCACGTCATACACATATGGGGAGATATCTGATAACCAACAATGTTTAGTGGTGGGTGAGAATTAGCTATATTAGTTAAAGTATAAGTACGATTACCAATTGGAATTGGGTCCTTAAATTTTTTATCACGATATAACCCCAAATGAGAATACACTGGGAAACGCCATTGAATAGTATCAAACAACAACCAATAATCTGAATCAAAAGAGGTTTCAATTAATGGGACTCCATTTATAACATAGTCCGGATGTAATTCATCTAATTCACCTCTAATGGAGAAATAATTTGGTCCCCAAAATGGAACATGCCAATAACCTAAACTGTCTTGTTTTGCTGTAGTAGGTGTTTCAACCCAAAATCTACCATCACAATTTCCATCTGGACATGGGTAAGCTCCTTGATCTGGTTTTTCACATGATGTGAATAATGCTAAACCTACTACTGTTGTTATTAATATATTTTTCATATTTGTTTCTTTTAACATTGTAAATATAACATCTTGTTTTTAGGGAGCCAAATATATATGTATATACTTTATCGATGTGGAAAGTTTTTTTAAAAGAGAAAATCCACATCCTAGTGGAATGTGGTCAAAATGGTATTTTGAGAATTGTGTTTGTGGTTGTGGCGAGTATATATGTATATACAAAATCGATGCGTAAAGGTTATACTCGATGTGAAGGTTCGTCTAACCCACGCGATATCATAGCGCACGTATATATGGATAGCAACGCGCGTTATAGATACGTGCCATTCTCGCACCACGTACGTATACCGTACGCACAAAGATAGGGGATGTAACCATGTGAAAAAGGAGTATGTAATGGCCGCTCTAATCAGCAACCATATACATTACCACCCATATAATAATAAATAAAAATACTGTTGTCATGTTAGTTGATATTGGTTAAATGTATTTTCTGGTTGTCCATTCATCTGTACCTAACTCAGGTGTTGCTCCATTCACATAATATAGGAACCTGAATCCATTATAGTTGTCTGATTCAAGCAGCACCATTTCAATCATAGTGATCACGCCCAGCTTTTCTTCCATTAGCAGGTCAGGATTAGCTAATAATGTATTAGCTTTACCCTTTAACCATTCCACGTTTACTGTTTTACGTTTATTCATATAAGCTATCTTCATAACATTCCATTAATAAATCATATTCTATCCCTGTGAATACCTCAAACAATTCATCCACTGTCAAATCCGATTTCCACATACTTGAATTGTCTAACCATGTAACAAACCTGGTGTATAGACTCAATTCAGTTTTTGTCATACCCCCAAAATGCTCATTAAATAATGTACGTTCCACATCAAACACATCATATAATTCCTGACCTGATAATGTGTGTCCTGGTCTAATTTGTGATTTAATAAAATCTAATGCCGCTTCTCTAATTTTTGGATTCATCATATTTGTTTTTTATTACAGTGTAAATATAACATAACTGAATCGGGAGGCCAAACATGTTTAGCAGTCAGGACAGGATTCGAACCTGTAAGTTCTGTCAAAAATTTGACCCGTAGAGCATACCCGTTCGTTGATATGATGTTCTCTCGTATATACTTTCTTCACCAAACTTGTACTTCGTTTAATAGCGTCTACCATTCCGCCACCTGACTGTTTGATGTCTTTCCATCAGTCATTGAGTTTTTTAGTAGCAGCACCTTTACGCGGCTGTCAAATCTACTTGCGATGGTAGTCAGGACATGTACTGACCATGTAGTTGCAGATTTTAAAGTCTGCCGTTTTACCATTAAACTACCTGACTATATTATTTATTTCTTACCCGCTCTCACCTCACTATAGATTGGAGTGTTATAACGCTTTTCTATTTCTGAATCATCACTCGCTCGTTTAACTACTGGTGCTGAATCCACTTGCGCTATCTGTTCTGCCAGTGTTAATGGTTTTTCATCAATTGAGCCTGATGTTCTTAATGTGTGCTTGAACTGGTTTAACACTCTGTCTTGCGCTGTCATTCTATCTGTCTTCATATTATTTATTATTTTTATTACTCGGTAAATATAACATCCTTAATCCGGTGAGCCAAATCAGTCTATAAAACAATAAACCGTTTCTTAGCTGGATTAGATGACTCAGTAACAATAAATTTATTACCACTACCATCTTCAAATTCAATACCCAGTACTTGGATATTGTACTTTAGTTCAATTAACTGTTTAGCAATTCGTAAGTGTTGATTTTGCATGTTAGTTTAATTTAGTTTCTAAATGACCAATAACACCTTTAATTGTGCCCTGTAAGTAACCAACTATTTGGGCGTGTGATTCTTTATTGTTCCACATTTCCTCAGTTGTGTTTAATTGCTTTTTTAGTGCTTCAATTATCACTTCAATTTCTGTTTTTTTCATAACTGTATTTATTATCTTTATTACTCAGTAAATATAACATCAGTGATTAACTAAGCCAAATCCCTTTCAAGTTCTACAATGTCTAAATAATTGTCTGTAGCCCTTTCAAGTTCTACAATGTCTAAATAATCCTTTTCCCTCACTAAATCCATTACTTGAAACATAGGTGCTTTCATAATCAATTGTCTCAACATTTGATCTTCCATTCCAATTATTCTGATGATGTGTTCTAATGTTTCACCATCTAATTCTTTCAATGTGTTAATTAATTCTTGTCTGTTCATATTATTTATTATTACCTAGTAAATATAACATCAATGATGTGGAGGGCCAAACAAGGCCCTCCATTTCTTAAATCTCAATACTTAACCAATCAACATACAACATATTATCTTTAATACTAACATTATACCAAATCCTATCATCCTCTACAACTTCAATACAAATTCCATCTCCAACAAATTCTTTAATATCCTCTAAACTTACTTCTTCTAACTCTACATCATCCTCATCACTTAAATCCCAACTATATCTTACTTCCTCATATTCATCATACACACCCCAATCACCCCCAATTCTATCATCAATCAAATCTCCAATTACTAATAAAGGTCCTACATTAGTTTTTTCATTCCAAACAATTACTTTTTCAAATTTTTTCATATTTTTATTTTATTATTTATTACATTGTAAATATAACATAAATTATCCCAATAACCAAACATATTTTAAAACAAATATACCACAACGAAAGAGCCCGTTATGGGCTCAGTCGCTGCTGTAATAATAATAAAAATTAACCTCTCAACATATCTGGGTTGGTCAACTCAAACTCAACCCCATTATCTTCATCCTCATCCTCAAAACGTTCTGAAATTGAACCATATATAATTGAATTTGCTCCTAAATCATAACCCATTTCCATTCCACTCTCACCATTTCTATTCTTTGAAAACATCATATATGTTCCACCACCATCTTTTTCACTTCTTCTTCTCATCTCTAACATTGCATCAGTTAAATGTTTAAGTTTATTTGAACCTACAAACACACCTGATTTTGTTACTTGCTGAATTAATAAGAATGATGTAAATATATTTTTATCATTCTCACCCTTATTCATCTTAACACACATATCAACTAACCATGACTCAGCCATTTTCCTATCCCAATTGTTATCATCCCTCACACCATCAATAATCTCAGCAATTGAATCAATCAATACACAATCCCATCCTTGATTTAATATTTGTTCTACAACATCCTTTGTATTGTATTCTAAATAATCACTCATGAATAATGTTTGTATATTTCCAAATTGTGGAAAGCGATTTGTATATTTATACATCTGCTTTCTTCCCATTTCACCACTTATAAATAACACTCTACGACCCCTATTTTGAATTCCTGATAATACATCTAATAATATAGTTGTTTTACCTACTCCTGGGTCACCTATCCCCATTATATTACTTGCACATGGAACACCACCTTCGTGTGATATAAACTTATCCATGTTACCTAAACCACTTAGCATTGATTCTAACATTTTAGGATCAATATCTAAACTGTTTAACTTAGTTACCTGATCAAAGTTAATAACTGATGGTACATAAGTTACATTTTGAACCTTTTTTGGTCTACCTTTTCCGCGTTTTGTTGTTTCAATGTTTTTCATAACCTTTATTTATTATTTTTATTACAGTATAAATATAACATCATCATCCCGGAGAGCCAAACCTTGTTTAGTCCTGAATTAACTTTAATATTTGTTCTACACTTTCGGTTATTCTAAATCCACCATTATTATGAGTAGTTACTCCTATTACAGTATGTTTTGGTTTATCTACTGTTCCATAGCTTCTTGTTTCTGCTGCTTCATAAAAATGACCTATATATTCTACATTAATGTAAATAGGACTTTTATCATTTAACGTTGTTACTTTAATTAATTTCATATTATTTATTATTACTTAGTAAATATAACACCTTGATCCTGGAGAGCCAAACCAATTATTACATGGTCAAATACTCTTCTAATCCTAATAAATAACCCACTAACTCATCTTCAATATGTTCACTAAAAATGTCTTCACCAATTAATGATTTAATTGTCTTTTCAATATAAATTAAGGCATTAGTATTTTGTTTTTCAAAATCCTCACCATCCCAAGTACTTACAAATTGTTCAGCTACAGCCCAACCATGTTTACTTTCAATAACTGCTCCAATAATTTCTTTTATGTTCATATTATTTATTATTATTACTTAGTAAATATAACATCTAAACTCAACATAGCCAAATCAATTATTTAAACATAATAATATCAACTTCTCTATTACGTAAATAAATGTCAGGACATATTAAAGTGTTATAAGTTGTTAATTCCATTACTTTATTTAATCCTACTACATCATTAACTTTAGCTACTTCTTTAGCGTCCCAAATAGTTAAAATATTACCTTCAACTTTAAAATCTTCGCATGTGTAAACTGAATGTGTCATATGTTTTTATTATCTTTATTACTCGGTAAATATAACATAATGAGGCCCGAAGGCCAAACATTAACGTGGAAATGGTTCAGGAATTACACCTTTATTTAACCAATAATTAATAGTCCATTCATCATTAATACCATAACGACTATCACGTCCAATCAAATATTTAACATCAAAAGCCCCTTCATCTCTCCTATCATAACTCCAATAAACATTTTTACCATTAATATTTATACAATTTGGTTCAACATTATCATCCTTATAAACCCATTTTTGTATAAATGAAATTGTAAAATAATCATTTTTAAATCCACCCCATTTACCATCAATAACATAAATTTCACCAGTTTCCCAATTTTCATCAACCAACCCATTTGAAATTAATAATTCCTTAATTGTTGATAAGTTTTTTTTAATAAATCCGTTTGTCATATATTTTTATTATTACATTGTAAATATAACATAAAATAATTACAGGGCCAAGCCCTGTTTAACTATTTTAACAAACTGTTCTAATTTATTTGCTATTTCTTTTGTACTGTCATCAGCCCAATTCATAACATATACATCTTGATATGATCTATGATAATCAATATAATTGTTATTGTTACCTCTACCATTATCAAATGTTAAATTCCCGCCTTCATCATCTATAATTTCATAGTTTAAAGCGGCCATAAATGTGATAACTGATTTTGTTACGTGTTTAAGTTGTTCTGTCTTGTTCATATTATTTATTTTTTATTACAGTATAAATATAACATCACATACCCGGGAAGCCAAACAAAATGGGCCGCTTACACGACCCACTTTAATTACTCAGCTACTGTAGCTGCTTTCGGCTTACTTGAACCTTTTGGTCTACCACGCTTAATGGTTCCACCTGCAGCAATTGTTGCTGCCTTAATTGTCTCACGCATTTGGCGTTTTGAACCTTCAAGAATTGGTCTGCCGCGTTTTACTGATTTACCACTTTCCGTACCGATAAATCCTTCTAATTTTTCTAATTGATTTTTCATAACCTTAATTTTTATTTTTTTAATTTAACATTTTAAATATAACATCTAATCTCAACATAGCCAAATTAGCTTAACAATACTACTCTTTCTGTATCATCATCTTGATCTTCACTAACCTTATTCATTCTATGATAATCTGAATAAGTAACATACCCTTCTTCAGCATCTAAAATATTTGCTGCTACTTGTGTTTTCCAATAATCACTTGATGTGTAAGAAAACTTAACTTCCATATCACCATCAAATTGTTCTAATATGTCTTTTAATTCGTTAACTGTCATAATTTTATTTATTTATTTTTACTCAGTAAATATAACATCAAAACTCAACATAGCCAAACCTATTGTTCCAATTTAATTTTTCTTGGTTCAACTGGGTGAGTATCTCCACCCATATCCATTACTATAACACACGTTTTACTAACAATTTCCTTAACTATACCCACATACTCTACATTTGATGTACGAGTCATTGCTCCATAATAGTTGTCATAGTAAACGCCTACTTCCTCATTTTGAGTGAATCTAACTTTTTGACCTAATTTTAAATCTGCTGCTTTCATATATTATTATTTTAACTTAGTAAATATAACAAAATGGCCCCGAAGGGCCAAACATTACTCAACACAAACTTCTAATACAAATCTTATCATTCCATGTACATCCCAACTCTCAAATCTCTCATCATCAAATAATCCAACCATACCTTTAAGAGATTTAATTTTACTTAATTCTTCTTTCATCTCTTTAATATCATCTTCCAAATCTTCTTTGGCTTCATCATCTATTGTCCCATCATTATTTTCATATAACTCAGTTCTTTCAATGATAAAATTGTTTAAAAAGTTTTCTTTTAATTGTTCTAATGTTAATTTCATATTTTTATATTATTTATTATTACATTGTAAATATAACATCAAAAAAATGAAAAGCCTAGCGATGTTACAGCCAAGCTTTTCACAATAAATGTTTTTTAAATCATCTCAATCCACTCTTTCACTCCCCATTTTTCCTCAGTATTCCAATCTTCGTGAAACTCACTAAAATCTTCAGTAAAGTAAAGTGATGAATCTCCTGTTACTTGAACATACAATGTATCATATTCTTTAGCTTCTGGAAGATTAACTAAACAAAACATATCTTTTTTAATCTTATAACCTGAGCCAAACATTTCTTTACCTATCTTCTTTAAACACTCTTTTAATTCCTTATTCTCTTTCAGAAATAACTTCCAATTATCTCCTTCACCCCATAAATCATCTTTATCGATTTGATTGTTAATAGTTAGTTGTCCGAAGTTTTCGAACTTAAATAATGCTTTGTTTGATGTTAATACTTTCATATGTTGTTATTATTAATTATTATGATATAAATATAACATCAATTGATCGCGAAGCCAAACATTTGAGCAGTAAGGTGGCCTGGCTCTTTGCCTGGCTTTTTTTACATCTCCTTTCCTACATCCTCTAGTACATCTTCTTTACATCCTCTTTGCATCCTCTAGTACATCTTCTTTACATCCTCTTTGTTGCTTAAACTGCGTTTTAATACCACTTGGTATTGGATCACCTACTTGGGCGACCTCGAATTGACTGTTGTTTAAACCAACTAATTTCACGTTTAAACCCAACGTAATAGGTAATGATATTGTTTAACTACTTGGCCAGTGACTTTACCTATCCAGGAGTGTGACCTTTTGTCCGTTATACATATGCCGCCCCTAACCAAGACGCGCCCTAATATAACATTTTTTTATTAAATGGCCAAGCCTAGTATATACTTTGTCGATGAACTTTAGTTTGGCTGGGTGGGTGAAAGGGTGGATCCCTGACCCCTTAACTTGTACTATGCCCTGTCAACTTGTCACCTACTATATCACCTAATCGTATCTACTTATATAGGTATATATGACTAGTCCTCCTTTGAAGTACTTAATTACTATTAAGTAATTACTTCTACGTCCCCTATTTACATCCTCTTCTACATCCTCTTTTACATCCCCTTTACATCTCCTATTGCACCCTCTATTACATCCTCTATTTGTCTCCGTATGTTTCATTGTAGTATTGTTCTCCACTTTTATTATAAGTGGGCATACCTTTATAATCATTTCTTTGTAAATTACAAGCATCAATTATCTGCTCCTTCTCCATTTGTTTGGCTCGTTTAATTGCATCCACCAATAATAAATGCTGCATGTCCCCAGTTTTAATTGGTCCTAATATTTCACTAAATTCTTTTACTAACCATTCAACTGCTGTTTGTTTAGACATTTTTGCCTCCTTCTAATTTCGATAAATCATTTTGTAATCGCTCTATAAAACTTTCATTGCCATCATCACCCGATAGTAACCAATCAACGCGTTGGGCATATATCGCTGCTTGTTTCATGATAGTTAGGCCTTCTTTAAACTTCTCAATCACTTCATCTGGGTACTTATAGTGGTGTAAATCTTCTGGGTATCTTTCATACCAATCATCTCCACGCCAAGATTCCTCTTTTAGTTCCTCCTGTGTCTTTTTACGGCCGTTGTTCTCAACTACTCTTTCTATACTATCAGCAATCTCATTGATATGATGTTGCTTGTAATCAAAATGTCCTCCACTCATATTGTTATTTCTTTTTAAATTGTTCAAACCATTCATTAAATGATACTTTGCATTCAATTCCATCAGGAACATTTGCTTTCCAACAAGCAATAAATGCTTCTGCCATATCTTCTTCACTATACATTCTTTCAGCTTGCCATTTAGCACCTTCAATAAAATCTTGTTTAGCAGAATTTGCTAAGTCATTAGCTTTTACAGGGTCAGAAAATGTATTTATTTTAATTCTCCATCCATAATTTTCAGCAGCTTCTTCAATTGTTTCTTGTTTCATAATTTAAGGTATTAATAGTATTAATTTGTAACCGAACCATATAAAAGTTATAAACGATATGAATTTAATAAGTAATATAAAAAATGCACTTGCATTATTTACTTTAGCTATTAAACCATAAAACGATGTTATCATGGCCCATATCATTGCTATTATTTCTATTGTTATCATAATCTTTATTTTTATTACATTGTAAATATAATATCACTATTCGGCTAAGCCAAACTTGTTATATTTTGCTTTTCGGTTATATTTTTTCTTATTTTTAACCACCATGTGTTTTGACGCGCCCCATATTTCTTGAACCGTCAATTCAATTTTAATTAATTTTGTTTCTTGTTTCATCATAGTATAAATATAATGAAGGCTCCTCACGGAGCCAAACATTATTTACGATTAGGTTTTTTATGTCTAATCACTTCACCACTACTGTAATCAATACTCTCTTCCACTTTACGTTTTTGTTTAGTGTTTTTCTTGATACCTAAGAGCCAAGCATCTAATGCTGCCCATCTTAAAGTGTTACTTGATTTACTCATATATTAAAATTTAATTATTAATTTAAGTCCATAACCTGTTAATCCTAATCCTGATCCAATTAATAAGTAATTTAATACTAGTGGAGCGTTAGGATCATGATCTATACTTGTCGCATGATTTGGATATGGTTTACGTGTTGATTCTTTAACTATACCAATACCTGTTAATAACACTCCTAATGCTATAGCTAATGCTCCATCATTTTCTTCCTCAGTTAATGTTTCTACTTTTAAGGGAGCCATATAATAGTATGTTGATAATGAATCATGAGATGATGCTATTGATTGTAAACTAACCAATGCTAATAAAATAAATAATATTACTTTCATATAACTAATGTTAACCATTTTGCAAACATATAACCACTATAAGCACCTAACGCTGCTGAGAATGGTAATACAATAAATTTACCTAATTTAGTTTTGTACTTTGCTCTATTCAAAATAAATGATATTAAAGTATAATATAGAATAAAATTAATAAACACAGCCACATCCATTTCTTTAGCCATGAATAATACTATGCTGTTACCTAAGAAACCCCAAGTAAAATTAACTAGTGACTCATATATAATTTCTAATGGAGTTGTTCTAGCATCCATTACATTGATTTTCTTTTTAAGTGCTCTTCTCATTTTGCTCTATATTTTTCAAAAAACCAAATACCCCAAGTAACAATTACTACTCCTATTAAAGTATCCCATGTCCAACCATTAACTATTAAACTACTAATAGTAATATATAGTCGAATTATAACTAGTAATAAAACTAAACCTGCTAATGTTTTCATATTAATTATATTTTTATTCGGTTTTTACAAATGATTTTGATGTTACGTTTCCATTGTCTGAAAATCTAATATGGTACAATCCTTTTTCTAAATCGCTAATATTTAAGGAAGTTTCGTTACTGCTATGTATAAATGATTTTACTTTTGCACCCATAACATTGTAAACAGTTATATTAATTGCTTTTATTGTTTCATATTTTAATGTAATAATATCCTTTGTTGGGTTAGGAAAAAAAGTTACCTCACTTTGTTTTTTAACATTATTTAACCCTGTTGCCCAACCCCTTGCCATCAGTATTATAGTATCAGCATTGTGCGAATTGTTAGTATATATCAATTGTATTTTAATTGTAGCATTACCTGGGATTGATTTACTATAGAAATCTCCTTTTAAAGGACCTGAAGTCTTAGTTTTAAGTTTAAACAAGTTGTTAGAACCTAATTCTATATTAGAAACACAATCATAAGGATCACAGAAATCAAACTGCCAACCTGTTGGGATATCAAAAGATATTATTGACCAATTAATCATTGAATCAGCTATAGATGGTGAATTATTGGTTATGACACATAAGGTAGTTTTCGGATTATTATCATTCCCCCAGCCGCTTACGCTCACAGTTTTGTTGTTAAAAGACATTTGAGCTGAAACATTGCTGATTATTAAAACAATACTAAGAATTGTAAATATTAATATTAGTTGTTTCATTAGTCTTTAAGTGTTGGAATTAAAACTAACATACCACTATTATCTTCTTTCATTTCCCAATTATAAATGTGACTCAACCAAAACGCTTTATTTTTATATTCATCTTCTGCTCTTACCTCAATCATACCCGCTTTTCCATCTCCATTAGCATCTTCTCTAAACAATGGTTTACCATTAGCTATACCTTTTAATGTAGATTCAGTATATTGTACACCAAATATTCTTTCAAGTAATGGTATTTGGTAGTTGGTAGCTGCCTCAAACATTTCATCTATTTCTTCTTGATTAAATGTAATTTCTTGATCTGAATTTACTCTTGATAAGTAATTTACAATTATCTGTTTCCAATTAGTGCAAGCAATCCTATGAATCTCTAATACATCAGTAACCGATACTGTTAGTTTTTGTTTTGACATAACTGTTTTATTATTTTGTACTTCTTCAATTACTTCAAAATGTTCTGGATAGTAACTTCCATTCATTTGTCCACTATCTCCTTTATCAATCCACTCTACTTGAATCCAAGGTGCTTTGATTCCAATTACTCTTGCTGTTGAACCTGTAGGTGCTGAGCAACTACCATCATTTGTAAATCTTACTTTATCTCCTATTTTCATGTTATTTAGTTTTTACTATTTCTATTAACTTAATCAAACATTCAAGTTCTGCTTCTTCGTGTGTCAATTGTTTACCATTTGCTCTTTGCATATCTGGAGACTCAGCTTCCCATTCTTTAGTATAAGATACATTTACAAAAGTTATTTCATAGATAGCATCTGACCATTTTTCAGGTTCATATTCATAAGAAGGAGACCATGTTATTTCTGCATGCATTTTATACTTCTCTCTAAACCATCTAAATGCTTGTTGGTAAAGTGGTGCAAGTGCAATTATATTTTTAAAATTATGATACTCATCTTGACCACTAATTTCATACTCTATATCTTCTTTAGTAGTATATTGACCTATAGTTATAGGATTTGGTAAATCTTCATTTCTCCAATATCCTAAACAAGGTTCATTAAATCCTAACTCTTTAAGAGCTAATGCTTGTTCGTAAGGTATAAATTCTTTGTTCATATTCCGTTTTGATTATCATTTAAAGATGGTGCACGACCAGGTGTTTCTGGGTTTAGGCTACCTCCAAACATTGTATCCCAATTAATACTATCTGAATCAAAACCATTCAATTCAAATAATTCTTTCATCCAATCTGTGGATTTCCAATCAACATAATAGTTGATAATAATATGATTTTTTTCCATAACCTTAATTATTTATTACCTAGTAAATATAACATCATTATTTCTAAGAGCCAAACTTTGCTTTAAGATTTTCATTAATAATCATTCCCTTTAATATAGATACATAGTTTGGATTCTCAGCGTAACTTTGACTTAAGTATTGAAAGTACTGTTCCTCACTATTAATACTAGATAAGTATTTACATTGGTAAAATGAGTAATCAAGAACTGACTCAACCCATGTAGTATAATAAGCATGGTTATGTTCTGTACCTTGAGCAGTTGTTATTCGTTGTTTGGCTTCACGCATCCCAAATAAATTATTATTTTCTTTAAATACTTTACTTGTGAAATTACCTGTTTCAAGTTTTGATTGAGCAAATGCTATATAAGGAAATTTAACATTTAACTCTTTTAGTTTATCAATTAATCTATCTTCTGAAAACTGATTATGTTCTTGAATGATAACTAATTTTTCTTCCTCTGATAAGCCTGTTAATACATCACTACCTAAACTATATCCAATATATAAAAATATTGAACTTAGGACAGTTGATACAATTGCTGTTGTAATAATAATCTTTCTAAATACATTGAACGGTTGAGGTTCAAGTGTTGCTGGATCAATTTTAAAAATGTTTCTCATATTATTTATTAGATTGTTGTTAATTCAATTTTAGCTTTAATATGTTTACAAATACTATTTTTCGCGCGCCAAGAGCCTGGGCATGAACATTTCCACTTATTAGTATTTGGATTATAAACAGTATTGTATTTATCTCCATTTGAACCTGTTACTTCAAATTTAATAGAATCTAATTTTAATGGTTTTGGTTTAATCCATTCAATATCCTTTAATGTTGTTTGTGGATGAACTTCTTGCCATGTAGGAACAATATATGTCTTACCTAATCCACCCTTAATTACAGTTGGAGGTAAAACTTTACCCTCATATTTATATTTAAATAAATTTACATTACAATAAACAATATCTTGTTCTTTACTATTGTAAGCACCCTCACTATAAACTAACTCATTTGTTACAGTGCCATCTTTAAATCGTTTTTGAACTTCGTATAACATATATGTTTCTTATTACAGTGTAAATATAACATCTTATATTTGGGAGGCCAAACTTCTATTCATAATCACGAATTGCTGTTACATATGGAAATCTTGGAACTGGACTATCACCAGGTGTTAAGTTAAAATATTTGACTGTGGCTTGTTTACCTATTAATGTGTCTCTTTCATTCCACATTTGTTTACATACTTCCCAATTGAATTTAGGTGATGAATTGAATCGTTTACCATCTTTATTTTCAAATATAAATGAACCAATCATACCTGTTTTATTACCTTGACCTTCTTCAACACCTAATATTGTATATTCTTCATCAGTAAATGATTTATGTTTAAGTAATGATTTTGAACGTTTGTTTTCATAAAGTTCATCTAAACGAATCATTTGACCCTCATATCCACTTTCCATATAAAAGTCATACCACTCTAATAACTTAGTTTCATTTTCAATAAGGTGAGTTTTAACTATCTTACAACATCCCCTAATCCAACTAGAACCTTCTAAATGACTTATTCTTTTACTGAATATTCCTGTACCATTACCTAAACTTGGCATATCGTAAATGTGATATTCAATTTTATTTTTTGATTCAAGTAAATCTGCTTCTGTTGGTTTTGTTTTTTTAACCAATGAACAAATTGCATTAAAATCATTTGCAAATTTATCAGCATATAGTTCCCCATCTAATATTAAATCAGGAGCAATGCCAAATACGTTTTTTAATGATTCAAAAATATGAGGTGCAGATACAATACGTTTACCATTACGTGACCACATACCATCTACTTTTACAATACATCTGATACCATCAAGTTTTGGTTGTGTGTAAACTGGGTATTTAATTTTGTCTTTATAATCTTCAAACTTATGAGCAAGCATTGGTTTAAAAAATACAGGTGTATCAATGTCATTTATATTTTCAAATGAACCTAACTCAATACGTTTACGATGTATGGCTTGTGCTTCTTTAAGTGCTTGTTCATCTGCTGTACAGTATGATTTGGCTTCACATTGTGTCCAGTCAGAAGTTGTTTTAATACCATCTGTAAATCCAGATGTTGTTCTGTAACTGTTATTATTAACCTCGATTTGCCATTCCACAACTTTTCCTGTTATTGAACGCTTATACAACTTATTTAATATCATAACGTAAATATAACAAAGGCTCCTGGAGGAGCCAAACGTTATTTTATTTTTCTTGTTATCATGAGGTGACCCCACATAAAGTGGTCATTTCCTCCAATGTCATCAATATTAGTTAATTGGTATCTAACATTTATTTCAAGTGCTGTATTTGATGTAAAGTATCCTTTTAATCCTGCTCCTACAACTACTGCTTTTGGTAATCCAAATACAGTATATCCAACACTTACTACTGGGATCATACCTACTCGAACACTATATGTGTTAGGAGCAATGTTATAATTTGCAAGTAACATGCCAGCCATTATTTGTTTATTGATTGGGCCAGCTGATATTTGAGTCGCCATTACCTCAAACTGAGTTGTTAAGTGTTTATAGAAGTTATACTTCAATACACCTGCACCTACTGGGATATAATATTTACCATCAATAACAGAACTAAATGGTCTATATGATCCAAAATATGTAGATGCGCCTGCTCCCACTCCTATTTCAACATTACCTTTAAATGGTGTTTCAATTTGAGTGACTAATAATTTCTTTATTTCAGTTAATGTTGGAAGTATTTGCTCAAAATAAGTGATACTATCTTTTAATTGTTTAGCTTCAGTTTGTTGTTTAAGATATTGAATGTTTGCTGTGTTTAAACTATCCTGTGTTTTTAAACGACTAATATTGTTTTTTTGAGATGTAAATGTATCATTAACTGCTTTTGCTTGTTCACGAGTAAATGCTACAAATGTATCGTTTCCTATTATTCTAATCCTTTGGGAATATGTCGAAGCGCTCACCAGTATCAACAGCATTGCTATTGATAACTTCTTTAACAGTTTGTAATTCATGTTTTGTTTCAGTTAATGTAGTTTCTAATTCTTTTTTTTCTTCTTCTAACTTAGTTACAGTTTCATGCATTTCAATCATTTTAGCTTTTTGCTGTTGATCTGCTTTTTTAGTAACAGTTAATGCTTTGGTTAAATTTGTGTTGCATTTAGTTAACATAGCATCTATGTCAACTTCTGATTCTTTTTCTCTTGTTGGGGTTGAGGCTGATACAACTAGCAACGTTAATAAAAAGGAGATTAGGAGTGTTTTCATTATTTAGATATTTGAGTTAAAATTTCTAACTTAGTAACAGTTACTGCTAGAGCACTATCACTACGTTTAAGGGCAGTGTATAATAGTTCAGTTTTACTCTCTAACAATATTATTTTTGCTTCATGTTTTTCTATTTGTGCTTGGTAATTCATTTTACCATCAACATATAAATAGCCAATTGCTATTAATACTATAAATAATAAACCTTTAACTGGATCTTTTGAGAATTGCTCAAATGAGATAGGCATTTTCACTACGTTACTCGCCTCCTTCGCTATCGTTGATGCTGCTGTTGTTGCTATTTTCTTCGCCATGTTTTTTATCTTTTTTATTCATCCATTTATCAACAGATGCTATTCCAAATGAACCTAAAACAATAACCATGAAGCCATCAAATATGAATTCATTTAATACTAATGGGTTACCAAAATATCCAGTGATAAGATCTGTACCTAGTGCTATTACAAGCATAAAGAAGGCAATAAACCCAACAACTGCTTTTTCGTTGATGGAATTATTGTCATCAAATAATTCTCTAAAAAATTTTTTCATGTTACTTTTTGTTAGTTGTTTTATTACCTGTATTTTTTACAACTGGTTTTTTAGCAACTGACTTTGTAGTAACTGTTTCTTTAATAACTGGGGTTGATTTTGGTATAGTTACTTCTTCTGTAACCGGCTCAACAGTAGATTCAACTACTGTTAGTTCTTTAAATTCTTTACTTCCAAAAACTTCCTTAAGTTTATTGAATATAAGTTTTACAAAGGGGTGATTAAGAAATAATAATATTTTATTCATACTCATAAATATGTTAGATTTTTTCTTCTTCGAATAGTTTTAATAACTTGTTAGTTAGTTTATTATAATCCATATTAAACTTAGTAGACATGGCTTCTACTAAACGATCATTTTTATATGGGCTATTACCTGGTTTACACCACTTACGTGAGATGGGTAAATAGTTATAATATTGAATGTAAGCGTTTGCTTTTTTAATATAAATGTCAATATCAACAGGTAAGTTAAAGTGTTTTATCATTTTAACTGCACGTTTTTCATTATCCAGTTCCAGGTCACGGCATATGTTAATTGCTTTTTCAATGTCTTTAACCTCTTCACCTGCTAACCATCTATACAATTTATCATGGCTTCCATTTTTAGTGCTCATTTTCCATATATCACATTGTTCAACCCATTGAGTTAAATGACAATATTCATGAACTAATATTTGAATTGCATCAGGACGTTTCATAGCTACAACTAAACTTTCCTCATCAAAATAACCTGAACAGCGATCGTTATCATTAGTTAATTTAACAGTTTTAGTATTTTTTAAAACACATTTAATGTTATGAGTTTTACATTCCTGTTTAACATGCTTAATGAATTCTTTAGTATCCATAACGTTTTATTGATAAATATTAAGTTAATAATCCTTTACCTATAGATTTAACACGTTCATAATAACGTCCCTTAACTCGTTCTGATATTGCTAATGAATTACCTTCATCATCAATACGAACAAATTTAATATTAGTATGGGTAACTACTTCTTGTTTACCTGTATATACATTATGTTTTCTCACTTCAACATATAGTGTAATTGATGTATTACCAAACTCCTTAACTTCACCATATACTTTAACAATGTTGCCTACTTTGATTGGTTTTTTAAATATCAATTCATCTATTTTAATTGTAACTACTCTTAATGTATCACAAATCTGACAAGTGTATGCTGCTGCGGCATCATCAATTAGTGACATTATATGACCTCCAAACATATTAGAATGTACACCTATATCACCTGTTTTACAAATGTATGTTGATATTAGTTCCATAACTTAAACTTACCATCATTATAAATGATATAACTATTATTTTCTATCCAGTCACCACAATTAAGATAATGGATTTTTTGAATATGTTTATCTTCAGGTTTATGGATATGTCCACATATAACACCTTTGCAGTTTCGTTTAATGGCTTGAAATGCTAATTGGTTTTCAAAATCAGTAATAAACTTAACTGCATTTTTTACTTTATCTTTAGCCCATTTACTTAATGATCTTTTATAACCAAATCGTTTCATTAAACGATCAATTTGTATAGCTAATTCATAACCAACAGATCCTAAATGAGCTAGCCACTTTAATTTAATTACACCATCATATAAATCACCATGTGTGATGTAATAATCATTCCAAATATATTCATCACATATAGTTATATTTTTTCCAAATTCACTTGGTGAATATTGTCTTAAAAACTCATCATGGTTACCTGTAATATAAATTACTTTAGTTCCTTTTTTAGAGTAAGATAGTATTTTACGAATAATATTAGTAAAGTCTTGAGTCCAGTAATGTCTCTTTTTTAATAACCAACCATCAATAAAGTCACCAACAATGAATAAACGCTTTGGTTCATATTGTTTTAGCATTTCAAGTAGTTGATATGCATTTGAGCCTTTACTCCCTAAATGTATATCAGAAATAAAGATAGCTTCTACCTGCTTTACTTTAGTCATAACTTAATTTGATAAAGTGATTTATTTACTAGTAGGGATTGGTGTGCCTACAGGGTATGGTGTACCTTCTTTAGCCGCTGTAACTGAAGTTTCTCCATTTTTAACTGGAACTGCAATTCTTAATGGAACAGCATCTTCATTTAATGGACCATATACTTTAGCAAGAACAATACCTGTTTCAGTTGTATCAAATATAATTCCTGGCATCGCGAACATATTACTTTCACTGGTTGCTGGGTCACTCATATCAATAGTAAACATACGATTTATTGGTGCCATTAGTTCCCACTTTTTAGTTTCAGGATTAAATTGAGGAACAGTAGTTGTTGAATCAAAATACCAAAATAAAGACCATATTGTATTATTTGTTCCATCAGGTGTTTCAAAATTATTTTCTACATTAAATTCACCCCAAGTACCTCCACTACCATACATTGCTAAGTTTGAAATTGATGGTCCATCTAACACAGGGCAAACAGCACAGCCTTCATTATACTCTACACCTTGTATTATAATTTTTTTACCTGTTGGTACAGCACTTGATGCTCCACAAAATGCAAATTTACCTTCATGAATTCTTAATACACCTTTTTCTTTTCCATGATCTTTCTCATGTTGGTTACAACTAAATAACATTATAGATGTAACAATTGCTAATATTTTTTTCATATTTTATTATAAATATTAATTAGATAAAGGTGCTTTGATTGCTGGATGTGATTGATAACCATCTACTTTAAATGTAATGTCAACATCTAAACTATTAATAATTTCATCTATGTCTAATAAATGCCAGTTCTCATTACCCGAATTAATTTTTAATGTTGGTAATAGGTATGGTTCTCTTGTTATCTGTTCCTTAGCCTGTTCAACATGGTTACTATATAAATGTACATCACCCAAGTTACCAATCAATTCATCAGGTACCATATTAACTGCTTTAGCAATAATTTCTAATAATAAACCATAAGATGCTATATTGAATGGTAAACCTAAGAATGTATCTACTGAACGTTGATTCCACATTAAAGAAATTGCTCTTGTTGGTATATATAAATCATTTAATAGTTCATGTCTCATATCATCATCTGTTTGTTGTATACCTCCAATATAAATTGGGTTATTAAAAGAGTATGTATACAAGTCTTGTCTAATTTCTTTATTGATTTTATCTGCCAATAATAATCTCTCTTCTAAACTCAATTCTCTTGTATAAACTTGAAATCCATAATGACAAGGAGGTAAAACCATTTCATGTAACTTACCTACATTCCAAGCATTAACCATTAATCGTCTTGAGTCAGGATTTGTTTTTAATGATTGAATAAGTATTTTAATTTGATCAATAGGACCAAAATAACCATTTACTTCAGGAAAATCCCAAGCTCTCCATTGCTTACCATAAATTGGACCTAACTCACCCCACTGTTTAGCAAACTCATCATCTGTTTTGATTTTATCAATATATTCTTCCTTAGACATAGTGAACTGTTTACTGTACTCAGGGATTTGGTTACAATAGTTCTTATAAGCATCACCATCCCATATATGACATCCATTATCAACTAAATACTTAATATTAGTATCACCACGTAGAAACCATAGTAATTCAGTTACCATAGTTTTCCAAGCCATTTTCTTAGTTGTTAATAGTGGGAAACCATCACTCATTTTATGACGTATTTGTCTTCCAAATACACTGATTGTACCTGTTCCTGTTCTGTCTTGTTTCTCAACTCCATTATCAAGTATGTCTTGTAGGAGTGATTGATATTGTTTATCTATATTATTCATTTTCTAATCCATCATTAAGTGTAACATCCCAATCTGATAAGTCATCTCGTTTACTCTTAGGTGAACAACCTAACCAGTATGTATTACTGAATGATTGGCGTTTCCATTTAGCTACTTTAAATTCCTTCATCACATCATTAATTATTTGTTGGGCAACATCATCTTCCAATTCATAATCATCATATGGTATTACCTTTCTATTATGTTCATCTAATGTAGCATTGGCTAATAATACATCAAAATCAGCTGGTGGAGTAGCTACAGCGTAAGTACGTTTGTAAATTTCCATTAATATTTTATCATCTTTATCACTCATAACTTTTCTAGTTTAAATGTTTGCTCGTAATATTCCTCCGCTGTCAAGTCTTGTCCATCGTCTATGTAGTCACTTACAAATTGACACATCTGCTCCTTTTCTATTTCTTTGGCTTGTTTTATTAAAGTCTTATAATAACCATCTTCTAAGTTTATCATTGGCAATTTACCAATCAACCATTCTACTGCTGTTTGCGTTCTCATAACTTTTCTATTTCTTGTTTTACTTCAGTCCAAAAATCATAACCTCTATCAGCACCCATATCACCTAATACCTCATCACATACTTTTAAAGCAAATCGTTTTGCTGTAGGTGAGTATATGTGTGAGTAATCTGATAACTTAATTGGTTTAAGATCAAGGAAGTACTCTACTAGTTCATTTGCTTTTTCTTTTGGTGTTATAATCATGCGTGTAATGATTTAGTTACTTCTTGATATGAAATATGAATATGGTTTGCTATTTCATTAAATGAAAACTGTTCCACTTCCATATGCTTAACTTTAGGTCCATTAGGAAATTCCTTCTTTACAATAGCACTTGCTGTTTTTAACTCAGTACCTGTAAACTTTGTTGTGTTAAAAATATCAAAATATATCATATGTTTCTATATTGTTTTTCATTTAATAATACTTGTAAAGCAAATGGATGTTCATCATCATCATATTTATCTAATGCTGTTGGAACATTATTTGCTACATCTAAAATAAATTGTTTAACATACTTAATAGCCTCATTTAAATATTCATCATCCATATCTGCAATACGAGTTATTCTATAAGTACCATAATCTGAAGTACCTGGCTTACCATAACCTGCTCTAAAAGCATGCTCACGTATTTGTTCATGTGATTGATCTTGATATTTAGTTAATAATACTTCATCACCATTTGATGAATGTCTACTATAGTCTAAGCCACCATCAACTATATACATTTTACCATTAGTATCAACATATTCTTTATAATCATGATGATGTGTTGATTCTAATACAGTACCATCAGGTGTCTGTATTGCATTATAAACTATTTTTCTCATATCTGTTTCTTATTACAGTGTAAATATAACAAAGGCTCCCTGAGGAGCCAAACTTGTTATTTAGTATTTTCTAGTTCTAATATCTCAGTTAACTCTTCAATACTACCTTCTTGCACTTCTCTAAATCGATTTATATCAAATGTTGGTTCAAATAAACCATCTAAATTAGGTAACATTAATGGTTCATTCACTATTTCCTCTAATAATACTCCTATTTTATTACTTGGATATTGTTTTATTAAACGTACAGTATATATTTTACCTTGTTTAGGTCTATTCGCTATTAGTTCAATTTGTTTATGTTCAAAATTACCATTAACACACTCCACTAAACTTCCTACTTCCATTATATCCCTTTCTTAGATAAGTGTTTTAATATTTCTAAATCATTATTATTAATAACATTTCTATTATTCCATACTTTATCTAATAAATCAGATAATTCTTGTTCTAATGAAGTTAATGGTAAACGATCAATTACTAAATCTAAATCTTTTTTAACATTACTTGGAACAAAACCATCATCATAAAGTGAATCAACCATATCTTGTTTTTCATATCTATCCATACCCCAAATGATATCTTCAACATCAAAACTAACATTCATATCTGCCATATTATGCTTCTCCTTTTATATTATTATAATTATAAGTTTTATTAATTTGTTCTACCTCAGATGCTTCTCTAAGGGCTTGAATTAAAGACATAAGTGATACCATTGTATTCCTAATGTCTGTATTTTGATTTGTTTGTTCTTTACTTATTAATTCTAATTCTTTCTGAATTTTTAGAATGTGTATTATACATGCTGTCACAAATAACATTGTGACAACTAATAATACAGATAAGATTGTTATCGCTATAACCATATTTATTTTAATTTAGTAGTCAGGGCCGGACTCGAACCGGATAAGTAACCATTAAATGGACTTGGGACCTTCCCTCATTACACCCACCTGACCAAACCTTTTTTTATCTAAACCAATTTTTAGGATTAGCTTTTTTAGCTACTTTTTCAAGTTCTCTTTTTGTCGCCTCAGCCGCCTCACGAGTTTTTCTTTCAGTTTCTGCTGCCAATCTTTCTGTTTCTCTTTGAGCTGCTTCTGCTGCTTCTCTAGTCCTTCGCTCAGTTTCAGCTGCTGCTTCCCTTGTCTTTCTTTCAGTCTCAGCAGCTAATCTTTCAGTTTCTTTTTTAGCTGCTGCTGCTGCCTCCTTAGTTTTTCTTTCTGTTTCAGCTGCTGCTTCCTTAGCTTTTCTTTCAACTTCATCAGCTGCTGCTTTTGTTTTTCTTTCAGTTTCAGCTGCTACTTCTTTAGCTTTTCGTTCAGTTTCTTCAGCAGCTACTTTTGCAATTCGTTCAGTTTCTTTAGCTAATTGTTCAGATTTCTCAGCAGCTAATCTAGCATCTTCAGCTATTTGATTTGTATCAATACTCACACTTAAATCAACATCAACACCTAATAAAACTGCTACTTCACCACTAACTCCTACAGTAGCAACACCATCTACTAAAGTGGCTTCTCCACCACCACCAATACCAACTTGCTCTCCAACTGATACACCTGCACCTGCTGTTACTGAACCTTCTCTTAAATCAACTGTTCCTTCTCCATCTACACCAACTGCTGATCCTGCTGATAAATTTCCATTAGCTACTACTCCTTCATCACCTGCTCTCACTTCAAGACTAGCTTCGTTTCCTGTTTTAGCATAAGCATCTACCGTACCACTAACACCAAATCCTTCAGCATTAGCTTGACCATCTACTGTAACATGAACTTCAGTTGTGTCTGAGTAACTTGCTTCTACATAAACATTATTACCATCTAAACCACCATCAACTGATGCTTCAGTTCCAGTTTTAGCAGATACTTCAATACCAATTGAGGCGTTCTCATCTCCTGTTGATACACCAGCTGACGCTGTAGTTGTATTATCAAATGATGCACCACCTGAAGTTCCATCTGAATGTGTTTCAGCTGTTTGGTTAGTTTCTAAATTTGTGTTTGTTTCTGTTGACATAATTTATTTATTTTATTTTGTGTTTATAATTTCTTCTACATATTTATCTCTTTGGTTTAGCAGATATTCATTTCTTTGTATTAAATCATCTCTTCGTTCTTTTTCAATTTGCTTAATATACAAATCTTCTTGTTCAAATTGTCTTTGCCAAAAACCAACTCTTTCCTCCATCATTCTATGTTGGTAATAAATTATGCCAAGCATAAGAATTATTAAAAAAGATTGCTCTTTTACTTTAGATAAAAAAATATCAAAGAATCCTGATGATGGATTACTTTTGTTATTTTCCACTTCTGTTGTGTTTTTTAGATTTTGATCCATTTTTCTTTTTAATCAATTTCTTTAATGAATTGTATAATGAAACTACTAATACTAGAAATCCAAATCCCAATATTATTCCTATTAAATACATATTATTTAATATATAAGATATACAAGATCTGCTATGAAAATACCTAAAGCAATTGCAGCTAATGCTAAATTTGTTCCTGTGCGTTTACGCTCATCCTTAATAAATGATTTTGGAATCCATGTGGTTATCATAAATAACCAACCAATAATAAATGCTATACTCATATTTTTAATTTTTAATTTACTTAAATATAATATCTTACATTTGGGAGACCAAACTAGTCCCACCAATAATCAGAATATTTTTCCATTAATTTACAGAACAACTTCCAGTCCCTTTGTTCTAATTGACTTGATATCATTAAATCTTTATCTTCTTGACCTCTATTCCACCAATAATCAGTGTAATAATTACTTTGTCTACGTTTAAGTATTTGAATAGATAGTTTTAATGCTTTAAGTGCAGGTTTAGCATGTTTACTGTTCCAATCAACATAAGTGGCATTTGGGTCTGAGAATCGTTTATACATGTTATTCAACTTAAATAACAACATTTCTTCAATATAAGCACTATCCCAATCTCTGTCATTCCAAATAATGGGAAACCACTTGATAAGATTTTTAACACTATTAATAAAATATCTTATTTTTTGTCCTAAAGCCATATTGTTTCTAATTTAAATGGGTACATTAAATGTAACATTTCTGACTGATGAATTTCAGTAAATTGTTTTGCTTCATCAATGATTTCTGAAAATGTAGGATAACCACCTTTTAGTCCACTGAATACTCTACAATCATCAGTCATTACAACATATCCTTTTTCAGGAATAAGTTTTCTGTATTTACGTCTTTTTTTCTTAATCATATTATTCTGGTAATAAACCCATATGTTCTATTGATGTCCAAACTCTCTCATACCAAACATCCATTTTAGTACCTTCTAGTAAATCTGTTCCTTTAGAACCTGCTAAAGCATGTTTAGATAGAATAACTAAACACCAATCTAAATTCTCATCAGCTTTATCAATTTTACCTTTTCCAAATAAATCTTTAGCCTGTAACCACAATTTTGTAATTGATAAATTCTTTTTCATAACCTTTATTTCTATTAATATAATATTTTTACTTTGGAAAGCCAAAAAAAGGGCCCGAGTTTATTTCAACTCGGATGCCCTGGAATCAATTAAGCGATTGAACGCTCACTGTTCTTCATACGTCTGCGACTGATGTTATACATCTCATTCGCTAACTCTTGAGGTACACTACGTACACCTGACATTACATTACTGATGTGTGATACTGAATAACCAGTAACTTCCGATAAACGGGTTGCATCTCCGCTTCTTTTTCTGCTTGTGAAAAAACTCAACTTAGCAGTTCTGTTTAATTTGCTCATAACTTATTTTATTTTTATGTTAATATTAATATAACATCTTATTTTTGGTAGGCCAAACTTAATTTATAAGTCCTAATTCCTTTGCTCTTGAATAAGCTACATCTTTGCCTGTTTCTGGGTTTAAGTACCTACGCTTAGTTTTAGGTAATAGTTCTTGTATTTGTTCAAATGTTTTAGTACCTTTTGGATACTCCATTGTTGTTTCATATGGACCATTTGGATTTTTTCTAATATCATACTTCCAAACTTCAACTGATCCATCCTCATCCACATAACGTCTTTCAAATTTAATTGATGTAGCTAATGCTTCTGCTGCCTCAGTTTCTACTTGTAACTTACTTTTTCTACCTCTTTGCGCCATAACTATTTATTTTTATTACAATATAAATATAACATCAACATTTGGGGAGGCCAAACAAAGGGCGGATTAACCCTGCCCTTTGCTTAACTTTTTATAAAGTTTTGATGATTTAAGACTACTTGATTTTGATTTGGCATGAATGCCTTTTCTTTTTACTTTTGGTGATGAGATGTGTGATTTAACTGTTGTGTTTGCTTTTGCTTTTGCCATTATTATGAGGGTTTGAGTTGATTAATTGCGTTTTGAATACCAATACAACCTTCAAAATCCTCGGCTTGCTCAAATGTAGTTAAATTCTTTTCGAGTGTACTTAAGAAATTTGATCTTTCAAGTGTCAAGTCATAAACCGCCTGATCTTCTTCACAGAAAATGCTTATAACATGTACACGTTTTTTCTTACTATTTAAATGTTTTATAATGTTTTCAACTATAGATTTTGATATTTCATAACTACCATTTTCCATAACTTCAATTAACTCTTCGTTATTACGAACTGTTATTTCTTTAACCATGTTAAAATAAATCTAAAAATTTTTTATCAATATATTTTTCTTTTAACTTATTGTTGCGATCATCATTTTTGAGCATCTGAGTAGCTAATTTTTCTAGATGTTTTTGTTTCTTTTCATCAAAATCAGTTATTACTTCAATATGTTTTTTCTTTTTCATTTGATATAAATATTACCATTTACTTACAAATTCAGTTCCATCACTTTCTATGTCTGGAGGAGTATACATACCTAATTCTTGTAGTCGTTGTTTTTGATAGTCATCTAACTCCCAATCCACCTCACTATTGAATGTAGTCAAATGATCTTCCATTCCATGCAGTTGTTTATTAGTGTATAAGTCACCTATATTCATGTAGTAACAATTATAGCATAATAAACGTAAATTTGCTTGTTTGTAGTTTCTTTTATTCCTATCTACAAAATCCAATATTAAAGGCATTTTATAATCAGATACACGACGTTCATTAAATCCACATAGGTAACAATGCTCTTGTAATAGACCTTCTTTAATTAAACGACTTCTTACTTTCTCAGGTCGGTAGTTAGTCATTGGTACTCTACCTTCTAATAAATCAAGTAATGCTGGTTCTTTTTTAGAATTATTTAAAAATTTAGGTATACCTTTACCTGCTTGATTTAAATGATTATCAAATAATGTTCTACCATCTTCTCCATTATATAACTTAGCATAGCGTTTATAATGCATCCATGAAACACTAAGATAACGAGCCGCAGCTTTGTTACTTTTAGTATTTCTCATTGCCCGCAATATATCTTCTTTTGTAAGCGGTTTGGCTTTCATTATTCTGGGATTGCTATATCTACTTCAGGCTCAACTAAATCTGGATCTGTATTCTCATGGTCCAAATAATCTAAAGCTGCTTGCCCAGATATTGTTTTACGGTGGGATTGTTCTAAGGCTAAGTAATTTCTATACTCATCTTCTTCCATAATAATGATTTCATTATATGTATGGTCTCCTTCACCTAATTGAACATCTACTCCTCTTTTTTTACCAGCAGTTGAACAACAAACACAAGTTTTAGTTCCAGGTAATATTTCTAATCGTTTTGGGTGGATATCATCTCCACATTTAATGCACGGTTTTGTCATTTTCTATCTATTTATAACCATAATTATTTATAACCTTTATTCTTCATCGTCTTCTTCATTTTCATCACTATCTTCAATACTTGGAAGATTATCTATATCAAACTCAAGTTGAATAAAATCATATAAATCTTTAGGTTTATTTAATGTATATGATTTTTTAGTATTTGGATCTGTTAATGTAGTGGGTTTGCCCTTTTCATCTTTATTTTCATATATATACCACTGTATTATTTCAGATTTTTTCTCACCATACATTAATGTAATCATTTCTTCTAAGGCTGGAAATAATAAATTATCAACACCTTCAAATAATATTCCATATTTATCAATTAAATCATTTTTTACAAACCAAGCACGTTCCCAGTTTTCAATAACTCTAATAAATGCTTTTTCATCATATCCAGATTTATCTTCATTAAGTATTATAGTAACACCTAATATATCACTGAAGATTTGATTTAATTCTTGTTTATTATTCATTTTTTATCAAAAACCTTATATATTTTTAAAAACTCGCTTGGTGATAATTTCTTTATTTTAGCAAAAAATTCAATTGCTTCTAATAAATTATTAAACTGTTTAGTATCAATGGCTTCATTATTTTCATCATTGAAATAAGCAAAACTATAATTTCTCATACTTCTTAATTAATTTAGTTATATCTTTACATTTAAGATATTCTTCCTGTTCTTCATTAAATTTTAAAATATTATTAAGAATATCTTTAAACTGTGATTTAGTTATAGTTAATGAATAATTAAAATTAACTACATTTAATACTTTTGCCTCATTAAGTTTATTTTTAATAGCATCTTTAATAGCTGTTAAAACTTGCTCAAATATAAATGTTTTAAACTCAACTGACTCTTTTAACAATTTAATTTCTTCTTGTTCATGTATTACCAATTCAATGTTTGGTGGTACATATTGTTTCACAGTTCTTGCCATGGTGTAAATATAATTAAAGTATTTTAAAAAGCCAAACTTTATTATAAATATTTAAGATTGTTTTTTGGGTTATGTTGAATTGGTTTT